GGCGTGCTCTTTTACGGACCCGCCGGGTGCGGCAAGACGAGCATCATCCGCATGCTCGCGAACGAGATCATCAAGCGGGGAGGCATCGTTCTCTCGATCACGGATATCGACAACGATCAGGACATCCTCTTGAAATTGAGAGAGGTGGAACCTGCCCGTCCGGTGATGTGCATCTTTGAAGACATCGAGAAGCTGTTGGAGAACAAGGAGACGGAGAGCGACACGCTGTCGTTCCTCGACGGTGAGAAGCAGATCGGTAACGTCATCAACGTGGCAACGACTAATAAACCAGACGCGTTGGAAGACCGCATTATGAAACGTCCCGGTCGGTTCGACTTGGTGATCGGGCTGAATCCGCCCGTGTCGGAAGCGCGTCGTGCTTACTTGGTACGCCTCTTCAAGAACCACGCCACGCTGGAGCAGATGGACAATATGGTGGAGCAAACGGCTGGCCTCGGAATGGCTCACCTTCGTGAACTCGCGGTCGCGATGCTCGCGTTCCAGCACAGCTTCGACGAGACCATTCGCCGATTGAAGGGCAATATCAAGGAAGTCTTCCGAATGAGCAAGGTGGGAGACAAGTCGGTGGAAGGTTTCACGCTCGGATTTAAGAAGTAAAGGACAACGATGGCATTTCTCTACATTAACTCGAAAGGACAGGCTTGGACCAAGCACTCGTATTCTGCGGGCAACACGTTCGATCAGTGCCCGTTGAAATACAAGCTGCAAAAGATTCACGGCTGGCGGGAAAAGAACTTGAAGGCGCGGTTCGAGTTCGGGAAGGCATTCGAAGACGCCATTCAGTTCTACCACGAGAACCGTGGCGACTTGAAGGCGTCCATCCAGCACTTCGTTTCCAAGTGGCAACCGTTCGCCGACAACAAGGAGCTGCAATACACCAAGAAAGAAAAGGACTGGGCGCAGTGCTTGCGCATCGGAACCGACTGGTTGAAGCTGTACGCCATCCGTCAGCCGTCTCTTCCCATTCCGGTCGGCGGGCAGTGCGTATTTCAAAGAATGTACTCGAAGGAGGTATTTCCTAATGACCCAAACTATGGAGGAATCGAAGACCAAGGCAAGCTTGACATCGTCGCCTTCGTTGAACCCAACCATCCTCTCCTACCCAAGCTTAATTGGCTCCCTGAGTATGGCGCTTTCCGCCCCATCATTGTTGATATCAAAACTGCTGGTACAGACTTCCCAGATCAATATGGGATTGCAGCGTACGATACACAGCTGCGTCGCTATTCGTGGCTCAGCGGCATTCGCGATGTTGCGCTCTTGTGGTTTGTAAAGAAGGGACTGACGATTCAAAAAGGTTATTCGGTCACGCTGCTGGAAGACGTGGAAATGATGAAGGCTGGCTCGGAGGCCGTGGTCGCACAAGTGGGGGAGGACGGCATCTGGCTCTTACCGAACGACTTCATGGTTGAGGAAATGGAGCGCGCGCAAGGAAAGAAGAACGGCAAGACGGACCAGACCAAGGAAGCCAAGGCGCGTCGAGACGAGTGGCTGAGACAGTACGGCACGCTGGTCGACGAGAGCGAGATCACGAAGCAGCGGCTACAGTTCAACGCGGGCTTCGTCACCGTGGAGTCTGCGGAAGACGCGGGCAAGATAGCCGCGCGTCAGATCGTGAACATCGTCAACTCGTGGAAGTCCGACGACTGGGAGAACAGGTTCGGGGTGCGTTACCCGAACGATACGAGAACCGACCCGTACTTCCGCGCGTTCGTGTTGAACGACAAGCAGTACCGGGATGCAAACTTTATAAAGTCCGACGAGGACATCGATATCTTCGCGGAAGAGGACAACGAGGATAACGAGGCATGAAAAAGATAACCAAGCCGGACGTGGAGAACACGGAGAAGAGTTACTGGGAGCTGGTTCTAGAGTCGTGGGGGCTGGGAGAACGGCAACTCGGGCTGAAAGAAGTTCCAAACGCAAACGCGGAGGAAACGGATGGCGAGCGAGACCAGTAAAAAAGATATGGCAAAGATGCGCAAAAAGATGGACGGCAGCGAAGGCTTCATGAAGGCGCACCAGATTAAAAAGGTCCGCGTGCTCTTCGGGCAGAAGGACACCCCGGAGTGGGCATCCAACGACGCGGAAGTCAGAGTGATCTTGCTGCGCGTGTTTCCCAAGTTGGCGACCGACTGGGAGCAGCGTAAGCGCGCCGCCCGCTGGAATCAGGCCATCATGTTGGTTTACCGCATGGGGTTGCCGTACAACCACGCCGCCGCCGAGATGGGTGTCACCGTAGATACCGTGCGGTCTCTCCTCCGCAATATCCGTCGCGCTGCCTTGAACAAGCGCTCCGATACTAATCAACCCAGAAAGGGCAAAAGAGGCCGTCCGATGCCACTCCTCCCGAATCCATGAGGGATGAGGAGAAAGGATGGTCGTCTACGTATCAAAGGTTCACTCCTGCCACGGGCAGGAAGCGGTGGTGCTACAAGAGCAGGAGCCGCCCGCAAAGAAGTGCCGCTGCAAGCAAGTAGTCACCATCATGGAAGCGACCCGGCTGGTCAACATAGGGGAAGCCAAGTGGGTGGTAAAGCAACGATCTAGAGGCTTTCGAGACGTCATCTGCGAGATGTGTAATGCGGACCCGGAGGTTCGAAACTGTGCGCGCTGCCGGGGTACGGGTAAGCAGACCGAGTCCTACGTGGAAGACATCCCGGGAACCGATATCGTGTACACCAGCAGCGACCCGGTGGACGAGACGGAGAGGAAGAAACGCAAGTGGCTGGCACCCAAGACTCCGCGTGTCGCCACAATTGAGAGCGAGCACATTGAACGCGCTTACGTGGAAGGCAACAAGGACGCGCAAGATCGCATCGAAGAGTACGGCATGCTGATCTTGGACGCAAGGACCTACGTAGGGCCGAAACGAATCCCGGCGATCAAGCCGGAGCCGGAAGACAACGAGAAGACCCACGAGGGCAGATACTATGACTTCGGGAGAGCCATATGACAGATGAACTGATTCCGCTTGAGTCGGTACCAGAAGTTGAACCCGCAAAGTTCAACGTCTCGGAAGAGGTGCAGAAGGCCGTTGACGCGGCGTTAAGCGCTATCACGCACCGCTCGTATTCGGAGCGGCACCCGGAACTCGGGCGCATGTTCAAGTGTCAGGTCTGCAAGCTTCGTCATCGAGGCACGCCGTGCGAGCAGGTTTTCACGAGCCGCATCGGTGACTACGAATACTATCGAGAAGACGAGAAGGGAGAGCTGGTGCTTGATTTCCGCACTGCTGTCCGCCCGGATGAGCCGCCCACGAAGCGGCAGATCATCGGCGCTGCCGCGTTCAAGGGCAAGCGGTTGAAGCCGCCGCTAAACAAGCGAGCCAACGAGTTCGTTCAACTGGTCTACTCTCTGATTCCCGACGAGTACACCAAGGAAGAGTTGCAGAAGGCGCGCAAAAGAGCGGCCCGCATCTTAGTGAAAAAGTACGGTCGGTTCAACATCCTGCCGCGCAAGAGCGCGCCGCAGCCTAAGAAAGAAGGAGAAGCATCATGAAAAAGCAACAGAAGGCAATCACAATCGGTTCGGTGGTACAACTGAAAAGCGGTGGTCCGAAGATGGTGGTAGTCAGCGCCGTATCGACCCTCTCGGTCATTTTGACGGTCCTGTGGGCCGACAACGAGAACCGCATCGCGAAGGCCGACATCGCCATTCAAGCGCTCCGACTGGTTAAGTAATGCGATTGTCGGACACCACCATCATCATCCCGACGTTTCACCGCCGAGGATATCTGAGAGACTGCCTGCACGGTATCTCTTGGAATCTTCCTGAGTGCGACGTCATTGTCGTGTCTGATGACGACGAGGGCACGAAGGGGAACTGCACCGTTTGGCGCACGCTTCCTTACGACACTGGATTAACCGGGAAGCGTAATCTTGGTGTGAACCTTACGCGTACCAAGTATACGCTGATCGGCTCGGACGACTACGATTTCTCCACAACGTGGGCAAGAAAGAGCGTCATCGAGATGATGATGGTGCTAAAATACAATCAGTGCGTTGACGTGGTAGCGGGCCGCGTGAACAACAAGCCGTACGAAGGCTTTCTCGAATACGTGAAGGGAAGCTACATCAAGGAGCACCGTCTTCACGCCACCGACGTGCCTTTTATTTTGAAGCCGTTCGTTCTCTACTCGATTGACATCGCAGCGAACTTTTTTCTCGCGCGCACCGAAGTCTTGAGAGAAATTCCTTGGGATGCGAACATCCGGCCTATCGGCGGGGAGCACGCGGATTTCTTTTTGGATTTGAAAGCGGCGGGTAAGTGCGTTGCGTTCCTCCCTTATGCAAACATCAACACGTTTCCTTACGACGCCAGCAAGCAGCACCCGGATTACCGGGAGTTCCGCCGCCGTGCCAATATAGGACACGAGCTAATGATGAGAAAGCGCGACATTAAAGACTATTACGGTTTCGATCAACAGGTTCCGGTAGTTCGTTCTCCGGGAGGATGCGTAAAGTGACTCTTCTAGTAGCAGTAAAGTCATGCCATGAGGATATGTACAAAGGCTCCCATGACGTCATTCGCAACACGTGGGGACAAGCGCTGAAAGGGCGGGCGCTGGTGCGGTTCTTCGTGGGTGTGGAAACGGACGGCAAGACCTCACACCACTACAAGTCGGACGAGGTTGCTGTGGAAGCGGGCGATGATTACAATTCTCTTCCGTTCAAGACGCGCGGCATCTGCCAGTGGGCGCTGAACAAGCTGGTCGACGACGTTTTCCTCTGCGACACGGACACCTACGTGAATGCGGCGCGCCTGTTAGCGTGCGGGTACCGTGGCTACGACTACGCGGGCAAGATCAGCAAGCCGCTCGGCGTAACGTTCCCCTACGATGCTGTGGGACGCAACGGCGTCACCGATCACATCCCGAACTGCTACCCGTGGGCCAGCGGCGGCTTCGGATACTTCCTCTCGATGGACGCGGTCGGACTGATCGCGGACAAGTTTCCTCAAGGCTGGGCGGAAGATTTGTGGGTTGGACAAGTGCTCGGCCCCCTGATCGCGAAAAAAGAAATGACCGCGCTGGACCTTCCCGCGAACACCTACTCGTGGCACTACCCGGCTGCGCAGTTCGGCAAGGGATACCATCCTGATTCCAAGTGGATGGAGACGATGCACTCGGTGAACTCGTGAAGACCGCGCTGATTACAATCGCGACCGGGGCCTCGTATCGCAACTACGCGAAGGCGATGTTTCGCTCTGCCATCAAGTTCTTCCCTCTCCACGACCCGTACGTTTACACGGATGAGCCGTCCGCGTTTCTCCAAGAGGGCGCATTCTTTACGGAGGCAAAGGGCTATCCGAGAGAGACACTGATGCGGTACCACACGATGTTGGAGCACATAGATTTGTGGGAGAGTTACGATCAGATATTCTACATCGATGCGGATATGCTGTTTGTTGCTCCTGTCGGTACGGAGATATTCTCGGAAGGACTCACGGCTACTCTGCATCCCGGCTATGTTGGGACTCGGGGAACACCGGAAACAAATCCTAACTCTTACGCGTACTGCTCTCACAACACCGCTTATTACTGCGGCGGATTTCAAGGTGGAAGCGCGCTGCACTATTTGAATATGGCGGACCAACTAGCAATGGATATCGGGCTGGATGAACGTCGAGGGATGATGGCCGTTTGGCACGACGAGAGCCACTGGAATCGATATCTTGCAGATCATCTGCCAGCCAAGGTGCTTGACCCAAGCTACTGCTATCCGGAAAATGCGGGCGCGCACTACCTAGACAAGTGGGCAGCGGCGGGGATAAGTCCGACGCCGAAAATTGTGGCGCTGACCAAGGGCGACCGATGAGAGTTTCTATCGTCATCCCGTGCTACAACCAGAGCGAGTACGTCGCGGAGGCTATCTGCTCCGCTCTCACGCAGAACTATGACGACTTCGAAGTGATCGTCGTCAACGACGGCTCTACCGATGGCTCGTTGAGCGTGATAGAGAACTTCCCGGTCAAGATCATCAATCAGGAAAACGCCGGGCTGTCAGCCGCGAGGAACGCGGGCATCGATTTCGCAACGGGCGAACTGATTCTGCCGCTGGACGCGGACGACAAGATCGACCCGAACTATCTTTTTAGAACCACGGCGCTGATGAATATGGCGAACGACATCGGGGTGGTCTCGACCGACATGATGTACTTCGGCACACACTCAGATCGTCTGCGTCCCACCCACACGACCATTCACCAGATCACGCAGTACAACGGTATGCCCGTGTGCTCCCTGATTCGTAGGAAGGCAATCGAGCAGGCGGGCGGATACAAGTCTATCATGACCGAGGGCTGCGAGGACTGGGAGCTGTGGGTTTCAATTTTGAAGCGCGGCTGGAAGGTCGCCGTCTTGAACGAACCGTTGTTCTTCTACCGCAGGAAGCCGCAGTCGATGGTTTCAAAGATGAATAGAGGAAAGATGATCGAAGTGATGATGAGCCTGCACCCAGAACTGACTTGGAGCGCGAAGTGATTACGATACAACTACTCGGCGGACACGGTAATCAGTTATTTCAGTATGCGTTCGGGTTAGCGCAAGCAAAGCGACTGGGAACGAAGCTGCAACTCAACACGTCCCGTCTGGGCGGCGCGCGTCCTTACAGCTTGAACCAGTGGAACGGAGACAAGCTGGAAGTGCCGTACGCGGTGCAACCGAACGTGAGCGAAGTAGGCATGCCGTTCAATCCCTCGATTGCAAACAGCATTGTGAACGGCGACGTCATCCAAGGCTACTGGCAGTCGGAGAAATACTTTCAAGGCGTGGAAGAAGAGCTGACGGCGCTCCGTCCTCGCGCGACCAACAACGCGGCGCTGGAAGCGATCTTTAGCGAGATTCAGCCCGTCGCGGTCCACGTCCGCAGAGGCGATTACACGAGGGAGCCACACGCTAGCTTTCACGGCAACCTCGGGATGGACTACTACCGAGAAGCTATGAAGTACGTCACCGACCGGGTCCGCCACACAAAGTTTTTCATATTCAGCGACGACTCTACGTGGTGCGAGGAAAACTTCAAGGGCCATTACATTGTTCACCCGACGGAAGAGGCGGCTGACATTCAAGCGATGTCTCTCTGCAAGAGCGCGATCATCGCCAACTCTTCTTTCAGCTGGTGGGGCGCGTACCTCGGGAAGAGAGATCGAATCGTGGTAGCACCGAAGAACTGGTTTCAAACATCAAGCGAGGACGCACGCGATATCGTACCGGAGAGATGGATAAAAATATGATTAATCTTGATACGTGCAACTTTGTCGTGTACGGGTTCCGCAACTCGTACAACACGTTCGGCCACATTCAGGAAGCGTGGTACCGCGCGTTAAAATACAAGTTCCCCGACCGCAAGGTCTCATGGGTCGATGAGATGAACCCGGAAGACGCGGACTTCACGAACGCTGTGGTGTTCTCCGTCAACGTCGCGAACTTGAGCGGCCTGCCGAAGCGTAAGGACTGCTTCTACGTCATCCACAACACAGACGAAACTACGAAGGAATTCTTCGGCGATATGCGTCAGTATTCGGTGATGAACTACGGCATGTACACGAGCACGACCAATCTGACGCCGGACAACATCGAAGTCGGCCCGGAAACATATTTCACGCAGCAGGCGCACGAGGCGTATAGCTGCGTAATCTTGCGCTGGGGCACTGATTTGTTCCCTCACGAGATCGAGGCCAACAAACCGACCCGCGTTTTCAATGAAGACAGCAAAGAGATCAACTTCGTGGGGACCGTTTACGAAAACGTTCACGGGCCGTTTCGTACCGCGTGCCAAGAGAACGGAATCAGATTCGTCACAATGGGCGGCTTCTCCGGCGCGGCACCCGTGTCAATCGAGGAGAACGTGCGACTGGTGCGCGCGTCCTACATGGCACCAGCCATCGGCGATAAGTATCACGCTAAGGTCGGCTACATTCCGTGCCGCACCTATAAGAACATCTCATACGGATGTCTTCCGCTCACCAATAACAGATACGCGCAAGAAGCGTTTCAAGGAAGACTCATCTACAACGATGACACGTACAAGCTGTTCTACGAAGCGCGGGAGCAGCTGAAAAGCTACAAACTGGCCGATCTTCACCAGCTGATGGATGAGGTCGCGGAGAAGCACACCTACCTAACCAAAATCGATTCGGTTATGAAGGCGGCAAAGATGACGTTGGAGGCGCGGTCATGAAGATCGCGGTACTAGGCTCAACCGGGATGCTGGGGCACAAGATGGTGGAGCGTTTACAAGAGCACTTCCCTAATGTAACTACACCTCGAATTGACGCCGAAGAGCCTATGGACTGCGGTCATATCAGAGCAGACCGACCGGACGTCGTTGTTAATTGCGTCGGTGTAATCAAGCAGCGGGTGCAAAATCCTAGGGAGAGTATTGCGGTTAACGCTCTGTTTCCCCACAATCTTCAACGAGCGTGTCGGCAGAGCGGCGCGTATCTCATTCACTATAGTACCGACTGCGTGTTCTCAGGTAAAGACGGCGATTATAAGGAAGATAGCAAGTCGGACGCGGAAGACTTGTACGGCATCACGAAGTATCTCGGCGAAGTCACTGGGCCAAACACGCTGACGCTGCGCACGTCCATTATTGGCAGAGAGACCGCCAATTATCACGGTTTGCTAGAGTGGTTCTTGCGCCAGAAGGGCGACGTGAAGGGATACACTAATGCAATCTTTTCGGGCGTCACAACCAACTGGTTAGCGAGCCTCACGGCAGAACTGATTTACAGAAGGAAGTTCACAGGTCTATATCAGGTGGCAACAAGACCCGTTTCGAAGTTTCATCTGTTGGAGACGTTCAAGTCCGTTTATGGTAAGACAGACGTTAACATTATTCCAATGGAATATCCGCGTTGTGATCGAAGTTTGAACAGCGAGAAGTTTCGTCGCGACACGCAGATTTCAATCCCAGAACTAAACATGATGATTATCAATCAAGCGTATAAAGACAGGGGGCGATATGGCGCTATTTGACGGCAAACAAATTCTAATTACAGGCGGCACAGGTTCGCTTGGTAGCACACTCCTGCGACGCTTACTCTCTGGCGAGAAGGGCTTGCCGTACCGAATTACTGTTCTCTCCCGTGACGAGGCGAAGCAGTCAGCTTTGAAGCAGGAGTACGCTTCTTCGGAGAAGTTTAAGGATATCGTTCAGTTCCGTATCGGAGACGTGCGAGACTACCACACAGTGGTTAGTTGCATGGAAAACGTCGACATCGTGTTCAACGCGGCGGCTTTGAAGCAGGTTCCGTCTTGCGAGTATTTTCCTCACGAAGCGGTGCGCACCAACATCGACGGCGCGGAGAATATCGTACGAGCTGCGCAAGTGACCAGTCCTCTATTCGTGGTCGGAATCTCGACCGACAAGGCGTGCAAGCCCGTGAATGTGATGGGAATGACGAAAGCGATTCAAGAGCGCATCTTCTTATCCGGGCAGGAACGCTGCCCCGGGACAACATTTTTGTGCGTCCGTTACGGCAACGTGCTGGCATCGACGGGTTCCGTAATTCCCCTCTTCAAGCAGCAGATTAGGAAGGGAGGACCAGTCACCGTCACCGACGGTCACATGACCCGGTTCCTTCTCACGCTGGACAAGGCGGTCGACACCGTATTCGAGGCCGTGGAGCGCGGACTGAATGGGGAAATTTACGTCCCTATCATTCCGTCCGCAGCCGTGATAGACATCGCGCACAAGATCATCGGGTGCAGAGACATCAAGGTTGAATTCGTGGGCGCTCGCCCGGGAGAGAAGACGCACGAGATACTTGTCAGCGAGGAAGAAGTTTCCAGAACAGTTCTTCGCGGCGAATATTATGTAATCCGATCTGTGTTCACGGGTGCAACCGAGTACCCGGCTCTGACGAGAGAATTCAGTTCACAAAACGCCGAGATGAATTACGACGCTCTAACTTGTTTGTTGTTTGATAATGGACTCCTCAATGATTAAGCGTTGCAAGCATAAAATAGAAACTAGACAATGCTCAGAATGCGGTGATCTCATTGACTTTAATAACAGGCTTGCTCGATCAGCAAAAAGTACGCTGAGGTTGTTTTTAAAACAAATTGAAGCGCCAGTTAAAAAGAAGAAATATGGAGATGAATTTTCAAAAACTGAAATAAAGTTTTTGGTTTCTGAGCGTTTTATTTCTTCCAAGATTTTACTGAAAGCAACAAAAGGATTCGGGTGGCCTGATTTTAGAAAAGAATATTTGGAAGAAAAAGGACCCAAGCAGGATTGGCTATCTGTGGTTCAATGGGCCAGAGCAATTTTAGAATATAGGGCAGGCAGAAAGTATAAAGTAGTTTGGAGATTTACGTCGACTCGGCGCAAGGTTTTTCAAACAGTTTATGATTTTTATATTTGGCAACAATCGCTGGCTAGTGACCGCCGTGCTAGGAGAAGAAATTAATGATTTCCATATTCAGCTTCGGCGCAAACCGCCCAGACTTCATCGAGCTACAGATGCACTCGTTTCGGAAGCATCTCCGAGAAGAGTTCGAGCTGACCGTGTTCAACAACGCGCAGTTCGACAGCACGGGCGGCGCGAAGTACCACGATCTTCACAGCGTAGGCAAGTCGGTCGGCGTGAACGTGATCGATGTCGTGAAGATTCCCGACCTGATGAGACGGTGTCAAGATATCGAACCCAGCGGCCCCGTGTTCAACCATCAAGGACTGTATACCAGTGCCAATGTGGCGCACGCGTACGCGCTCTGCTACGCTTGGGAGAACTACATCTCGAAGGAGAAGGGCAACATCGCCATCCTCGATTCGGACGTGTTCCTGATCGAGCCGCTGAGTTTAACGGAAATGCTGGACCCTCACCAGATGCTCAACGTGCCGGACGGCAAGCCACACGCAGACGGACGGACCTTCCGCTATATGTGGCCGACGTTCATGCTAGCAAATATGGCGACCCTGCCGGACGCTGGGACTCTCAACTGGTGGTGCGGACGGGTGGAAGACGTGCCCGTGGACGTGGGCGGGCAGACCTATCACTACTTTCAATCGCATCCCGACCTCGACGTCGCGCACGTGAACCGCAAGCACTTCCAAGAGGCCGACTACGATGAATTCTACTTGACAAACGGGGACAAGTGTGCTACAGTATTACACTACCGCTCCGGCTCCAACTGGAACCATCGGGGTAGCGACTACCACCGTCAGAAGACAGAATGGCTCAAAGGGAGAATAGGGTGAGCGAGCGCGTCAATATGATAAATCGGTGGAAGGGACTGCGGGAAGAATCCACCAATGATAACAAAGGCGAAGCCTATTTGGAGCCGAACGGAACAGATTCAACGTATCGTAAGGCAGCGGCTTGGCTCGACAACGGACCCGTGGAAGACTGGGGCTGCGGCACCTGTTACGCGCGACACTTCTTTACTCACGGATATACCGGAGTGGATGGAACGGATGACTACGCGCACGTGGTCGCCGATCTTCGTGATTATAAATCGAGCACTTATGGCATTCTCCTTCGCGGCGTTTTGGAACACAACTTTGAGTGGAAAGACATTCTCAGAAACGCGCTCGCTTCCTGCGAGAGATTGGTAGTCATCACGTTCACGCCGTTCGTTGAAGAGACTCGGCATTACGTCATTGGAAGTCCGCTCTGGCAGGGCGACATCCCGACGCTTGCCTTCAACAAAGAAGAACTGACGCAGATGTTCCCCAGTTATACCGAGGAAGTGGTAGGCAACGAAACGATTTTTTATGTGAGGGTTCGATCATGAAAAGTTTTGTGAATTTTCCTTACTGCCACAGCGGTTCCCGGCTCGACGAATTCTGCGCCCGCTTGTTAAACTTTAAAACAGGCGGTACCTACGTCGATATCGGTTCGGCGCATTCGACTCATCACAATAATTCGACTTATTTGGATGCCCGGCTGGGTTGGCGCGGGTTGTGCATCGAACTAGAAAGCTATTACAACCTCACTTATGCCGACAGAAACGCCTGTCTCTATCTCAACACAGACGCTACGAAGGTCGATTATGCGGATGTGTTTTCGAAGATGCGCATGCCGTCTTCCATCGACTTCCTGTCCCTCGACGTGGACGTGCTGGACTTGGAAGTCGCCAAGCTTCTCCCTCACGATCAGTACCGATTCAAAATCATCGGCATCGAGCACGACGCGTATCTCCACGGTGACAAATATCGCGCGCCCCAAAGGGAGTTTCTTTTGAGCAAGGGATACGTCCTAGCGTGCGCAGACATTTTTGTTCGCCAGCCCGAGCTTGAGGATTACCCGTTCGAAGACTGGTACCTCGACCCGCAGCACTTTACCAGCGACGTCATTGAGAAAGTGAGAAGCAGCTCCTGCTATCCGGAAGACGTGATTGCGAAATTAACGGGAGTCGTATGATAAAGAAATCTTGGAGCCAGTCGGGACAAGACTTGTGGGCCGCAGAAAACTCCAGCGGCAACTTTACGTTCTTGGACATCGGGTGCATGGAGCCGTTCTCGGGAAATAACACTTATGCCTTGGAGCACATCGGCTGGAAGGGACTGGCTATCGATTTCGAGAACCTGTTCATATCGTCTTGGAGTCAGTACAGAAGCTGCCCGGCTATTTGCGCGAACGCGCTGGACGTTGACTGGCGCGCAGTGCTGACAGCGAATGGCTTGCCGCTTGAGATCGGCTACCTGTCTCTAGACTTGTACGGGGAAGAACTTCAAGTGCTCCGTAATCTAGCCGCTGCTGGCGTAACGTTCCGCTGCGCCACGGTGGAGCATGACAGCATGGGCATCAAGCTGGAAAAGCGGGACGCCATTCGAGAGTTTCTACTAGAACAGGGTTACACGCTCGCGGTGCCGGACGTGCTCTCCCCGCCGTGCGTACTAAACGGAGTACCAGTGAACGGGATGCCGTTCGAGGATTGGTGGACGCGATGAGAGGCAAGATAGGAATATTCCTACCCGGATTGAACGGCGACATTATGAGCGCGATGTCCGTGTTGAAATACAAGGACGTGCTCTGGCCGGACAAGGACGTTATCTGGTTCTGCGGTGAACGGTTCCGAGAAGTCTTGAACCATAACGACGCCATCGCGGAAGTCCGACACTGGCCGGAGGGCTGGAAGCTGCCGGAGCGTTGCGTGTTGGAGAACCAAAGAATAGCCGACGGTCTTTCGAAGGACCTGCCGTGGGCCGACTTTAGCGTGCTGATGAATTCCGACAATCGCCTTCATCAAGATCGGAAGCACCAGTTCGAGTCCACCAAGGATTTGGACGAGGGCTACTTTCCCACCCCGTGGATGATGACCTTGGCGCAGCGCCACGGAATTGACTACCCTAACATTTCCAGAAAGGTGTTCGGGGCCGACCCCGCGTGGGAGTGGCACCCGTACTTAGGTTTTACCGATCAAGAGCGGGAATCAGTAAAAGAGTTCTGTTCGAAGTTTCCGCATCAAAAGACTGTGATGATGGAGACAAACTTCACATCCGGCAAGTCTCACTGGGATGATGACTTGACGCGGGAAGTGATCGCGATGTGCCGCCAGAAGTGGGGCAAGTGTAACATCGTATTTGCGTGCGCCGGGGACTACACCAGATTTGGAGACGACGGCGTGTTCAACTGCAACCAGTTCACGGTGCGTCAAACCGCGCTGGTCAACAACTACTGCGATCTCTTCACTGGGATATCCAGCGGGATATCTGTGGCGACGAGCTGCTGGGGCAACAAGCCGACGCCGAAGATTCAGTACTGCGGCTCCTTCATTATGAGCACGGTGTCGCTCGCAAACGGGCCGATAGAGCTGGTGGTCGCGGACCCGCCGGGGCAGAATCCTCCGGAGCACGAGCTGCGGTTCCCCCCGAAGGCGAACCACCGGGAAGAGTTCCGTTCGAGACTTCGCGCCCTACTAGGCCGACTATGAAGATCACCATCGGAAATCTGATCGATCAGCTGACCATCGCGAACCTGCGCATCTGGATGGCGGAAGACGTGAAAAGAAACGCGAGCGCGACAGACAAGCAGATCGCGGACGCTACCAGAATAACCAACGTCGTGAACCAGCAGCGCAATGATTTGATACAAGCGATAGATGAGGAGTTGAACCAGATCGCTTCGGGAGAAAAGCAGAAGACGTACAAGCAGGGCAGCACAAAAATGTATGACAAAGAAAATCGATAGCTGCCGCATCTGCGGAAACCGAAACCTCGAACTCGTGCTCGACTTGGGAGAGCAAGCGCTCACCGGAGTCTTCCCGAAGGTGAAGCACGAGAAGATCACCACGGGACCGCTCCGTCTGGTGAGATGCGTCCGTGGTTGCGGACTGGTACAACTGGAACACTCCTACGATTCCTCCGAGATGTACGGCGATAATTACGGCTACCGCTCTGGCTTGAATATCAGTATGGTGTGGCACCTACAACGAAAGGTGGAGAGAATTTTAAGCCAGATCAAGCTGAACATGGGCGACGTGGTTTTAGACATCGGTAGCAACGACGGAACCACGTTGAAAGCGTATCCTCACGCGGCTATCCCGGTTGGCTACGACCCGGCGGGGACGAAGTTTCTCTCCGAGTACCCGTGGTACATCGAGTTGATTCCTGATTTCTTTTCAGCTGAGTCGTTCCTCTCGCGGTTCCCGAAGGCTAAGGTCATCACGTCGTTCTCTATGTTCTACGACTTAGAAGACCCAATGGCCTTCATGAGAGACATTTACAAATCACTGGATGACGACGGCATTTGGGTAATCGAACAGAGCTATATGCCGTCCATGCTGCAAACAAACTCTTATGATACCGTTTGCCACGAGCACCTAGAATTTTACGGGCTGTGGCAGATCAAGTGGATGGCTGATCGCGTGGGCTTCAACATCCTTGATGTGGAATTTAATACAGTTAACGGTGGCAGTTTCTCGGTAACCTTATCAAAAAAGCCGGGAAGCTGGCCCTCTCTTTCAGTGCAGAAGGTTCTCGATTACGAGACTATACGCGGATTTAATACCTCCGCGCCGTTTCAAGATTTTGCGGAAAAAACTTTGGAATCAAAGCGCAGGCTGCTTGAGTTCATCGATTCCGTGAAGGCGGAAGGAAAAACAATTGCGGCCCTCGGCGCATCCACCAAAGGCAACGTGTTGTTACAGTACTGCGGCTTGACTGAGAAGGACATTCCTTGTATCGGAGAAGTGAACCCGGATAAGTTCGGGTGCTACACTCCGGGAACGTGGATACCCATCGTGCCGGAATCGGAAGTGGTGGGGAAGTTTGACTACTTGATCGTTCTCCCGTGGCACTTTAAGAGTTTTTTCAAAGACAGCGCAAAGTACAAAGGCCAGAAGCTGGTATTTCCACTCCCATACTTGGAGACTACATGAGAGCATTGGTTACGGGCGTCAGCGGTCAAGATGGTTCCTATCTCTCGGAACTGCTGCTAGAGAAAGGGTACGAGGTACACGGCATACTGCGCCGCGCTAGCAGCATTAATACGGAGCGTATCAAGCATCTGCTGGGCGATCTGCATCTGCATCTCGGTGATCTGTCCGATAGCCAGTCCGTGGAAAACGTGTTCGCAAAGTACCAGTTCGATGAGGTGTACAACCTAGGCGCGCAAAGCGATGTACGCGCAAGCTTTGAAGTGCCCGAATACACGGGCGACGTGACCGGATTGGGTGCGCTTCGTCTGCTGGAACTGTGCCGCGCGCACGGCGGCAGATTCTACCAAGCCAGTTCTAGCGAACTATTCGGGAAGGCCTTGGAAACACCCCAGAACGAAAAGACCCCGTTCTATCCGCGCAGCCCGTACGGCGTCGCGAAGCAGTTCGCGTTTTGGTCAACGGTGAACTACCGAGAGAGCTACGATATGTTCGCGTGCAACGGGATTCTCTTCAACCACGAGTCCCCACGTCGTGGAACCGGATTCGTCACTCAGAAGATCACGAAGGCGGCGGTCGCTATCCTACGCGGCCAGCAAAAGAATCTGATGCTCGGGAATGTGGACGCGCGCCGCGACTGGGGCTACGCGAAGGATTACGTGGAAGGCATGTGGATGATGCTCCAACAGCCATTCCCGGATGACTATGTCTTGGCGACCGGAGAGACCCACTCCATCCGCGAGTTCTTGACTGAGGCGTTCGAATACCTCGGCCTCGATTGGGAGAACTACGTGAAGACTGACCCGGAGCTATACCGTCCCGCTGAGGTCGATCTACTATTAGGCGACGCCAGCAAGGCAAAGCGCGTTCTAGGCTGGGAGCCAAAGGTGCGGTTCAAGGAGCTGGTCCGACTGATGGTCGATGCAGAATTAGACCTTGACAAACCATGAAATCTGTGATAGTATTACCTACTGACTCCGAGATCGCTTCGTTCGGCGTTCGCGACTGGTACGACGGCTACATACAGGAGGGCGAGAACATGAACGTGTACCTGATTTCCGATACGCATTTGAAGCACGAGAAAATGGAAACGTACTGCCAGCGCCCCTCCGACTTCACGGAACGCATTCACAAGAACGTTATGAACACGGTGAAAGACACCGATATGCTCATCCATCTCGGTGATGTCGGCATCGGTAAGTACGCCGACTGGGAGTGGATGGTTCAAGCGTGGCCGGGCCGCAAGGTTCTCATTCGTGGGAACCACGACCGCGCGCACTCTTGCACGTGGTGGATGGAGCACGGATTCCACATCGCGCTCGATCAGATGGTGTTCCGCAACGTCCTTCTCACGCACGAGCCAGCCAATGCTGTCGTGAAGTCGAACGGCTACAAGCCGTACGGAGCAATGGAGTGGGGCCTGCCGGAGGGTTGCGCGTTGAACGTCCACGGACACCTCCACAACATTTGGGACGGCTTTCACAGCGCGGAGCGATTGGAGCGAGACAAGGCTCTCCTCGGCATCGACCCGACCAAAGAATTGAAGCACAAGTGGCAGCGGCTGTTCGCGGTCGAGTACACAGGTTATAACGTTGTTGAATTCAACAAGTTCATAGCACACCCCGACAAGTATCAGGCGCGGGGACCGAAGAGAGAACAATGATTCACTATTGGGAATGCAGACGTTGTACTCATCAGTGGCAGTCGTGTTGTTTTGGTCACATTGGCCTTACACCAGAAGAGCAAGAACGCAGAAGTCGCCAAACTTCTAGCTGGATATGCATGGATTGTTTTGAACAGATGGAAGCCGGAGAGATCACTGGTTTAGAAATTTTCGATCTACTCTATTATCTTAGCAACAAGTCTGTGAGATATGCTGGAAGATACGACGGCGCATATATTCGTCAATCGAAGTACGGCGGAATGTGTCACGAGTATAGAAGTAAGGTTTACGGAGAAGATGGTAATACCATCATCGATGAGGGCCACTTCGAAGCTGGTTTTACTGCGGAGCAATCGCAGCTTCATAACATCGTTGGTGATATAAGAGAAATATATCTCGACGTCATTAAAGCACAGCGCACCGAGAAACGCGTAGAATTAGACGAATTTCAGAAAACAGCTGGTGTCGTATTTTTCGGTCCCCAACCTCGACCGGAGGGCTTCGAAGGTGACCCACCGGGGAAACCGCGAGCAACTGTTTTATTCGGACTTGATCTTCGAAGCGGCGATATCCTTGCGCCCCACGTGATTATGGAGGATGGGAATGGCTGATTTTAAAACAGCAGTCTCGAAAACGCTAACCCACGAGGGCGGCTACGTCAACAACCCGGCGGACCGCGGCGGTCCCACCAAATACGGCATCACTCAAGCCGATATGCCAGGCGTGAACATCGCGAACATCACAGCGGACCAAGCCGCCCAGTATTACGCAGAAAATTATTGGAAGCCTTTGTATTCCCAGATCACCGATCAGCTTCTCGCAGAAAAAGTTTTTGACATGGGCGTTCTCTTCGGAGCAGCGACTGCGGTGAAGATGCTGCAAATTTCTATGACGAACGAGATCGGTCTCGTGTCGGACGGCGTCTTCGGGCCGAACACGCTGGCCGCAGTTAATCAATCTAGTGGCTTACTCCCCGGCTACAAGACGACCCTGATTCAACACGTGGTGAACATCGTGAACGTTCACCCAGAAGACGGCGTCTTTATCAACGGGTGGATTTCGCGTATAAATTCGTGATAACCACGGGGCAGAAGTGGATGAACCAATTGAAGGTGTGGATAGAGGGCCAGAAGCATCCGGATACGCCCCGCACTGCGTTCTTGAATTGCTGGCAGTACGACAAGGTGCGCCGCCTGCTTCCAGCGCGCTGCCGAATATGTAACTATGTTTTGTCCGGCGACGAGAAGGTGGTGAGAGAACTTGTGTTCGTGTGCGACGACGAGAAATGCGCTTGCAAAAGATTGTACGGCGCGATCAGTCACCGCGTGTGCTTTCTCTGCTACGATATGTGGCACAGCTTGTACGGGAACTACGGATTGAAGAGCATGAACTACTTCAAGACAATCGACGAGAAAGAGAAGGCCGAACAGAACGACCCAAAAAGAAGAGATCGTCTGGGATTATGACGGATATAAAATGCACTCATAATAAACGACGTGCTCAGTGTATAGACTGCAAAGGCAGCAGCATTTGTGAACACGAGCGGAGACGCAGCAACTGTAAAATCTGCAAGGGTAGCGGCATATGTCAACATAATCATCATCGCTCTACGTGCAAGGAGTGCGGGGGCAGCAATTTTTGTAGACACAATCGCCGTCGACGATACTGTAGAGAGTGCGGAGGTCAAGGATTTTGCAAGCATAATAGAGAGCGTAGCGTTTGCTCAACTTGTAATCCAGATGGCTCTTTTGTCCGATACAAACGTAATGCTCGTTACAGAGAATTAAAGTTTGTTATAACGATAGAACAGTTTAAAGCACTAGTAATTCAGTCTTGTCACTATTGTGGTGAAAAAGAAAAACCGCGTGGTATAGATCGGTGGAACAACAACGTAGGCTATGTGCGGAATAATTGTCGCCCCTGTTGCGAAATTTGTAACCGGATGAAACTGAGAATGAGCGGCACAGACTTCTTGAAGCAGGTGCAATGTATCAAAAATTACGTAAAGAGGTTAAAATGAGCCATAAATTATCTTCTGCTATATTCGCGCAAGGATGGATAGAAAGTCAAATAGAGAACATGCTCACTACGAGCACGGAGAAATCAAACGAGGACCCAACGTCGCACTTGGTTGCGTCGCAGGTCTCGGAGCAGTGGAACATCGTGAGTCAAACGATGGATGATCTGATCGCAGAAAACGGGAAGCTGCGCCGCGCCTTGGAACTGGCGAAGAGCGGCATCGAGTTGGGGTTGAGCACGTAATGCTCTCCCTCATCCAACGAATGATCTACGGCCCCCGCGTTGTTACTGTCATCGATATTCCGATGATGAGGGATTGTCTGCGCTGTAAGAGCAGCGTCAGTATGCGAATGGCGAACCGACTAATTGTACACCTGATCGAGGACCACAATCTTCCGGAGCAGCAAGCGTACGACACCGTGAACTGGGTCTTCGAGAGACTGAGAGATCACCTCAATAAATGAACCTCCGCTGGAATGGTACTTTTCGCCGCTTCGAGGCCGAGTTCTCCCAAGACTTCCACGGCGATCTCGCCGCCGCGAAGGGAGCGGGTTTCAAGACTGACGGAGCACCCGAATGGATATGGTACACGTACAAGGCTGGGCCTCTTGGAAAATTAAGAGAGAATCGCCCAGCTTCCGGACTCACTATCTCCCCGGAAGCGAGGGAACAGTTTGTGTCTTTGTGGGCCGTGGAACAGAAAAACGCGGAGACGAAGGCTCTCCTCGCGGAACACAACAAAGAACTGAAAAAGAAATTGAAGATGCAGGAGCAGGAAGGTAAGGCGACGCCCATTCCTGAGAAAGGCTACATCGACGCGTCCGATCTCCCGCCTCTCCCGCCCACAGCTACCCGTTACATCCCGCCCCCTCCCCCTACCACGCTCTGCTGTATCTGCCGCGCGCCTGTTTACTTCTATGAAAAGCAGGACCCGCCGACCTGTCTCTTCTGCGAGAAAATTGTGCTTGACATTTCAGACGAAGTGTGTTAGGCTGTAATACGAGTGGAGGTTTTATGAAGATACTTACACAAGTGATCGTTGCCGTTTTACTTCTGTTGGCAACCACGTGGTTTACAGAATTTCTGGTGAATGTCCTCTTCACCGCCCAGATCATCACACTCGTGTTCGGCGTCGCCAAGATTACTTTCTGGCAGGCGTTTGCGATTCGTGTGCTGATGAACATGTTCCGCGATTACAAACTAAAAACTAATCGGCCATAGGCCAGAAAAGAGCAACAATGAAGAAGTTTCTCCCAGTCCTAGCTTTGCTTTTTGCATCACCCGCAATGGCGTGGAACTGTCCTACCGGACAGATCAGGCAGCAAGCGCCCCCCGGGACGCCAACAACCACGCCGTTCTACGACGTGGTGGAGGGAATTGCATTCATATGCGTACCAGCAACTCCGGCCAACCCGACACCGGGTCCGGCTCAGCAACAGAATCAGTCACAGAACTCGTCAGCAAACTCGACGAGCACAGCAAACAGCAACTCATCCAGTACCTCCAACGCCGCAGGCGGCAACTCAGCAGCTACAGCAGCAGGTGGCTCCGCGACAGCGACGGGCGGGTCGTCGGCTGTGAAGAACAGTGGCAACTCGACCGTGAACAACTCCGGGAATTCTTCCAATACCAACACAAATTCAGCAACGGGTGGAGCAGGCGGCTCCGCGAGTTCGTCAAACAACTCTTCCGGTAACTCCACCTCGTTCACCGAGAACGTCCAGCGCAACACACCGATGGCGTACGCGCCGGAAGCGGCGTTCACCACCTCACCGTGCGTGAAAGGTTTCAGCGGCGGCGCATCGTCTCCCGGTTTTGCAGGCTCTTTCGGCGTCAGCAAGACCGACAAGGGCTGCGATTCCCGGCAGACCGCCGTCATCTTCCACGCTCTCGGCAACGACGAGGCCTCCGCGCGCATCCTTTGCAGCACTGATGCCGCAAAGCGCGCCAAGCTTACGTTGGCACAGTGTTTGATGATCGTCACTCCTAAGCAGGTCTTGGTGGAGCAGCCGCCTCAGCCTCAGCCACAAGCGGTCACTCCTCGCGTGATTACTTGGGAGGAACCTAAGACGGAAGTAAAGCCGCAGCCAGTTCCGGAACGTGTAGAGACCCCGGTTCGTTTAACCGATCTCGGCAGCTTCCGCGTACTGAGAACCACGGCGGCAGGCGTTTGTCCCACGACCCGGGTAGCCCTAAGTCCTCAAGGCATCGCAATCCTTGATCGCGCCATCGGTATGGGGCGCGGGGAGATCATTCTGACGGGCAACGTGTATACCTCCGGAGTGGCGGTCAGCTATCTCCGCAAGCGCGCCACGTCCAAGATCAGTGTAACGGCTGCGGACGACCAAGAGGGTACCGTTTCGGTACAGTTCTTTGGGGAAGGAAAATAGTGCTTGACAAGGGGGCAGTCTTATGCTAGACTGCCCTTAGATTTGGAAAGGACTGTGATGACAGATATTCATACTTTAGCAGAGAAATACTTGCGGGACGTGGAACGCGGGCACGCGCACTTTTACGCGCCTCCAAGTAACACCGAAATTCTCACACTGGCGGATAAATTCTCCTCCCACGTGATCGTGATGAGAGAGAGCGCTCCTCAGTACTTGGCTGGCGTGACGCCTACAGGACGCCCGGTTTTCACGCACGACGTAAAATTTGCCTCATCTTATGATTCATCTTCGTTGAAGTTGATCGGCGTGCTGCGACGATTAGCGCATTACGAGATCGAAGTGGAAACAATGCCAACCTGCTGGTTCTCTAATCACCAGCATGAGTAAGCATAACTGCAAGCTGGTAAGTATGCACGGGGAGTATCTGTTCCTGTGTTCCCGGTGCGGTGGCTGTTACGTTTGCAAACACAAGGCGATCTGTTTTGAAGATGGGACTTGGCATTGGAAATGCAGAACAGGAAAAATAGTATCGGTGATTAATGATGGCAAAATTAAACAAACTTGAAAGGATGGCGATTTACAGAAATAAAAACCGAAATAGAATCAACGCTCAGATACGCGCTTGGTATCGAAAGAAAGGAAAAAGCATCAAGAGAGCGTATATGTGGATGTCTCAATACGGCTTAACGTCGGAACAAGTTCGGTCTTTGTTTCGATTTCAAAAAGGTCGTTGCGCCATTTGCGGGTCAAAGACAAGTAAAGAAGGGCGCTGGAAGACCTTAAATATAGACCACGAACACGGAGGATTAAAAAGAGTTCGAGGTCTCTTGTGCACGTTATGTAATCGAATTCTTGGAGCATTGGAAAGACGTCCAAAAGTTTTGAAATTGTGCATTCCGTTTCAATCTTATTTAAATTCACCGCCCGCTAAAAAGTTACGAATCGGCGGATGGTACAGGAGAGAAAAATGAGCGACAAGAAGCCGTTTAAGAAGAACGTGAAGAAGGCCCCCGCTGCGGTAGTTCTCACCGCAGAACAGCAAGCTGAGTTGCGCGCCGCCTTGGAGAAGGCCGCAGCGGAACGGAAGGCGGAACAGGAGCGGCTGGAACTGTATGGGAAGGCTGTCCCGAAGATGTCTCACCGTCAGCTCCGGGGCGAACTAGTGCGCACAATCAAGCGGGAGCACGCAGGGAAGCCGCCCCAGCCGCAAGCAGGGCTGACCATCGCCATTGCGTCCATCCTGCTCACCGTTCTCGACAACACCAAGACCGTGGTGGACAAGCGCACCCGCCCGGACCAGATCAATCCGTTCGGCGTGCTCGCGAGCTACCCTCGATGAAGATGTTACTCATCGTCGCACTTGTAAGCGCTCTTGTCCTGCCAGTTGGATTGGGCATCCTCCGATTGTGGTGGGCGGTTGCGGACTGGATTGAAGATCGAGAGATTGAACACGCGTTCCCGGAGTTGAAAGGAAAGCTGACCCGTGATTGAGTGGTTCTGTCCAGTCCACGGAATACCCGCGCTGATCGGGTGGTTCATAGGCGTGGACCCTAGAATTTTTCTCTTGACTTTTCGATTGCAGTATGATAGGCTGGTTTCGTTGTTCAAATAAAGGAGGGGCTATGGCCTCGAAGTTCACTCTGACTGATGCACAACGGCGATTGCTGGATATCGTTTTCTATGTGGAGAACGGCACATTCACCCCGCAGGAAGCGTTCTCAGAACTCACCGACTTGAAACAGGACGCGGCCTCCGCTGGCCTGCAATTCAAGGCCGAGTACACGCTGGAAGATTTTCAAAAGCTTCGCTCCGACTATATGTCGACGTATGAATCCAGCGTCGAATTTGTTGAGAGCGAGCCGTACATCGAATCATCGAGCTACTAATGATCGTCATAGGCTCACAAGCGCTGCGTTTCGGATTGGAAAAGATCGGACGGTCACTCCACAGAGTGCCTACCGATCTTGACCTACTCGTGCGAGAAGACGAAGTCTTCAATGCAGCTAACTTCATGGGCCTGACTTATTTGAAGGTTGCGCCGACCAAAGTCCTCTGTAAGGCTCCGGATGGTAAGATGGTGGAGTTTGACATCGCCCAGTATGGCGATTCCACCAGTTTGTATCTCGATTACGCGGAGAAGATGGGCAGACTAGATCAAGCAGAATTCTGCGGAATGAAGATCGACGTCGCGCCTCTCGAAATGCTGTACAGCTTGAAGAGATCACATCGCCACTCGCCTCGAATGTTCCACAAGCACGTTCAAGATTACACCCTTCTCCATAACATATTTCAATACGGAAAAGATTATTTCGAGAAAGTCACCGCGCTTCGATACAAAGAGGTCGTGGAGCGAGAACGTCTTCGTACCCCCTCGTTGAACAAGATGGCAGTCGATTTCTTCGATGACAACGTCTCGAACCGCACGTTCATCCATGACCAGATTCATGAGGTGATGGCGTTCGGGGAGCGCCCGATGTTCGAGAGAATCAAGATCGACCCGGACAAAGTCGCGTGTTCTAAAGAGAAGTTTGACGCGATGTCACTCACAGCACGTATCCGCTGTGTTCAAGAAGAAGCCTACGTGATCGCTTTGGAGCGGTGTATCATCCCGATGCTCTTCGAGGGAGAGGCAATCGCTAACCCTAGAAAAGCGTACGAGTGGGCCGTGATGAGGATTTGCACCACTTTGTGCTCCGGCTGGTTCCGAGAGTTTGCTCTAGAAAACTATAACGAAATGATGCTGCAATACGATAACGGGTATGTCGCAAAGTTCTTGAAGGCAGTTGAGGATGGGCGCATTAAAAGGATTGAAAAATGAGAAGCGACAAAGGTCACCGCAACCGCAAGAATCCGGGCAGCGCGGAGTTCTTTAAAAAGCTGCGTAAAGAGCAGAACGCCGCTCGACCGAAGCAGGAGATCGTCACGGTCATCGAGCACAGCGTCAACGGCGGGAAATCGGACGTCGTTCGGCATTTGAGAGTGAGGGGCTAATGAAAATCCAAAACCTCGTAGAGATAAACGAGGAAGAATGATATCCAGCAAAATACCAGCCGACAAAGTAGTTTCAATTAAATTAAAGAGATTAAAGACACTGTGATCGTAGCCTTCCAGCCCGGCGGCTCCGTGAAGGACGCGCGCGTGGTTCTCCGCGCGGACGAGAAGGTTCCCGCCCGCTACAACGTCCCGGAGGCCATCGTTTACCGGGAGGACCCGGACAACCCTAGGCAGTGGATACTCGTGAAGGGGAAGTTCTCCGTATTGCCACCGTCCTCGGCGTTGTTATCGCAGCCGAAGCTGCCGGAGGTGGACGAAATTTTGCCCTTGACAAACGACCCGAATTGTGATAGCCTGTATGAGCATCAAGACATCATCCGAGTGGACGAGGGAGAAGATGCCTAGATATCAGGACGACGTTATTTTTAAAACACCTTTGGGGATGAAGATCGTCCTCACCATTCTCCTCGGCGTGATCGCGTTTCTCCTCTTCGGCCACGCGCCCCAACAAGAGCCGTCCATGCCGGAGGTCTACGTCGACACCCCCGTCACTACTATGGGGGAGACCGACGCGGCTTACCTGCACCAGCTTTATGACACTTATAACGCTGTCTACTTCCACGACCGCCTTCCTAAAAATATCAAGATCGATTTGTCGGAGCACACCAAGCGCATGGCGTCCTCGTTCTGCCACGACGACGCGGGCACGAATTGCGAGATCAGTTACAACGAGCGGTACACGCTGGCACCTAGGGTCGCGGACTTCACGATGCTTCACGAGATGTGCCACATCAAAGTGTGGAGCACGGACAGGGATTTCTTCGGCGTACAGATCGACCACGGAAGGCTGTGGCGCTCCTGCATGCTGCAAATCGATATGCAGGGCGGATTCCGCCAGATCATCATAGACAACTACTTCGAGGGACCGCGATGAGAAACATCTGCATGGAATTTTTAGGACACCTGCCAGACAACATTCGCATCTATAGAGTTCGATACATCTTTGGCTCAATGAACCAGTGGACAGAATTGTTGATTGAAGAGGGCGAGTATCGTCTTTTAGAAAGAGCGTACGAAGCGGGCAAGAACGATATGCGTCGGGAATTTCAAGCACTTGTGAGAGTGCGATGAAAAAGCATCTACAAAACATTTCGGTTGGCTTAGGAATGTTGGGAATAATCGGCGGCGTGATCGCAGTATTTCTAGGTCTGATGATGTTGATACTAATGACACCGCTCGTTGGCGTCCCTGTCGCACTAATTATCTTGGCTTATATTTTGGGGTGGTTATGGAACAACTGACCCGCATCAAGGCCGCGATCTGGTACGATTACCTGTCGGGCCGCTACACGTACGAGTTCGCGTGTGATCTCTACGAGCTGCTGTTAGGGCCGAAGAATCTGCTGTTGAAGGAGCTGGCGTGATGTGTGGACCCGGGCATCCGGAACCGAACGATGATTTGGTGAAGGCGATGCGCGTCTTGGAGACAAGATCGTGGGAGGAGTACGTAGTCGTTACTCGTCGGCTTGAGAAGGAAAAGCATCTCAGTGACATCGAATTTGTGAACCAGAACGGGAGAGGGAAATGATTATTGAAAGAAAACTGAACTGCGGCACTCAGATGTGCTGGGGCCATGTGACACTGAGAGAATTGGAAGAAGTTTTGGATAAGGAGGGCTTGCTGTGAGAGGCAGCATGGTATTGCCCAAGATGGACGGAACAGAAATCCGCCCCGGCATCGTTCTCATTGGAGAGCCGACCCCGCAGCCCGGAACCAACAAACTGCGATGTCTTGCGAATGTGATGGGAATGTTGGCAGTAGTGGAACTATCAATTAAATTCGAGGAAAGCGATTAAAAATGCCGAATCACATTAGCAAGTACATGAGTTCGGCGAGTCTGATCGGGCTAGCACTAATCTTCTTCAACGTGGTCTTGTCAATCGCTTATCTCCTTCAAAAAGATTATCGCCGATCACTCTATTTTCTATTCGCGGCGGCGATCACTTGTACGGTGGTGTTATGATGAGCGAACAGAAGCCCTTTGAGGCGCTGCGGGGCCTGGTGGCAATGTGGCGTGATAAAGCTGTGCGTTGGAGCTTGGCAGGTCCAACAGTCAATGGTCAGACCGTGGATGCGTTGCGTTATTGCGCCGACGAACTCGAAGCCCTGCTCGCCGTCCCAGCAGCAGGAGAGCCGCCCGCGCCAGAGCATACAGTCTGGTCCGATGAGTCATCTGAATGGAAAAAGGCTGTACGATTCTGCGAAGAGCATTTGCGCGGAGAGGATGAGGATGGATGTTCTTGCGAGTTGCACAGGATTCTAAACGCGAAAATAGCCGAGCCGCCCGTCAGACGCATCTGGCGTTGTGCTGAATGTCACCATGAGCACCAGACTACTAGCTATTGCGGCGTCATAACCGAAGCAGGTGGTTGCATGTGCCGCTACGAGTACATCGAAAGCGTGGAGCCGCCCGTCGAGGGCAAGCAGGGGGAAGCGGGCATTGAGCAGCAGTTAAGCGAAGCTAAGAGGCTTCGTGATAAAGCCGTTGGCCCAGAGTGGCAGCGCCAGCAAGGACGTGTAGAAGGATTCGAGCGGTCATTGGGCGCCCGGTCTAGTCCCAGATCGGGCGATTTTCTTTAAACTCTTTTAAACTCATTTAAAATAGTTCTTGACAAAGTTCTCGTCTTGTGGTAGTCTGTCTGTGGAGAATGCGATGAACTTTAAACAACAAGCAGAAGCGTTCATATCGGAGATAACCAGCCGGAAGTCTGACCCAATCAGACCGAACACTCTGCACGTTTACCGTTCCCTTCTAGACGCTCGCATCTTACCCTTGATCGGCGGGGTGGAAATGGCGGACGTCGGCAACAAGACCGCCAAGATGCTCGTAGGCCGTCTCACCGAGGCCGGACTGAGTCCTTCCACCATTACCTTGGCGGTCAGCTTGGTGAAACAGATCGTGAAGTCGGCGGTGGACGAAGAGGGCAACCAGCTCTACCCCCGCACGTGGAACGCCCGGTTTATCGACTCCCCCCGGGTCGACCCGATGTCTCAAAAGGCTCCTATATGCCCCCTTCCTGCAATACAGGGGGCCGTGGGGACGACTTCTAGCGAAACTAGGGTCTTGGTAGCCCTACTGGCCGGGACGGGCCTTAGAATAGGAGAAGCACTGTCCTTGACTGTGGGGGACTGGGACGGGGAGGCGGGTACGCTCCGCGTCCATTCTACCCGGGTTGACGGGGAGACCCAGCCGCACACGAAGACAAAGGCGGGCACCCGCACGGTCGACTTGGACCCTCAGCTGAACCAGCTCCTCCGTTCTCAATTTGGGAACCGCGAATCGGGAACGCCGCTGTTCCCATCTTCCGATGAGACATACCGCCGTCAGCTGGCCGCTCTCCACATCCCCGGGTTTCACAGCTTGCGCCGCTTTCGCATCACTCTTCTCCAAGCGAACAACGTACCCGCGACGCTCATCAAGTTTTGGGTAGGCCACGCAGCGGGTGACGTTACGGAGCGCTACACCAAGATCGGAAGTCAAATCGATGAAAGGAAGTCATGGTCTGAAAAGGCCGGACTGGGGTTTCAACTGTGATTCTTCCTCGCTGGCTTCGTCATTGGGGCGCGAAGGTTCTAGTGATGCACTCGGAGGAATGGGGTGGAATGCTCCACGACTACAAGAACGGGCAATGGGAATTGCTTCACAAATGGGACACGGAAGAGACATCGGACGCAGCAATTGAGATCGTCGGCAACATGATGGACCGCGCGGAAGATGAAATTTTTATCTCATCAATCAGTTGCGGGCCGGGCAACGGCATGTTCATGGTTGTTGATTCGGAGAGACGCCAGTGGGTGCGCGCGTTCTGGACCGGGATTTACGAACCGGACGAAGCGTTCAAGGATGTAGCTGTGAAGTGCAGAGAGATCGCGGACCAAATGGGTTATAGGAGACCGGATACGGAGGAAACAGCATGAAGGAAGAGAAGCGCATCTACGTAGTCATCCCGGCGACCGTTCAAGTCCCAGCTCCTGCTGGCGTGGGATACAGCGGGAAGGTGATGCACGTGCTGCAACCTATGGGACGGCAGATCGCGCAAGCGTGCCACGCGGTGAGCATGCTTCGCCACGAGAACCCACCGGAGAAGCACTGCCACGAGTTCCAGCCGATCACCACGATCATCTTACAAGCGCGCGATTCGAGGGAGCTGATGCACAACTTCGCCACCTTGGTGAAGAAGAGACTCTACCCGGTTCTCTTCTCCGACGAGAACGAAGCCGCGTATGGCAAATTCAATCCGATCACGGCGATGGCTGTGCTGGCGGAACCGAAACAGATTGTGGACATCCTCGACTATCTGCCGCTGTGGGGTAGTTGATGCCGGGTAAAGACATCCCGATGATTATGTGGGGCACTTACCGGGATAAGAAGGAGCACCCGCACATCGTGCCCGTGATTGAGCGGTACGCGATGCCGGGCCACATCTTGAGCGAGAAATGCTTCTGTGGGCCGAAGCTTGACGTTCGACCGAACACAGTAATTTACATTCACAACATCGTTCACTAGAGTTTAGGAGGATTTATGGAATTCTTGGAATTGGCTGCATCGATCATCGGATTTGCCATCGTAGCGCTAATGGTTCTACTCGCCGCCGCAGTTTTAGCGGTCAAGTGGGTCAGCTTCCTCGCGAAGCATCTTCTCTAGGAGCGTACGGTTCAAAATCCGCCGACCACGGATTGTCCGCCGTCGTCGTAGCCATAATCTCCCTAGCTCTCTCGATTCTCTTTTCCAAATCCAGCTCGTTGTTTTGAAACAGGTCCAGCTGCGCGTATCCACGAAAGCCGATATGCGCACACACAGGCTTCCCATACGCCGCCTCCCATCCGTTCGCTCTCATCACGTTCCGAATCAGGCCGTCATCCAAGTGCGTGATCTCGTGCCAAGGGCCGAACGTGCGATCTAAGTAGCCGCGCGTGTCGGAAAAGTATTCATCGTTGATGTGGGGGACTAGAGCGTCTAGAAGTGGGCGACGCAAACAGGAGCCGGGGTTGGTATACAGGTGTCGGTACTTCCACCGCTTGTCCGGGTGGCGTCTGCCGCAGGAGGCCGGGGAGGTCTGAGACTGGTGCCACTGGAAGAAATAGGGGTATACTAGGACATCTTCTTCCACCAAATAAACGCTCTCAGCCCACCGGGACGCGTTTTTTATGGCGTTTAAGATGTTCCAGCAGCCGGAAGGCGCAGAGACGTGCTTTCCCGCGCGAAACAAAAAAGCCTCCGGAAGGTAAAGATCGCGGACGATCTCTATCTCTCGGAGGCGTGTTTCATCTATCGAGTCTGCGTAAATGTGGACGTCAGGAGACGAGGTCGGTGTCGACTGGTGCGGGAGCGCTGCTGACAGCTTCTCCAACGTCAGTGCTAACAACTCCGGTCTCTTCGCCGCCGGGATTGCTATGACGGACTTGTGCTGGGTTGGGAGCATTCTTGTATGCCTCCGGGTCGTAACTGTCAAAGATACTGTTCCACTTTTCGTCAGACGTCGTCTTGCTGGCCGCGCCGTAAGTCATTCGTACCGCGCCGCGTGCCAACTGATCGCCGCCGCCGTTAACTGATCTCATTTTTGGTTTCCTCTTTTTCTTCCACCGGGATTGCGATCATCCCCGGGAGTTGTTTACACGGTACCCGCCGAAACGGAGGGACAGCCGCGTGCTTACGCGCCAGCGCCTTCTGAACTTCCTGTGTCGTCATCTCGCAGCCCTTTCGGAAGCATCGCTTCCTCTTCCGCTGATAGTTTCTCAGGCGGTGTGCCGAGATAAGCGAAGTCGAGATAGTTCTTGCGGGTCGGTTCAACCCCCATCTCCTTCATCTTGTTTAAGACGATATCGCTCATTCCGCACCTCCTGATTCTTTACCAGCATACACTAGTTTGGCCTGTTTGTCAAGCGCTTTCTTTTGGGCTGCTTCCCTAGTGTCGTTCACGCCCTTCTGGGCCTCTTCCGAGATTTTCAAAATCTGCTGGCGCGTCTTATCGAGGCTCTGTTTCCCGTCGGAGTACTTCTTCCAAACGTTCTTCACCAGCTTCTCGTTCTCCGGCGACTTCCACTCCGAGGGGAACATTTCACGAACGTGCTCCCACACAACCGATTGCAGTTCACGAGGCTTGATGCCCAGCTCCCCGGCAGCTTGACGGTACGCGTCCGCGTAAAGCGGGTACGTTCCCTTCACTCCGGTTCCGGTGTGCTTCCCAGCCTTGCCGAAGTTGTCCAGCACTTCCGGCGCGCTACCGCCCAGCGGCTGCATCAACCCCGCAGCGACCGCGTGGGTGTCAATCGTTACGTCCTGATCGTTGGTCGGGTCAATGATGTTGTTGTAGAAGTTACGAACCTTGTGCATACCGCCCAAGCGTTCCGAAATATTCTCTCTGCTTCCATTGTCCAAGACTGAGAGAGCGTTGTCGATCTGCGGCAGGGAACCCCACGCGACCTTGGACGGACTCCCGTCCGCGTTGGTGCGCAGCCCACGGTTCTCACCAGTGCCCGGGTCGATGGAATGGAACTCCCGACCATTGTGCGCTTCGTCGTATAGACGTACCCAAGCAGCGCGGTCGTACGGGTCGGTCAACTGGGAGAACTTCTTTCCCTCCAAGTTGTCGAGCGCCTTCCCTAGGTCTTCGTTAGCCCCTGTGTTCTTCACGATGTCGCGGCCCTTTTGAAGCATCTCGGGAGTCGTGACCGTGTCTTGGTGATTCGTGTGAATGTCAGCGATACGGCGCGCCAGCGAGACGTTCATGTCCCAGTCCTTTTGAGGCGACTGGGTCGCGATGGTTGCAGCCGACTGCGGCTCCGAAATGCCGTGCTGGTCCGCCAAATCTTTCGACAGCTTGTTTGCAGACTCGTACCACTTGGCGTTCGCGGCCTGCTTCTCCGGGGGAACCTGATCGTAGATGAACTTCAAGTTGTCCTTCACGTGACTCACGAAGCGGTCCATGACCTTGCCCGGGTCCTTCACGCCTGCCGGAATCTTCACGCCCGGGTAATCGCGAACCGTGTCCGCGAACTTCTGTTGCAGCTTCTCCGGCGTGTTCTTCAATGCCTCTCTACCAACGACTAGAGGCTCGCCTTCCAGCGGGTTCTCCGTCGCGGCCTTCCCTTCCGGCACGCGGGTTGATACGCGATCACTTACTTGCGGGGTTTGAACTCTTTCTCCAACTGTTCCCGCAGCTTCGCCTTCTCTTCCTCCGACATTTGCTGCGCGGATTTGATCGCCTGTTGTGCCAGCTCTTCCGTTGTTAGGCTCATTTTGTTCTCCTAGTCTTCTCGACGCTTCATCTCCCATAGCCTTGAGTCTTTCCGGACTATAGTGGTACTGGGTCGAGAGATTGTTCTCGCGCACCCCTGCATTTTCATTTATGATATCAGAAACCGCTGGTTTTGTCAAGTGTTCTTTTGCTTGATCTACCGCAGCGTGCATCATACTCATGGCGGTATCGTGATCGAATCCCGCTGTGCGCAAGAATCGAAGAGCCATCGTGCCGTCCCCGCCCGCTTTCGGGTCGAACTGAATGCTCTTATCGCGAGGGAGATCGGAGAAAGCTTCGTCCGCAGCCACGCCGCCCATTAGCATGCGTATCACGCCGGGCAACTTCTCTGCTTTGATGCGACGCGTGGCAGCGTCATAGAACTGTCCGTTATCCCAAAATACAGCAGCATTGACACCCTTCGGCATATCGGGATGAGTGTGTCTCAAAACACCGTCGGATAAAAATCCTTCGTTGTGCCCCACCATGTAGTGACCTAGCTCGTGCTTCATGGTGTTTTCAATAGGCATTCTCCCGCCCTTACTTCCGGGGGTGAACAGAGGAGCCTTGTTCGGAACCGAGTAACCGCCCTCATTCGGAATCGATGCGCGCTCCCCGACGCTCCATTCTTGAGCATTAGGAAACTCTTTTTGTACGGCCTTCATCGCCTGCTTGTGAGAAAACGCATCAACCGCCTCGTTGCGAGTCTCCCCACCTTCAGTGACTTCGACATTGTATCTCTGCTTTAAAGGTGTATGATACTCGCTAGTAAGGAACGCTTCTTCATCTTCCTTACTTAGGTTTGCTTGCTCTTCTCGTTTTCCTTCTTTCCCGCCGCCAGCTTCATCAGCCGCTCGTGCTTCTTCGGATGAAACTCTTGCAGCAGGTCCATTCGGTTTTTCTCCTGCTCCTCCGGCTCCAGCTTGTTCTCCTTCTGGTAGTCCGCCATCGGCAGGCCCTTCATGAACTCCTGTGGTGCTTGGTGTTTCACCGTTTCCATTGAATACTCCTTGTAGTTTCTTGACATATTCTGCTAGGCGTCCCGGACTCATATGGTAATTTTCGTGCAGACCTGCTTCACGAAGAGGCGCGTTTGCTCTCACGAGCGCGAGCGCTTCCGGGTTAGATACGTGTTCCTTCGCGCGGTCATAAAGAGCATCGAAGACCTTATTCAAGTCATCGCCCTTCAATCCGCCTTCCCCTCTCAGAATTTCACGAGCACGAGCGATGTCCGCACGCGCACCCGGATTTCTGTTGATAGAGATGTCGTGGTGAATTTCATCGAACGCTGGACCGCCGAGGATACCTACGACGCGCTGGGCAAGACCCTTCGCGCCTTCCTCCGCGTCCGATACGTCCGCTTGCACAGACGCCGCAGCGTTGTGCTCCAAAGCATCCGGGTGACTTTCCGAGATGAAGTTAATCGGGTTCAGCTTCTCTGCCGCGAACGCCAGTATGTGTCCATGCTCATGCTCCATGTTCTGCAACGGCGTGCGGCCTTCCACGCCCTTGATTTCCATCGCCTTCTCGGTCGCCTTCATGACCGGGCTGTGCGCGATGTTCTCATCCGCGAGAAGATCGGCCTGCTCCTTCTCTTTATCTGTCACGGCTTCCGCAACAGACTTCTTCTGTTCCGCCGCGTACTTTTCTTGAACCTTTTGAACTTCCTGCTGCCACTTCTCTCTCGCAGCCTTGTTCTTCTCGACAGCCGTTTGAACCGCCTCGGCCATCTTCGCGCGACGCGCGCCTTGAGACTGATTGACCTGTTCTAGCAGCTCGCGGTCAGCGTCCGTCAAGTTCTGCGTCGGCGTGCTGTCCAAGTACTGCTGGAACTGCGTCATCAGGTTGTTCAAGCTGCTTCTTTCGACAGTCGTGCCGACACGGGTTGCCAGCGCAGCGTGCAGCGCGTGGTCCGGTGGAGGCATCACAGGTGCGATAGGCTGAGGTGGAGGCGGCAGATCGGGGCCTGCTGGGCCTTCCGGATGCGGTACGTTCGGAGCCTGCGATTCCGGTACGGTTGGACCGCCCGGCGTTGCCGTTTCGTTTTGAAACGATCTCGCCATCATTTCGTTACGAGTCAAATCATCCGGTAGAATGGCTCTGCTTAATCCTTCTCCCAGCACGCTTCCCGCAGCGCTTCCTACGATTGCTCCCGGGAGTCCGCCGACAGCAGCGCCCACGCCGCCCCCAGTGACCGTTGATAGGCCTCTAGCTGACTGCGCGGCGATCTTGCGCGCGGTGCTGGCATCTCCGCTACCGCGTAAAGTCTTCTCTCCGTTGTACAGCTGGCGGTCGATAGCGTTACGCACACGGATGTGCGCAGCCTCGTCGCGCGCCCAATCGTACGCTTCCGGAACGCCCGCTTCCTGCAAAGAGCCGTAAATGCCGTTGCGCAAGCTGTTGATTACCGCTTCGTTCGCCGCGTAAACCGGGTCCGACTCTCTCAAGCTGGCCGCGTCGCCCGGCTTCTGTACCTTCAAACGGTTCTTCGCAACCAGTTCTTTACGAACCGCGTCCGCTTCCCCGTTCGTCATATCCTTGAAGTCGTAGTCTTCCAGCACCTTCATGCCGCGATCACGCCATCCGGGAACATTCTGGTCCTTGTCGAACAGCGCGTTCGCTACGTCTTCAAAAACGTTTGTCGTGATCGGGCGGTCGGCGTTTGCCTTCACCGCACCGCCGCGCTTGTTCTCGATAGCCTGTCTGCTGTCTTCCACCGCGTCGCGCGCAGACTCCACGTCTGTGATACCTTGTCCGCCGCTCAGCTTGTCAGCCTTGTGCTGCTCTTCCGCACCACGGCGCACGATCTCATAATCGTTGGCGTCATATGGCGCAGCCTTCGTCGGAGGCACAACGCGTTGGAAGTCTTCCTTCGCGGCGTTCGCCTTGTCGCTGACTTCGCTCGCCTTTGAAAGCAGTTTGCCCGCAGCACGTCCTAGTTCATTGCCCTTGTCGTGCCACATCTTACTCGGGACGGCAGGTTCGCCCGTAGCCTCTTGGTGCACAGCTTCCATCAACTTCAATCCAGCGAGATCGGTCATACCGCCGGAGATGTCGCCCTTCTCAAATTTTTCCGATATGCCGTTAACGAGAGGACCCAACATCGGAATGCGAGACAAAACTTTATCCGCAGCTCCGGACAACGAACCGCTGAGCGCCATAGCCTGATTCATGGGAATCGAGATGCCCGTGCCCGTTGGAATCAATCCGCTCCACTCGTGACGCTTATCCCACAGTTCGCGAGACGTTTCCAATTCTCTGTTAGCTTTCGCGTCCAACTCGTCCGCAGGCGCGTCGATCAAACGGTGCAGCGCGAGCTGCGTACGAGTCGGCGGCTTCGGTGTCTTGTCGTACGTATTTGTAACCGCGCCGATCACTTGTCCGGGAACAGCAGGCAACGTCGATGCAGCTGGCATGCCCTGCCCGGCGCGCATCTGGTTCATCTTCTGTTCGATCTCAACTTTCTCTTGTGGCGTTGCCGGGTCGGAGAACGCGTGGTAAAGAGCGTTGGGAAAACTTAGAAGGCCGTGGATTGAGTGGGCTACGCCCGCATTCTCTTCTCCTTCCATTGGCTTCGCTAAGAAATAATTACCGATCTTCTCAGCGCCTTCGAAACGAGTTCCCTTGGTGGGGTTATCGTTGTGCTTTCCGAATCCGTAGTCGAATCCGCTCGCAGCTGGTGTTGCAGGTTTCGCCTGCTTGCCGAATCCGTAATCGAATGTCTGGGCTGGGGGCGTGGGCGCAGCCTTGCCTGTCGGCTTCCCGCTGTCATCAACGCCGCCGAGAACCTTGCCCGCAACATCAAAGGCTTGTCCGTTCTCGATTCGCGTTGTGCCGGGATACGGCGGGACATTAATCTGCTTCGGCCCGCTGTCCAGCGTGTCTGGTGTTGCGTTTGCGTCGGTCATTATTGTTGTCTCTTACCGTTCACGTATACGTTGCCTTGCGCGTCTACTACGCTGCCGTCTTTCGCCAACCATACAGGCGTTCCGTCAACAGCCTTACCCATCTTGGTCGGGTCTACCGCGTTCTTCGGCGGCTGGTTGTTTGGAACCGACCCGGGGTTGATCGCGCGGCTAAAGCTGCTGGTCCCAGTTGTGTTTGTGATCGCGTTAACATCCACGCCGAACTGACTGAGGATGCTGGTCGTGTCAGGCGACAAAAGGCCCGGGATATTTCCCTTGCCCATGATGGTGTTGTAGCGTCCGTTCATTGCCTTCGCACGAGCGGCTGCCAGTTCTGCCATCGCGCGGAACGAAGACTGTAGTTCCGCTGGCGTTCTGTTCTCATTGATCGACGCCGCAAGTCTTTCTTCCTGATCTGTTGGAGGAACGTGGCCGTTCTTAATGAAGTTCAAGAATTCGTCCTTAGCCGTTTCCGCCTTGATCTTGAACGCTTGAGCCTCTTCGAAACCGACCGTGCCCGCCTTGATCTTGTTCAACGCGGTGTTCACAATCGGAGAGCCGATGTTACGCAGCCCTTCGATGCTGCGGTTTGCTTCCCCTGTGTGGTAAGCGAAACGGTTCAAGCTTTCGACCTGTCCGCCCATGCTGTTCGGCTTGTCGGAAGCGAGTTCCTGATTCATCGCGTAACGCTGCTTGTAAGTCGTCTCGCTCCACGTCGGGTCCTTCGCGAGCAACTTCGCCTTGAACTCCGCGTTCGTGTTCTTGCGCATCGAGTACAGCTTGTTCGGGTCTAGCTGGTAGTTCTCCGCAGCGGCAACCAGAGTATCCGTGTCGCCTTCCGCGAGGGCGTTGGTAGCCTCGGCCTTGTTCTTTTCCTTCTTCTCTTCAAATGCTAGGCTGGCATCCGCTGCCGTCTGCGCTTGAACCGCGATGCGGCCAAGAATCTTCTTTTGAGAGTCTGTGTACTGGCCGTCTTCCAGCATCTTCTTTGTCGATGCCGCCAGCGCCGCAGCTTCTTCGCCGTGCGCAGCATCCGCCTTCTTCTGCAAGTCGGTTATCATCGACGTTGCATCATCGGCCTTCTTGTTGTACGCCTCGATTTCCTTATCCGGAATTGCTTGATCTACAATGGCTTGCAGCTTCTGGCGTTCCTCTTGAACGCTCTTGATGCCCGCGTTCGCAGCATCCAGCGCCTGCTGGTTGTTCTGTTCCTTCGCCATCTTGGCTTGCTGCTGATACACAGCGAGATGCGCGTCCGCGTTCTGCATGTGTTGAACAATGCCGTCGTACGGCTTTCCCGGGACAGCAGCCAGAGCTGCGCCGACTGTCGGGTCCGTGATGAGCGGTCTGATCGAAGCCATAACGTCCGGGCTGAGTTCCTTCCCGCCGTTGACCTTCGTCAAAATGTTTGTGTTGTCGCGAGCAGCCGCAAGCTTCAAGCTGAGCGCGTTGTCTTGCGCCATCGTCAACTTCGTACCAGCGGGCAATCTCATTCCGAGTAGCTTGTTGTACGCAGCGCTCTCGTCCCCGTCTATGGTCTTCGTCGCATCGGAGCCGTCCTTGGTTGCGACCGTCATGATCGAGAAGGTCGGCTTCATAACAGGGTTACCGAACTGATCGATCTTTTCCTTCCCGTCCTTATCGGCTACAGGCACTTCTCCGGTAGCGCGAACAAGAAAATCCTTCGGGAAGTTCTTGTCCTTCTTCATACGGTCCATGACTTCTTCTTGGGACACGCCGTCTTGCACATCGTTCGACTCTCTGTACTGAGAGAAGAACGCCTTGTTACCTTCTTGAAACTGCTGACGGTGCTGCAAATCCTGCTGATAGAAGTTGCGGTGCAGCGCAATGTTTTCCGCTTGTGACTTCGCCATCAAAACTGCGTCCTTCTGTTCTTGAGCGAGACGCACATTCTTCGCGTTCAATGTATTCACCACGCCGCTCAACCACCCGCCCGGGCGGTCGGTCGCGTGAGCCGCGTCGCCGAGCGCTCCAGTCAGCTTGGATGCAAATGAGCCGGGCGCTGACGCTTGATTGTCGTCATCTACAGGACGGTCGACTGCGGGAGTTGCGGAGGCAAGAGCCTTCTGCGCTTCCGCCGCTCTCGCGCTTTGAGCCACTGTCGAGTTCTGCGCGATCTGAGCCGTATGCTTCAAAAATGCTTGCGCGACCGCAGTTGCCAAGTCCGGCGCACCGGAAACAATCGGTGATGGAGGAGGCGCACCGGGTGCCGCGCCTTGCGCGGGAAGCGGGTTCCCGTTCTGATCTAACTGTGGTGTGGCGCTATCTTGAATCGTCATTGATATATTCCTTATCCGAAGAATCCGCCGGGGCCAAATATTTTGCCGCCGCCGAGACCGCTCAAAAAGTTGTTGTTGTTAGCGAAGGGAATTGCCGCGCCCGCGAGAGAAGTAATACCGCCCGCGATGGTCTCCGCTTCCTGATTGTTTTCCTTCGTGATCTGAGATGCTTGTCCAAAGGAGTCTGCGTTTTCGTTGATGGCTCCGGTCTCTGCCGAAGACGCTGCGCTGCCGTACTGCTGTCCGAGAGTTTGCAGCCCACCTTCCGCGCGCCAGTAGTTCTGGTTGCCTTGCTGGTAGTTCTCATTAACGATGTTGTTCTGCTGGGTCGCCAAGTTGTTCGTTGTCTGGGACGCAATGCTGCCCTCGATCTGCTTGGTGATGCCGGATGTCAAGCCGCTGGTACCGCCACCGCCCTCACCCGCGCCAAACGTACGAGCCGCCTGCGCCGCGTTACGACCCGCAGCAGCAGAGCTGTTGATGGCCTGCGTATTGCGCGCAGCCAGTTCAGCCGCGCTGAACCCTTGCTGGCTAGGTCCCGCAGCCAGAGTCGGCGAAAGAGAGTTGCCGATTTCCTTTAAAACATCCGCTTGATTGCCGTACAGCGCTTGATAGTTGTTGTTCAACAACTGGGAGAAATTTTCGCTCCCTTGCTGTAACGACTTCTCACTTGACGATGGTCCGCACATGCTTATTATCCCTCGAAGTCCAATCGATAGTCATCACTGCCCACCGACTTAAATCCTTGTCTTTCCATGAACGCTATCAGCGTTGGACTGACCGAATTGAAGATCATCCCCTTCACGCCGAACGATTCGTAAAACTTTCTAATGGCTCTCAGCCCGGTAATCAGCCCGGCTATCAACCTGCGCTTCGAGACTTCCGACTCCGGCGCGAACTGAATGTGGATGCGAATGTACTCGCCTTCCGCATCGATACGAACGTAACTCAGGGGGCCACGCTCATCTTTCAAACAGAAGGCGAGTAGACTGCCAGCCGCATTGGTCAACCACCATCCCGGCCCGGAGTATTCCGCTTGATGGCCGTGATACGGGTCAGCCAACGTCCACGCAAGAATTTGCGGCTGATCTTGAGCTGTTGAATCTCTGAATTCTATCATGTTATCACAAACACTATAGTCCCTGCTCCGGAAGATGGCGGTACAGCACCCGCTGGTTTGATTGCCAACGAACCAACAAACCACTTTTCCGAGCTATTTGTAGCTGTCGGCGTAAAAGTTCCAGTTCCAAAAAACAGCTGATCTTCCGTGAAAAAACTGTTGGCAAATCCGGCTCGAACTGTATATCCTGAACCCGGCGTTGATGCTGAGTTTGACCCTTGATATCCAAACCCCAATACCATCTGACTGAGAAAGGTAGTGGTCACCGGATTAATGGACGGCGACGTCCCAGATGAAACATACTGGTAAGCCCCGAACGCGCTGATAGGGGCCGTCGTATCCTGTCCTGTGATTTCCTCGTAACCGATTAAAAGAAATGTCGACGCGCCGGACAAATTCACCGTGACATTGTTTCCACCGCTTCCAGCATTCTGATAGCAGGCGTAGGTATAAATCTTTCCACCGAAGCTGGCGTTGTCGTGATTCGAATCTATCAAGTGATAAGTGTTCGTGAACGTATCAACGATGGACGAGATTGTTGGACCGCCAGTATCCGGAGCCGTAACGATCATCAAAAGAATCAAGGAGCCTAACGTGGTTCCCGGGATGTTTATCGTGAACGATGAGCCGGATGAAAATCCAGAACTCGATTGAACATAAGCCAGTGACATTATCTAGTTCCCTGCAACGAGAATCCGAGACCTGCCGCTGTGGCGTCTGCTGATGCCGGACCTAGAACAGATAGAATATCGCCCGCAGCGAACGTCTGTGCAGTGCCGCCGGAAGTTGTAAACGAAGTCGCTGTAGTGCCGGATGCGAACACGATTGTCCCGATGGTCGAGCCGTTCTTTTGAACCAAGAACGTTGTCGAGGCTGTTACAGCCGCAGTCAGCGTTGCCTTGGAACCGGAGAAGTTTGCAGCAAACGTTACCGCACGGTCTACCGGGTACGCCAAAATAATCTGAGAGTTCGTGTACGTGCCGCCAGCGAATGCGCAAACAACGTACGGTCTCGGGTTAAACACCAGCGCTGTCGCGCCGCTGTTGACGTCGACCTCGAAGTTTCCCGAACCTGAATAGCTGGCCGGAGTATCCGACAATCCGATGAACGCTGCCTTGGCCGCTGTGAACAATCCGGTTGCCGCGTTGTACGACGTTAGGAACTCGTTCGAGACGAGCGTGAATCCTTGAGGCAGAACGCCCGGCGGAACGCCGCGCATTGTGTACCAGCCCACGCCGTTGAACACAACCAAAATGCCCGTGTTTGGCGGGAGCGAAATGGCCGAGGAACTGCCATCGATTAGAGCCGCCGATGTTACCATTACGATTCCGGTGCCCCGGTTTTCAATGTACGTGAACCATCCCGAGGGGAACCGGGAGAAGTTCGGGCCGTTCGTTGTCTTGAAACTGGCCGCAACCGACGCAGTATCACCACCAGCCACAGTCGGAACGCTGTCCACCGTTACGGTAGTTGCCGCGAGAGGCGCGAGGCGATCTTGAACTAGCTGTTCTGTATTGGTGAAGCGCTGCGTCCATCCCGCAGGAGACGTCGGGTTGGAAACCGTTCCCCAGTTGATGGCCGAATAAATAGCGCAATTTGTTGCTACCGTCGTCAGCGTGCCAACCGCGTCTGTATAGTCTGCAAATGCATCGAGCGGGTCAGCCGACGAAAATCCCGAGTACTCGGACACGGTCGGCAAGCAGAACGAACTTGTCGAGATGTTTGTAACGACGATAGTGTTCGAACCGCCCGCGATATTGTAAGCGTACCAGAGAGACGTTGGAATATTTCCACCGTCGAGAACGACCGTGATCTTTCTCCACGTGTTACCGTTACTGTCGACAACCGTCGGGTATGTCAAACCACCGTCGCTGGTCTTGACAGATAGCACCATCAGATTGCCAGCCGTGTTCGTGATCGTCGTGGTAGCCGACATCGCGCTCGCGTTGAAGTTCACCGTTTGAACGTGCGCGAACGAACCGCCCGGGGGTCCCGGCAGAATCACCGTCCCCGGAGATGAATTCGAGATCGAGATCAGCGTGTCCAAGTCCGACACTTGAACCGTATAGTTGGTTCCCGTTTGCAGGTTGGTCGCGATTGACTCCACGTCCGTGGACGGAGCCACAGGCGTGGACGAACCACCCGTTTGAATCACGGCACTCTGTGCTGCCGCGTTCGTGAATGGATTCGCTTGGTTGCCGAACGGCATCAAAGAATACTTATCGATGCGCGGTGTCCCGACTTCCGTGCCCACGAAGCTGACGTCGTGCTGCAATGACGGCGGCATAGAACCTGAGAAGAACTGCGGCATATTGTGCGGGATAGGCGGCGCAGGTGCACCTAGTGGCGCTCTCCCGGGAACCGTCGCAGGTACATCAATCGGCGTCAGATTCTCGGGTACCTTCTTCTCGTCTATGAAGTTGTCGGCCATTACGTTTCGATCATTAGACGACCATAGATCGTCATGCTGTACAGCTCGTTTCCGGTTGCGTTTGTGCCGTAATCAACCTTCACCTGCATGTGACGGCAGCGCGCAAGCACCGGGTTCGAACTAAAGTAATAGCGGTTCGGGCTGTAGCTCGTCGCGATAGAGGTAGCCCCGTAGATCGACGGCGGGTCGGCTTGAGGCACCGCGTTCGCACCATTTACGAACGGCGTGAATGTGCCGCTGATCTCGTTGAGCAAATAGCTAACGGTCGGCTGAAACCCAATTCCGGAGAAGTCGAACTCTAAGAATTTCACGAGCGCTAGCTGTCCCGGGTGAGCCAGTGAGATACTGCCCATCGTGAAGAACGCATCATATGAAACGCCCTCGTCTTGAAAGACTGTCAGATCGCGGAACGTTAGATTGTCGGCTGGGAGAACCGAGCCAGCAAGCAGCTGCTTAATGCCCGGAGATGTTTCCACGCTTTGAACCAGCTTGACACCGTCCGTGATCGCCGCGAACGGAGACCAGATCGGTTCCGGTCCTTGCGCAGCGCCCGGCACTTGGTGCGGGTTCAAGCGGTACCACCCAGTTGAGCCGTCCGCAACAAAGATGCAGTTGTCGGTGCCGTTTTGGTGAACCGCCACGTATACGTTCTTCGGGTTCCACGTTGTATCCAAACTTCCGAACGACGGCTGATTAGCGAATTGATCGCCCAGCGGGAATCCAAAGTTTGAAAGGTTCAACGCAGGAGTGATTACACGGAACATATTGTCTGCGGAGAAGAAGTAAATTTCTCCCGCAAACACGTCGCACGCGTTGTAAGATAACAGTCCCACGCCCGGTGCCATCGTGACCGAGAAGAAGGTCGCAGTTGCTGGACCGCCGCCGATCATTTCAATACTGTCAGTCAAGAATGTGACGATGCCTTGCGGCGTCTTCACAAGACGGATGACTGGAGCGAGGAACGGAAGGTTGTCAGCAACGTTAAACGCTTGATTCGGATTTCCAACTTCCGTGTCCGGGCCTCCCGAAAAGGCCACGCTCTGTCCGAGCGCGCCCCAAATACGCTGGTAGTTGTATACCATCGGAAGGAACGCAGAGTTCGGCGGATTGTTGACTCCGTCAATCGGAGCCGGGAAAAGAATGTTCAAGCCCGGGAAAACGCTGTTCGCAACGCTGGGCAGGAAGTCTTGGAACTGCCACTTCGAGATTCCAGCCTGAGACGGGATGTTCGGGATTTCTGTTAGCTCAAACATATCCGCAGCACCGCTCGCGCTGTCTGCGGAACGATAGATGACAATCGTATCAACCTGTGGGTCCGGCGAATAGTTTCCTAAAATTGTGTTTACCGCGCCAGAATTCGCTCCGATAATTTGATTTGCGGGCGACGCGGATGAAATCGCGCCCGTCTCGGAACCGAACGGCGGTCCTAGAACGACACTGCCCGGGGGAACTAGTCCGCCGCCCAATGGCAGAGGCGAATAAGCGTCCGTCAGCGTTCGAGACTTATATGCATATGCATATGCAAGACCGAACAACCACGAGAGCGAGTTTGTCGATACAGGTCCAACCGCCTGCCACGTGATCGTACCATCCGTTACTGTCGGCGGGATGGAAGACGGGGTGACCCATGTTGGTTGAACCGAGCCTGATGTTCCTGATTCGATTACAGCTTGAACGAAGTTGTTTGTGCCGTCGACCTCGGAACCACCGAACGGCTCTGAGGGACCGGGCGGCTGAAATCCTACCGAAGGGAAATTCCAAGTTTGTGCCGCAGCCCACGCAACGTTCTGTCCTACGCAGGTCCACGTGATGCTGCCGTCCTGTGTGGTTCCGCCGTACGTGGTTGCCCACGCGGTGTACGCTGCCGAGGCGCTGTGCGTTTCCGAGACGCCTTGCGCGTTCTTGACCGTTATTGTGTTCGTTGTTGCGGACACAACCTGATACGTTCCGTTATTTCCCGCGTTCGTAAATCCACTGAATGTGATCTGATCGCCCGCAGCCGGAGTAACGGTCCATGTGCCGGAGCCGAGCGTGTACGTCGTGTTGCCGCCCGAAGCGTTACCAGCCGTGATGCTGACCGCTGTCGCGAGCGTAGTTCCCGGAATGTGGCTCCCACTGGTTCCGCTTGCGATACAGACTTGAAAGTTTGCTCCGTCCCAAATTACGCCGAACGTCAAGCCTTGAGCCTGCCACTGAATGTATGGCGTGCTGGCCTGCCACGCACCTTGTCCGAGATTCAACCACTGAATCTGTCCGTCGCTGACCGTGGTACCGATTCCCGCGCTTGCGGGGAACGGCTGGTAGCCTGACGACGATGTTCCGCCAACCTTCGGTACGAACATATAAACCGTTGTGAGAGGCGGCGCAGGAAGATTGTTTGTTAGAATGAAGTTTGGCGTGCCATTCAAAGACAGCGTGCTGCCGCCGCCCTGCCACCCTGTGTACACATGCGACGGCTTCCAGCGCATCAGCGCCATGCCAGCAGGTGTCGAATAGTTGCCAACCGCGAACCAGTGCGTGTTGTTGTCGAAGTAGCTCGAACCCGGATACACGCCGGAGAAGTGCGGCTCGTTCGCCGCAGCTCCCGTTTGCCCGAGGCTTCCAGAGTTCTTATAGTTACCGTAGATCGCGCTTACGTTCGCGACCGCAATAGCCGCCGGATCTGCGAACGACGGAGCCGGAGTGTGGCCGAAAAATCCAAGATCGGTGTAGAACGAATTGGCCTTCCAATCGTTCATGATACCCGCGTTCTGCCACGTAACGCCGCCGTCAACCAGCGTCGAACCCTCCGCAGTCGCGGATGCCCAGTTCGGTTCTCCCGTTCCGGTTGTGCCGAACTGCGGATTGGACGGGTTAGAGCCGTCCGCGTTCGTGCCGATGACCTGCCAAATTTGCGGCGTAGCGTTCGTGTCGAGCGTCAGACCCATCGTTGAGAATACGGTCGAGGCTTGCCACTTCGATGCCGCAGCGCCCGAAGATGTGATCGTAACCGACGGCTGGGTCGTCGGTGCTACAATTCCCCAGTTCCAAATCGTTCCGTTCAAATTCAGCGGGGTGTACTGTCTCGTGTCAATGCCATCGCCCATGTAAAGGATGCCAGCTACGGAGACGAAATACATCTGGCCCGCGCCCGGAGACTTGGCTACCAAGAGAACCTTGCTGCCGTTCTGCTCATCCCAGTAAACGCCGCCCGCTGTGATCGCTGTCGCAGCGATTGTTTCCGCGATACCAGCCGGGTTGTTCAACGTCAATGTCGTTGTTGTTGAGGCCGTTACAGTGAACGTACCGTTGTTGCCCGCGTTGGTTCCGAAGCCCGCGATCAAAAACTTTAGTCCTACATATCCGTTCGAGCCGCCGCCGGGAAACGTGCCGTTGTAAACCGTGGTGCCCGCAGACGCGTTGTTAGCGCTGGTAACTGTCAGCAGACCGCTCGACGAGGTGTCGATAATTACGCGAATGGTTCCGTCAGACAATTGGAAAGAGAACGCACGATCTGGGGTGGTCGGATAAAGCGAGCCGCCGCCGAACACACTCATGCCGGGGCGACGCTGCAACGTCAAACGGTTGGTCAGCTCGATGTTGCGTCCGCCTAGAAGTGCATCCGGTCGTCCGCCGTAGAATCTTGCTGTGTAAACGTCGGACGGGTCGTGCAGCACCGCACGCTGGGTGTACAACCCGGTGAAGGCACGGTCCATGAAAATAGGAACGTACTTGGGCTGCTTCTGTGGTCCGCCTCCGCTGCTCTCAACAAGTGTAGTCATTAGTCTTTAAACGCCTCTGCTGTTATTTCCTATCTGCGCCATTCCTGCTGCTGCGGCGCGTTCCGTGCCGCGCGCCAGCCACTGTTGGGCGAACGCGTTCTTCTGCATTTCTGTCAAGCCTGTTGACTTCGCCATCAACGCGGCTACTCCACGCTGGCGGTAAAGCTGCGCGCGAGCGTCATCGACGCCAGCCATAGCTTCCGAAAGGAACAAATTGTTGTAAACATCCGAATACTGATCGGGGATGGGTGCCCACGAGAAGTTGTTCGCGTAAGCCGAAATCGTTTCCGCAACGCCCGCCGCGTTTGCAAGAGTCAGCGTCGTAGTCGTGACGCTCACCACAGTGAAAGAGCCGTTGTTTACCGCGTTGGTCTTGAATCCGGTGATGATCGCAGTCGCGCCCGTGGGGAACGATAGAGGGTCAAAGCTACCCGTGTATACCGTGTTGCCGCCAGCCGCGTTCGCCGCAGAGGTGATAAAGTATGGCCCAAACTGAGGAGCCAGCTTCTGATAGGTCACCGTCACGGTATAAATCTTGTCCGGCACGCCGAGGAAACGAAGCTTGTAGTTCAACACGCTGGTAATGACGGACGAAGACTCTACCGACACCGCGCTGGGACGCTGTTGAAACGATGAAACCGCCAAGGCTGAATTGTTATAAATGTCTTTGATTTCGTAGACGTTGCCCGCATCATCTGTCAGCGCGACTTTTTCCACGAACGACATATCTGGCATCGTTGCTAAGGTGTAGTCCTGCTGTCCCACAACAGTGGGAAACGTAACCTCGTTGCGATTGAACTGCCACGTCAGCGGCGCGTTCAGCATCGAGTTGCGAACCATAGAGCCTGTTGAGACCGCAGGCTCCTGCCCCAGACCTGCTGTGAGAGGCGCGTACTGAATGTAGGTCTCGACGAAATTGATTGTGTTTTGTAGTGTAAAAGTCATGATTATGGTCTCGGGTAGTTATACGGCCAAGCGCCGCCTTGGAAGTTATTGCGGCTACGTGCTGCGCCAAAGATGGTGCGGCTGGGAATGAACTTATTTTCTTCCAGCTCACGGTCTTCCTTCACGCGCATGCTGTTCAAAGATTCCTTCCACACCTGATACATATCCTTGAACTTCGCGTACACCGCCTTCTCGGGGGAGCGCTTGTACAGCTGCGCAATAAACCCTTCACGAAAGTGTGGCTCGAATTCGTCGGGCAACGGTGCCAGCGTCTGGCTCAAGCTGACGAAGCGAACAGGCTTCATTTGTGCGATCAGATTAAACTGCCATTCGGTGCCTGTCTGAGACGGAACTGGAGAGAAGCGGAAGCCCCACCCATTCGGGTCAAGAACCGTCCACACAGTCGTTGCGCCAGTTCCTGACACTGTGGTGCCGGGAACCGCGTTCGCAGCTGCTAGAGGCGCTGTAGTGCCCTCGGTACCATACGTGGTTAGGAGCAAGAAGTTTCCATTGGCGTCAATGATCTGAGTGATCGGGTTGTCCGGCTGAGATAGAGGCGCAGTGTTATTGATGATGCCGCCCGACTCGTATGTGCCGGGGTTAGCAACCATCGTAACCGTGATAACGGGCGCAGTCTGCACCGAGTCGCTGATGTTGGTGACAACCCAGTTGCCGTTGTAGGCTACCGGGAACACGCTGGTGACAGTGAGAATCGAACCGAGCGTGACCGTAGACGGGATGTAGTTGACTGTGAACGCAGCGTGCCCGCCGACCCACGAGGCCGCGCTGATGGAAGCGCCGAGCGGGTTGATGTACAGCGAACCCGGGCCGGGGTTGTTCCCCAGCGTAGCACCGCCAACATTGGCTTGTCCCCACGTGCCGTAGTACAGCGTGCGGTTCGGGAACCAATTGACGCGGAAGCCGGGGTCGCCGAGTCCCGCGCCGCCCGTGTAGCTCGCGGTAAACTGTGGTAGCTGACGTCCGCACTCGATGCGAACGAACGGCTTCGGAATGGCCGTGTTATTGATGTCGAATCCGACGCCGCGCTCCAACCACGACATATTAAGCAGCGGGCCTGCGGCTGATATTGCAGTCGCCGCATGAGTTTCCACGGTCCCTGTGTTTTGTAGAACGAGCGCGCCAGCCGATGAGGCGACGCACATGAAGGTTCCGTTGTTGTTCGAATTGGTGAAGCCCGCGATCACGAACGGCACACCGACCCAACCACCGAAGTCACCGCCAACGATTGTACCGAGATAGGTCGTGGTATTCGATGAGGTCGAGACTTGAGATACCGATGTGAGCGTCAGGATTCCGGACACGCCCGCAGCGTTTACGACCGCGTAATCCTGCTGAAAGCTATTGGAGTAAATAGGGGGGATGACGAACTCGTTCCACTTGTGAGGGAAGGCTACGGCGCAGATATCGTTCATCACAGTGTTCGCGCAAGAGAGCGCGATGGTCTGCGTGAATCCGCCCGCGTTGAGTACGGGTTCTATGTCACCGTACGTTTGCGCGACATCAACCAAGTGCTGCAACTGTACGGTTGACAAGCTTGAAAAATATCCGTATGCCATCTATTATTCTCCCGGCCCGTAAGTGCCCGGTGCTCGTGAATTCTGCGGAATGTTGGGACTGATGCGGCAATCTACTGGCGCACCTGCTGCACGGCAGTCTTCCGGCAAGGGTTGTGTTCGGTTGAAAAGAATGTCGAACCAATACTGCAAAGAGTAGACCTTAGGGACGTCGTATATCAAGGTACCCTGAACATTACGGGAAGAATTTGGTGTTGTTGCCGTCGAAACTCTGCTATCTGGGACGCTGTACGCGTTGGACCCGGGCGGCGGATACGGGGGTGTGACATTTGTATTTCCGCCGGACCACAAACTTATTTGAGCGTTTGTTACGGCAGCGACACCAAGAGCAACCATTCCCGGAAAACCTGTTGTAAGAGAATTTCCGTAGTCTTCTGACTGTAGAATTAAAAAACCATTTTGATAGATAGAAAGAATCGGAAATCCGTCACTTCCCGTGATGACAGATAGCCTAATGACATCTCCAATTTGCGGCGTTATTTGTACGACAGGACCGAAGCTGGTTGAAACGCCAGAAACGACTTTATAAAGTTGAAGAAACGCATATGCGCTCCCAATTGGTCCAACCAAATTAAAGCTGTAGAGACCTTCTGACCCGGTTTGCGTTCTGACGCTCGGACTAAACGTATCGCTGGTTGTTGCAAGTGATTTAAGCGTAATTTCCGAATACTGATTTGTAGAAAAAGAGGCTCCGGTATACGCCATAACGCAAGCCGTATTTGCTGCCGAAGGCTCCGCTAAAGCTCCCGCAGTTAATTGTAATTTTGTATATCCAGTCGGGGTCACCCAATTTGAACTTAAATCTCCTGCTCCACTAGTGAACAAGTCGGTTGCAACTTGTGAAGCACCGTCTTCTGGAAACAAAACTATAGAACTTACAGGTACGGGCGCTATCGCTAATCCAATTTGTCCAATCTGAGGGGCAACAGCATCTCCCTGAGAACTGTTCGTATAAAGATAGGTACTTCCTCCCACATTAAGCATAGCCAAACCCTGAACGCCTCCAGTAACAGCGTTGAGAGATTCAAATATTTGACTACGGTGAAGGGAGTGCGACGAAAGAGACCAAGACGTCAAATTAGTAGACTTATAACGTACGGCCTCGTATGGGTCCAACACAGAACCACCTTGGCCCGGCTGGGTTGCGGCACCCCATAGATAGTACGTTCCGCCAACATTAACGATGTTATTTCCTGTAGTTACGGCCCCAGAAATAACAGGATTGCCGGAATACTTTGTCCAGTTTATTCCGTCCGTTGATGTTGCCAAACCAACCGAAAACGCCCCGCCGTTGTTACCATTATAGAACCCGTACCAAGTTCCCGCGACAATTGTTACGCAAATAATGTTATAAAAAGAACCTGAATCCCATGCTCCTGCTGTACCTTTGACTAGGACACTTGACGGAGACTGCAAAGCCCAATTTATTCCGTCACTGCTGGTATATACCAGCATGTTGCCAGTGCCAGACGCGCCCGCAGTTTGAGCGTACATGTAATATGTCGAGCCGTTCTTAAAAACAAAGCCGTTTGTGACGTTTGCAAGAACCGCTGCTCCTCTGCGGGTCCAACTAACTCCGTCAAGAGACTCGGCGTAATACATACTCGATGTCGCGTCATTCGACCAATCACTAACGAGCCAAGTTTTATATACTGTTCCTGACAGTATCTGGGCGTTCGTATCTTGAAACACGGACCAAGATTGAATGCCGACGCCAGCGGTTGCACCATTTAAATCAGCAATGACCGGGGCGATGACAATGCCCTGTTTATTCCAAATACCGTCTTGTTGAACAGCAGAATAACCGCGCCAAGAACTCACCTGAGAATTGGTAACGCTCCCCGCCGAATTTTGGTCGTAGCCGGGACTTCCGCCAGACGTGAAGGTTGTGTCGTAAAAATAATAAATTCTCTTGCCATTTTTATTAACAGTAAGAGCGCATCCGGCAGCCTGAAAGGTTAAAACATCCCCGGCAGCAAAAGTTAGTGTAGTAACTGCGCTGCCTAACTGTGTTACAGAACCAGAAACGTCTTTAAAAACGGTAAGCCTTCCCGCGCCAGCGCCGCCTTGAAAATTAAAAACAGCCAAGTAGCCCGATTGTACAACAGAATTCATACGAACTGCAAGACCGACCGTAGAACCGCTCACATTAAGATTGTTCAACGTAACTTCTGAAATTTGGTCCGCAGGCCATGTTATGCCTGTCCATATTTGTCCGGCTCCTGTCCCTACAGAATTTGGCTCTGTTACGTTCGGGGAACCCGCGACCACTTGCGTCATAGACAGACCCGGTAGAGCGGACCATCCCGCCGCAAGAGAGCCGGACGCAAAATTATCAGAAGCTAGGAGTTGGTTATTTGCCATTTAAAATACCTCAAGCGCAGCGGTGGGAGCGCTTTTAAATTGTGTTTGGATGCAGCCGAAGGAGGTCGATTGAGAAGTTTGTGTGGTGGCTACTGTCGTCATCTTTCCTCGGAGAAAAGAATGGGGCGGAACCGCCGCCCCTCGGGTAAAGGTTAAATCTGTAGGTTCTTGATCGCTGCGGTCTTGGCCTTGTCAACGTCTGAGACGTTGGAACCAAACTGTGAACCGCCGAAACGCTCCGAAGACGACGGCTTGTTGCTGCTGTCTTCGCACATCTCTTGTGCTCGACCCCAACCGATGTTCGTCCAGTTAGGAATCTTGCTCCCATTGCGTGTCAAGTACTCGTCGGTGTCGCCCGGAAGCCAACGCGCTCCACACAGCTGACACTTGATGACTCGGGTGCCATCGGTGAAGACGTGGCTGTAGACCGCCGGGTCGCGCTGCTGACCACGGGTGCGTCCCTTGCCGCCCTTCAAGTGCTTGCAAGCCTTCTGGGTTTCGATCTTGCTGACCGTGTAATTCTCCGACTCTTTTCTGCGCTGGTCGTCGCGCGCCTTCAAAGCAACTTCAAGCGCCGCTTCCTTTTCAGCGATGCGGGCTTCCTTCGCCATCATGATGCTGAGAAGTGCCATGAACTTAGACTCGGAAAGATTTCCGGTCTTTTGTGCTTCTGCTAGCACTGCGTTCACATCAACTTCAGTGGCCGCAGGCTTCTGATTCTGGTTCGTCATTTTACACCTTCAAGGTTGGCAAACTTCTTCAACCGCCCTGTACTAGCCCGGGGTCAGGCAGATTGTCCGAGACTTTCCTGATCTTCGATATCCATGTAACGTTTGCCGTTACGCTTCTCCCAAAGACTGCGGAAATATCTGGCGGATACTGCATTGGGTGATGGTACCCCAAAAATTTTGTGGCACTCTTGTTCGGTGATGATCTCTTTCTCGACGAGCTGAATCGCTATGGTGCGCCATCCGCGCGACTTCTCCCCGTTCGGGATGCCGTGGCTGTCTAGAAGGAGAACGCTCCACTCCCACATCGCGGGCACATCCATGTAGCAAACAGGACGAAGCTTGCGCGGATTCGAGGGGGGAACACAAAACAATCCGACCGTCGGAATGCCGCCGGGTCCTACCCAGCCGTTATCGAAGATCGCCGTCTTAATGCCGTTATCGTTTAACTTCTTCAAAAAATCTCTTGTGGTGGTTCGATTGATGTGACGAGCGGCCTCGTTCGTGAGGTTCTCCTGATCGTCCCACTTGTACGCCGCTGCCATCTTGTTCGAGATTTCTTTCTCGGCGGCGAATGACTCTTTAACGTATGACTTATACTCGTGCGGCCACTTCACCCAGTTCGGCGTGCCGCCCGCGAGCATCTGTTGAATCGCTTCATGTGTAGCGTCTATGTCGTGTCGTTCGTTGAACGGATTCTCGACATCCGTGCCTTTGATGAAGGGCTGGCCCGGCTGATGAATGGTCATTGTTTGTATCCTTTGAGATATTCGATTGCGTTGCTGAGAACTTCTATTGAGTCTTTGAATCTGCCGAGGCCTAGATTACAATCTTCACAGAGAAGGCCGCGTCGGCATTTGACACAACTTCTTCGTATTGGGCAGCATCTGTGATTATGGTCAACGTGCGGCGTTCCTGTGAATTCTTTATAGCAGACAGCGCAACGACTATCTTGCTCTTGCATCTTTGCGTCGTATTGTTCTTGTGTGAGACTGTGTCGACGTAGCCTATCATATTGCCTGTTTTTCTCAAACCAGCGACGGCCATTGTTTCGATTACGTTCTGTATTTTTCTCACGCCATTGACGAACTTTCAAAGTCGATGTTTTCACTTTATACTCTCCCAAAAGAGTTGATTAGGGGCGTGTGTTTGGGCACACACCCCCAATCTGCATCTTAACACAAGTTGCAACCTGTGTCAAGAGGAATATTTACTGAATTGCCGGAACCGAGTCAATGTAGCGAATACGCTGGGTATTCGCGCCAGTTGCTGGTGGCAACGTAACTGTCTGGTGGAACTTATAGCTGCACCACCCACCAATTGTTGAGACAGGGTCAAAGCTGGATGCAGGGGCATCTGTCACGACGCGGCAATCGATGGTCTTCCAATCGCCTTCATCAAGATCAGTGTCTCCCGGCACTTGAAGCCAGACACCGATCATGGCATAATTGCCAAAAACATATGTGCGGTATCCGATCTTACCCGAGCCGTTGTAGTTGGCCGTTGTGGTTACGAACGGGGTCTGCATGAAGCCGATGTTGGTGCCCGGTAGGACAATGACCTTGTTCTGGTCGCTGCCTGCCATTGCATCAAACTTCTCCATGTTTTCGTACTTCCACAAGTCAACGATAGAGTTGTTCACTGTCGTTGCGTTGTAGATGTCACCCAACACGTTCGGGCTGATTGCGCCCAAGAACATGCCACGCTTGCAAGGCAATACGTTCTTTGAAACAAGCTGCTGCTTCAATTCACGGATGGTGCCCAAGTCAATGGTGTACGGAGATGCAAGCAACGACGACTGGTTGACGTTTGCGTCCACACCAGATGCGCTGTCTGCAACTGCGCTGTACAACTCGCTGATCGACTGCCCGGCTTGGTAGCCAAGTTCGACTGCGCTGTTGCCAACAAGCTCGTCAATCGCCGCTGCGATAGCGAACGATGAGAAGTTGCTGTAGTTGTTCCATTCTCCGATCTGTGCCGGAGACGACAACTGAGTGATGGTTTCCGGGTTGCCCACGGTACCATCGGAGTTCTGCACAACGTCACCCGAAAGTGTGTTGTACTGGAAGAACGTACGGTTCACGCCCATGTGAAGGCCCTGAACACGACGTTCTGCCGCGCCAACGAATGCGTTGGTGTTGCCCTTCAAGTTCGGAATCAGTTCCTTGTCGAAAATGATTGCCTGTGCTGTCAGGACGTTTGCTACGTTTGATGCTGAGGGATTTGGTCCGCTCATGGTGTTGCTCTAGTCTTTTGCTCCCGCTGTGCGGGGTGCCAGTTACTGAATACGAATCCCGTAAGATAGCAAAGTCTTGACGAATTGAGGGTCCGTCTTCAACTTCTTCTTCATTGTTTCCGGGTCCATTTTCTTTACTGACTGTAGGAATTCCTTCCTTGCGAGTGCTGGGTCTTGTGCTCCCGGACGTTGTGCGCTCAACGTACCCGGAGGTAGGCTCCCATTCACTCCCGGACGACGGGCCGCTGGTTGCACATTGGGTGCGGCGGCAGGCGTCGTTACCGTTATCTCTGCCACAGGCTGACTAGGCGCTGCGGGCTGTGTTGGTTCTGTTGGTACTGCGGCGGCTGGGTCCACGACCGGGATTGCCGGAGCTGCGGAGGCTGCTACAGTAGCGGGTGTGGTCGGATTAGCGACCTCAACCGCATGTTTCGTTGTCCCGGTGTTTTCCACCTTGACAAGCTTGTCACCTTGTTCCAAGAGGTCCGCAAGTGCGAACTCTAGGTTGTCCACGGTAAACTCAAGATTATGTTCAGAAAGATAAACACCAAGCTCTTTCTGGTTGGCATCGCACGGGTTGTAGTCGTGCAAATGGCGGCGCATGAATTCGTTGGCGATGGCGCGTCCTTCTTCTCGCCACTCCTTCGCCTTCAAATCCTTCTCGCGCTGCTGATACTGGCTCTCGATCACCTCGCTAATAACTTCGGTGACCTTCGCCGGGTCCTTGGACTCCAATGCTAGTCTCGCTGCTTCCGAGATTTGTTCCGGCGTCAAAATTGTTTTGCTCTGCTTGAAGGTCAGGTTCTGCATCTTCATGCGATGAAAAGCGCGGGTCGCGCTCTCGTGCGCTTCCTGCTTCTTCAAAATCAGGTCGGGTAGCGTGCGCGCTTCCAAATGCGTCGGACGACCAATCGCCTGCCCCTTCTCATCGCGGACTTGGTAGTCTTGGATGTAGCGGGTTGGGACGCCCTTGGCGTCTCGAACGATTGTTACGCCTACCTTTTTGTAGGCCTCGTCTTCTTCCTTGGTCGACAGAGTTGTGTCAACTACAGGTTCGACGACGGGCGCGACGGGAGTGGCGGGGGCCACGACTGCGGCTGGCTCTGCTGCCATCACTGCGGCCTGCGCTGCCAGCTCTTCTGTGGTGGGAGGAACGACGCGCGCGATCTGCGCATCGACTTCGGCCTCGCGGTTCTGAGCTTCCAGCATCAACTCCGAAATACGAGACGCAACCTGACGGTCTCGAATAATGTTCTGCATCTCTTTCGAGGTAGCGGGGTCTTTCACGGCTGCGAAGATGGACTTCAAGTCCATGAGCAGCACTGCTTCCTTTGTAATAGCCATTTGGTCCTCTGTATTTGATTGTTACTGCTTCCCCTCGGGGGGATTTATGGGCAGACGAAAACGGTTCTTCACGCCCTCTAAAACGGGCTGAGGATTTTCTCTCTGCTGTGCTTCCGATACTGCTGTGCGCTGGTGCAACTTGACGGAGTCAAGCACCTCAGCGGAGAACTTGTGCATCGCGCGAGCCGTGGTCTGCATTCCTACCAGCAGTTCTGGATAACGCTCCGCACTCGGGTTCAGCTTCATGACTTCCTCAGTCGCGCGGCGGCATGACTCTGCCATCAAGCGAACAAGAATCTTCCATCCCGGCTGATTCACGAGTTGTGCGAGCGACAAGCGCTCTTCAAACGTCAGGGTTTCCCCCAACACTTTACGTTCCTCTGACATTGGTCCATCCTGTCGGTACGGGGCCTTGCGGCCCCATCCGGATTATAGAGAGTCTGTTGCGCCGAACCCTTGTGTCTGGTCCGGGCCTGTGCCCAGCAACGGCGGGGCGGTTGACTTTTCGATAGAAGAGCGGAAGGCTTCGTTACCCGCCTTGCCGAGCTGCTTCTGGTTTTCCAGAACCTGTTCCTGTTGGAACTTGTCCTGCTGCATCTTCTGCGCTGATGCCTGCTGCGCCGCCGCGATAGCCGCTGGGCTGTTCGCGTCGTGCTTCTTCTTCTCGTCCGGTGTCATCTCGCGTAAGAACTTCTGGCTGAACTTCCAACCAGCCGCGTCCACGAACGCTTGGAAGATGGCGACCGCGTCGAACTGATATCCGGCGTCGTTCGCGTTTGCAGTGAACGTCGGGTTGTTCAACAACTGAATCATGATCGGAAGAGCCTGTGCCATTTCTTTCTTGGCACCTAGGCTGCTGCCCGCGAGCACTTCATATTCGACCTTCGCGTTACGCATTTCGATGTGGTCGACCTTGAAGTCGTTGCCCATCTTCTCGCCGAGGATATCCTTGATGACGCTAGTCGGCAACAGGTCGTTGTCGAGATCATCCATCTGAAAGAGCCACGGTTCGAAAACTTGGCGCACGAAACGTCCGGTAGGACCGTCGAGACGAGATGCGTTGGCTTGAATAACAGCCGCCGCGCCCGTGCCGCTTCTCATACCCGTCGTGCTGATACCCGCGTGTCCCGCGCCCTGCACCACCTGCTCGTTCGCGCCCGACGTGGATGCGCCCGCGCTCTGTGACTGCTGGATGAAGCTGAACGCTTCCGCAGGCACAGGAGGCATTTGCAGGAACTTGAAGGCCTTGTCAACGTCCTCTTCGACGTCGATGATGCCGCCCTGCTCCCATCGCGTGTTCTGTGTCGGTGCATTGAAGCCCTTCTTACGAAGCGCGACAGGCTGCAAGCAGTACGCCAGCAGGTCGAGCGCGAGGTTGGTTACACCCTGCTCTACGATCTGCTCGCTACCGATTAGCAAGCCCAGTCCCTGCCCGTAGAACGAGTCAGGAATGTTGCGCCAGTTTGCCGAGTAGAAAGGAATCTTTCCAAACGGATTGGCTTCGTTGCGAATCAAAATGTTGTGGCCGTTGTAGATGAGCACAACGATAACCTTGTCGTTGTCCCAATACTCCAACACTTCCAGCGGAGCCTTGTTTGGGTCCGCCGAAGTCTTGTAGCTTCTCGGCTTCGAGTGCTGCAAATAACCCATCATCCCTTCCGGGATGGTCATCGTAATGTTGTCAGGTCCCGGAGAAGTGGCCTTCGCAAACATCGAGCGAAGAATTGCCTCGCTAGGAATCTCGTAACCTTCCATCCCGCGAAGCTTTTCCAAATCATCGTAAGTAGCGTAGTCGCGCCACACAACCCACTTGGCTGTACGGATGTCGCCCACGCGGCATCCCGGGTCCACTAGGACTGTACGGATGTCGCAGAACTTCAACCACGGGTGAGAGACTGTCTTCTTGTAGAACTCGATCTCGAAGTCGTCGGAGTCCGGCGTGTCAATCGGCGCGGTCTCTAGACCATCCGGCACATTAACCTTGGGCGCATAGCGCTTGTACTTCTTCTCGGTCTTTTCGTACTCGGTGTAGCCCCACTTCCAGATAGCAGTGCCAAGCAGCGCCATCTGCTCCAGCCCAAGTTCGATCTGTTCCTCAAAGCGCATAGCCTTGAGCTGAAACGTGAACAGCGCGGTCTTCGCGGCGATCACGTCCTGATCTGTGTTCGGGGCCGGACGAAGCAGGAAGCACGGGTCTTCGTAGAAGATGCCGCCCATGATCTTCGGAACAATCGAACTGATGTGGTTCGAGACCATGAACTTCGGCACCGCCGAGTTCGCTACGTCTGTGCTGCCGGAGCCTCCGTCGCTGGTAGACATCGGCGACTGGTATAGCAAGTCGGACATTGTCCAACCGCTGGCCCACTGATTAATGTTGATGAAATTGTCCGCTATCTCCGCGCTGTCGAGCACAAGTTTGATAGCCGCAGTATCATTGAACTGAATCGTCCCAGTCTCCGAGTCCACGTAGGTATTGTCCGTCGTGATCTCAGCTGCTGGCACCTGTTCCAAGTTGGCTACTGCTACGTCGATGTCCGCCATGCTGTCATGTCCTCATTATTACAAGCGCCAAGGCCCTTTATTGCCGAAGATTTTCATTCTCGGGTCCTGCGGCTTTGGCGGTTCTGGCTCTGGCTCCGGCGGTTTTACCTCGCCCGAGTCTCCACGCGACCACTGTCGCCACGTCGGAGCGGGAAGGTTTCCGCCTTCTTCTTTCGTTCTAACTCTCTGTCCAAAGTACGCTTCGTAGTGGCGCACTTTCAAAAACTGCTTGTCTCGTTCCTCTGCCAGTCTCTTCTCTTCTTCCGGGTCGATCTTGTCGATGATTGGTCGAGCTTCCGCCGGGAGAATATACGTCATGTATGAGATGGCGTCCGGGATATCTTCCTTGCGGCCTTTGTTCTTCTTCTCGCCTGTGTACTGGGTGAACTGTTTGAACGTTTCGTCAATCCACGGGCCGAGCACGAAGTGCAAACGGTGCTCCGCTAAAAGGATTTCCAACGATTTAATTCGGTTTCGTTTCGCATTCTCTTCCCGCGATGGCTGCTTCCAGTATATGTACGGCTGGTAGCCTTGACGCTGGCCGACTCGTGTGATCTCGTCTCTCAAAAGATCGAAAGCGTTGGACGCTTCGATCATGGTGACCTTCGGACCCCAGCGCTTCGAGAGCGCCACGATCTGAAAAGCGAGTTCCGAGTACTTCCACTTGTCGTATATGACTTCGAGAATTACGAACGCCCACTCGTTCATGTCGTTCTTGTACAAACGAGCCACGACGCCGACCGAGTAGTCTGATGTCTTCTTGTCCGAGAGCGCCCAGTCCCACGTAATGTAAACGTCTCCAGCCTTCGGCGCGGCCTCGCGCTGATAGCTGTGCGCGCGTAAGTCATGCTCCGTGAAGCTGACCTTGAAGCCGCTGTCTTCTGCGGCGTCCGTAGGCTCGTTGAGCTGCTGGTTGCGGAAGTCGCGCTCGCCCTTCTTTAAGAGCAAACGGTGCAACTTCGCAAAGGTCCACTTCTGCGGGAACGTCAGCTTCACCATCTCTTCGGTGAGGCGCATGATCGGAACTTCTGCGTATTCCGGTCTAACTTCCCAGCATCCGCGACAGTGGTACTTGATCGGCGCGATCTCGCTCTCTCCGTCTTGAGGCGTGAGACGCGTGCCGTACCAGTCGTCGGTGAAGTAACGGGTGCCTATGTGATCGCTAAACCCGTGCGGGTCGAGCAAGTCATCGGTGCCGTTGTAATCTTTCTTTAGCTTCTCTTTCGTGTCTTCCGTGTTCGAGTTCGCGTTGGTGACAACATCGTCACCCTTCTTGATGTCGCAGTGCCAACCGGATACGTTCGCAACGATTGAGTTCACCCAGATCGAGCCTTGACGTTGTGTCAGGATACGAGCGGGAGAGAATAGCGGTTCCTTCGAAGTCCCATCCACGCCGTACAGCGCGTACTCGGGAAACAATAGCTGGAACGAGGTAAAGTCTTGGCCTTCCGCTGCAAAGAAGTAGCCCTTGATTTCAAGCATGAACGACAGCGCCAGCTTGTACTCACCAGTGATGATGAGCACGCGGATATCAGGGCAGTTCAGCAGCCATTGAACCGAGTCTACTCCGTCAATCGTTGACTTGTAAAAGCCACGAGAGTCGAGCAGCATCATTTCTTTTGTCGAGCGACCTTGCGCATCAAAACGCTCTTGCGCATCGATCATCTCGTGAAAATCGTCCAGCGTGTAGCCTTCAAAGTACATCGGCTCAAGCGGGGTGCGTTCACGATCTACCGTGCCGTCCCGATTCAGCCAAGGTCCGCCGAAGTTCTTCTGCACGAACTGGTCGCAGGTGATCTGGTGCACGTCGCGGTACACGCCCAGCCCGAGTAGTCGGCAGAGCCAATACAAATCTTTTCGCGCGCGATCTCGCAGATCGAGCCAGCGCCAGAAACCGACGATATCATCTACTTCGTAGGTGATGTCTTCGATTGCGCGCTTGCGGGATTTACCCTTAACTGGCTCCAAGGGAGCAGCGTCGGAGTTTTGAATTCGTATACGAGTCTCTGATGGGTTGGGACGCTTCGGGCCTTTCGGCTTTTTGGCGGTCTTGCCGTCGCTGGTCTCATCGTCATCGGCATCTCCATTCTCAGGTTGACCGTAATACAGACGCACCAACTTCGTATAGCTGCGGGCCTCGCTCTTGTATCTCTTTCCTTCTCTGTCGTGGGCCGCAACTTCTTCCAACAGTTCTACGAGTCTTGATTCCTTTGCCGCGTGCGCCTCCGCTTGTGCCTTCGATTCTGCTGCGCTGTAAGGTTCAGGTAGTCCCTTCTTTCTTGCTCTGCTATTTGCCTGTCTCTGTGCGTCGGTAAGTGCCACGGTCGAACTCCTATTAGGGTGTTACTGGTCCAGCGCCTTCACATTGGTGTCGTGCTGTTCTTGCGCCGATTTTAGTTCCTTGCCACGATCTTCGCTCGCTTCCACGCCCATGAACGAGCCGCCCGGCTTACGGGCCGCTCTCGCGTGAGCATAGTCGCTCGATTCCGCTTGAGGCTTCGATGCCGCCTTCGGAGCGAAGTCGCTCTTGGTTCCGACGCTCGATTTCTTCTCGGCGTCCATATACTTGTGTGCGCTCGCTAGCGCGTTGGATACGAAATCTGATGCCATGTTATCCTCTAATGCCGATCTTATGAAGGATGCGGCGAATCAGCTCTTGTACCAGTTCCCAGAACGTTGGAGCTGGCGGTTTCGGTGCCACGTGCGGCTTCGGAAGAGGACCCGCCTTTTGAGGACGAAGCCCAGCCGAGTCGTCTTGCAGAAAATTCTTTAGCTTCTGGCCTGTAGGCATGACGATCATACCCATGCGCGTGTTGGGGAAGTGTCCCTCCAACAAGCCGATGATCTGTCCGCTCTTCTTGTCCACGACTGCGGAACCGGACGCGCCGGGACCGCCATTGATGGACGCGAGGAATCTGCCCTTGGTGTCTTTCAGCTGCTCCATAGCAGGAGATTCGATGATGCCGCTCTCTATCTTTCCGACCGTAACCTGCTGCGTGAGGCCGAGCGAATAGTTGATGTTGAGAACTTCGTCGCCCACCTTGGGGTCGACGTTGTCCGCGATTGGCATGACGTCGTAGCGTTCCAGCGATTCGAACGTGAAGACGCCGTAATCGTAGCGCTCGTCGTTCTCGAACTTGACGATCTTAATCTTGTGTAGGACTGGTTTCTCGTCCAGCTTGTCAGCGACATAGTATTCGTTTTTGTCCACCGCGTTCCAATCGAAGCAGTGTCCCGCTGTCAGTCCGATGTACTCGTGTCCTGACTCTCCCACTACCGTAGCGGTGCAGGTGAAATTCGACTTGAACTCACAGCCCCAGACTTGTTCCTCGAAAATGAAGAACGCTTCCTCGTGATACTTGCAGACCTGTTTGCCTTGGTAGACGAGCAGCGTCGCCTTCGCTAAATCAGGCTTCGCCTCCTTGGCAGGAGTTGGAACTGCAAACAGCGACGCGATCACTAACGCTGCTGCGAGGAACAGTTTCATGTTGTTATCCACGGGCGACCCTTGGCAAGGCACCATCGCGCGTACGCGGTTCCCGAAGGACCCCTTGCTCCGCGTTAAATCTGTGGTGGTACTGGTGGAACCGGAGGAGGTGCGGCGTTCTTCTGCCCGCCGAACATATTGCTGACGCGGTTGATCGCATAGTGCGCCGTAGCGAACGCGCCCAACCCTGTTGCCTCATCCATACCCGGATAGTGTCCTGTGTGGATGGTAAGATAAACGAGAACAAAGATCGCAGCGATGCTATGAGGCACCGTCAACAAACGGGAGCTGCTAGGAGTACCGTTGTCGCTGAACGCAGCCTTCAAGAACTGCTTCGCTGGACCGAAGTTCATTAGTGATTCCAGTGCTTCATGTTATCGGCCATCACAGCCATCTTCTTCACATGAGCATTGGGAGATTTCTTCGCCGAGGCTAGACGCTCTGCTGGAATCTTCTCGTCTCTCGGGATGTGTAGCGCGTCGTGCAGTCCGCCCTTACGAAGGTGGTGCATCGAGCGGTAAAAGGAAGTTGCCATTTTAGGCCCCTTGAGGTGCCGCCGCTGCCGCCGGGGCTGCTGCCGCCGGACCTGCTGCCGCAAGCGCTTCGTTGTTTTCGTCGTGGCCTTCGCCCGGGTTCATTTGAGAGGTGTGGTCCATAACGTGGTCCAGCATCCCATCGTGATCGCCCGCAGCGCCACGCACATCGCCGTCACGCTTCGGAACGCTGTGGATATGTCCGTGCTTTTCGTGGATGTGATGAATGGTGTGAGAACCATCTCTGTGATGTTCAACCACCGTGTGGCTGAATGGGTGCTTCTTTACCATTGTAGGCTCCATACTTTTTCAAATACACAACTGCACTTTGTAAAACAGTGATGCTATCTCGTGCATTGCCTAGCATGTGATTGCAGGCTCTACACAGTAGCCCTCTAAATTGATTTGTTACGTGGTCGTGGTCAATGTGGGGCGTCTTTATAAAAATTTCTTCACAAATCGCACACTTATTCTCTTGCTCCAAAAGTTTGGCGTCAGCTTGTGCTTTGGTTGTTCCACGTTTGGGCGCTTGAATAAAACGCCTTCTCTCGGGATGATTTTTCCGATACTTTTGAGCCGCAAGATTATTGCGCTCACGTAAACTTAAAGTCATGATACTCTCCACTAAAGAGTAGGAGGGCGTGTTAGTGGCACGCCCGACCGATTGTGCACAAAATTTGCTGGAACCACTGATGACGCATGCTCTTCTACACCCCTGAGTGGGGGCTTAGGAAGATGGCACTCAACCATCCCGGTATGATTCCCGGGTTCCGCTCTTCGGGTTCCTGATGGCGAAGAGTTCTTCTGCGTCACCAGTCCAAGGTTGAATTATTCTTTGTCGTTATTCGCGCGATTCGCGTCGTGTGTGGTCTCGTTGTAGAGCGCACGAGCCTTCGCTAGGCAAGCCTGATCGTAGGAAACTTCCTTTACGCCTTCCGGCTTCGGAATGCTGCCTTGACGTAGAGACTCAAGGTTCGAGCCGCCGTCCGAAGTCGTCTTCACGGCTGCGGCTTGGCTGTTGCCGGGAGCCTTCAAACCGCCATTGCCCGTCGGCTTGCTGCCGTTGCGGAGTGTCTCTTCTGGGTTGCTGTTGCTTTCCATGACTACTTCCTTGCTGCGCGAGCAGCTTGATACGATGCCTTCTTGTGAACGTGTGCCGGAAGACCCTTCTCCGGTGTGGCAGCAAACTCGTGCAGCTGCTTGTGCGACATATCCGCCAGACCCTTGTTCTTCTCGTTCAGGTCTTCCGGATGATGTTCCGCAATCGCCATCGCGATGCGCTGGTTCTTCGATACTGCTGGCATTACGCCTCTATTACTGGCGGTGGTGCGCCGTCGTCTGTCATTACATCAGACTGAGCCTGCAACACCTCGATAGCCTTCACCTGTCGGCGAGCCATCACTTTCAATTCTTTTTCGATATGGAACAGATGGTTAGTCAAGAGAGTTTCCATACCACTCTCCATCTTATCCATGTGCTTCGTCAATCGCTCAAAGAAGTTCTTCGCCGATTCGTACATGCCGCGCGACTTCCACGCGACAGTTAAAAGAACTCCTACCACAGTAAAATCTCTGAGGGCCGAGGAAATCTGTCCCAACGTAAGAGCTGCTGGGTCCATCGTGATATCCTTAAAATTTGCCGGGGCTGTTACCCAGCGTGCCGTGGTTTCCGCACGTGCCTGTGGTGGTCACTCTCTTGGGAGTGTCCCAGCCAACTAGGAAGAAGTGGGGCGAGTCGCTAAAGGCTCGCCCCCGGTGATTACGACTCGATGGTGAATTCGCACAAGGCTGCTTTGTTCGACGCGTCCGTGGTTCCGAACGTTACGCCGACAACGAAGCCAAGCACCGCGCCCTGCTGCAACGCCGGGTTACCTGCGTTGAAGTCCAACCCGGTGACGATGTTGGTCACGGTGGTCGGAGCGGTTACAGAGCCACGGATGTATGCTTCGTATGCACCAAGCAGCAATCCGTTTGCGCCCGCGTTCGATGCGCCAATCAGTTCTACGTTAAGTCCCCAAGGCTCTTGCGCGAAGAACGGAGTGATCGCGCCCGTTGTTGCGAGAGAGGTGTACGTCGGGGATGCCAACGAACCTGTCACCGCATACAACTGAACGGTTACGGTACCCGACGGGTCGCCCGTGTCGGAACCATAGAAACCGCTCGCTACGACGTTGATCTGCTGTCCCTGAAACACGTTCTGTGCCGGGAGAAACAGAGCGCCGATGGCGCTTGTCGAAGACGGGGTCGAGGGTGCCACGCCGATGGAAGGACCAATCGGACGAGGGAAATACTTAACTGTGGTTCCGAGACCGCCCACCTTTGATGGGAATGCTCCGGATACCTGAAAATCCAATACGTTACTCATTGTGTTTTCCTTTTAGTGTACGCCTTCGAGACGGGGAACCGCCTTGAAGACGCTGTTATTGGAAACCGTTCTTGGAACGTGCTGAACGGATTGCCAAAAGTCTTTAATAGTTTGTGGCTTGCTGAATCGCGTTCGCCGCGTTCAACGCTACCGGGTTCAAATTGATTCCTGCGAACGTTGCTACGCCGTCCACTACAACTTGAACCGGGTGGTAGTAAACGTTGGCGCTCAAGGATGCAGAGATGATGTATGTACCAGCCGCGAGACTGGGAATCGAGTAGTTACCGGAACCATCGCCAGCGCCGTAAGTAATCACCTTAGTCGCAATGTTCAAACACTGGACTTGCGCACCTGATGCTGCCGCGCCGCCTACGTTACCACTGATCGTACTCGCCATAAAATCTCCCGCTTATCGGTTGTCCGATAAAAACTTGTCGCGCGCTGCCTTGGCCTTCACTACTGTGGCTGGTACGTCCTTTACAAGAGCGCCGCCTAAGTTAACGATGACTACGTTGCGCACGTGAAAAATGTCGTTGTTCGCTGCATTTGTTTTCACTGTATCGAGACGGCCTGCGCTGTTGTAAACTTCAACAGCATTTGCTGCTTCTTCTGGCGTCAGATTCTGACGGTTGTTCAAATTTGCCATTTCATCTCCAAATCCATCCGCACAGACACACGATGACGTCTGCCGGATTCAACTTCCGAAGGTCCCTACCACAACGCGGACAACGACGTTGCCACACGAGGATTTAGCGCAGGATTAAGAGCCGTGCGCTACTCCTAGATAGTCGAGGTAATAGTGGACGTTGTCTCCGAGGTTAACAACTTGGAGGATGTCCAACTGGGAAGGATTCGCGAAGGCGCTCGCGAAAAGCTGCGCGGTGGTTGCGCTGCTGGAAAGATTGGTTTGAAACTGACCGATGCGGGTGCCGTTCGTTGCGGCAACTGCCGGGTTATGAACTGTGCCATTGCTATCGACGTTCAAGAGAACGCTGCCGCCGAGTCCGACGATCTGTAGAAGATCAAGGTTCTGACTCGCGACACCGTTAGGCGTGACTTGGGGGAACGCGCCCGCAACGGTTAAACTCGATTGCGAACTATTTTGCGAATACATCGCTGTTGGTGTTGCTACGCCCATGTTATCTCCGTAAATAAAAAAGCCTCGCGTCTGCGAGGCGTAAAGTTGGTTGCCTGACTAGGATTCGGACCTAGAGTTTCGTGGTTCAGAGCCACGCGTGTTTCCAGTTACACTATCGGGCAATTGAGTTCTTGTAAAAGTCCTGATACGGTGACAATTGGCACAAACCAAGTCACACTTTTCAATCTCTTCGTTAATTACATCCACACTAAACATCTTGTTGCTTGCAATCGATAAATTGAATTTCTTCTCGCCCCGCACATGGTCAAAATCCATCACATACCAAGGATAGCGCACTCCGCAATCAAAACAAGGCGCATTCTTACGCTCTTTAATTAAATCTCTGCGATGCTTTTGTCTAGCCTTGTGAGACTTCGCTATGCTTTGTGGGTGATTCTTGTGGTATGCTTTTTGATACTCACAATGACATACTCGACATTTATAACCGTAAGGAAGACTTTCGCGTTCCTTGCAAATATTGCATATCTTCATCATACTCTCCTATAAGAGCGACGGGGAGAGTATAGGCTCTCCCCATCTATCTTCGGGAGCAACCCCGAAGATTAAACTGGTTGGATGAGAAGGATTCGGACCTTCATCTTACTGATTCAAAGTCAGCCGTGTTTCCAGTTACACCATCGTCCAACAGAAAATTAAGTTTTAGAAATATCTGGACTCTTCGTTCCAGCGAAACTACCCGTGCGCGGTTCAATCGCTTCCGGCGTGTACACGTTCGGGTCGAAGTGATTCTCATGCTGCAACAAATACTTTGGTGTCAGCGTCTTCTTGTCTGACTCGGGCAGCTTGCGTGCTGCGCGCGGTACTGAGTAATCATTTGGCATAAATTTGGTCCCGAGAGAGGTGCTCGCGTCCTCGTCTCCACTTTTTCAGAGTGGTGCTAATCTGTCTCAGCTATCAGGGGATGGAGGAAGAGCACAGAATTGAACTGTCAGCCTTGCGGCTGGTCTGGTGTTCGAAACCAGTTGCGAGCCATTCGCACGTTCTTCCGTCGAAAACTAGCATCGATGCGTCGAATAAGGCATCTAATCTACGCACGACGTCGAAAATGGAGGAGAGCCAGAGAATCGAACTCTGTCCCGCTACAAAGTAACGAGGGTCTGTTTTCAAGACAGTTGACCGCCATCGGTCCCCGCACTCCAAAACTTGGCGGAACGAGAAGGAGTCGAACCTTCACGTGCTTTCACACGCTGGTTTAGCAAACCAGTCCGGCTACCGTTTCGGCACCGTTCCGTTGAAAATTTTACAACAGGCTGATCTTAGCAGCCTTCAACTTCTTGTAATTCAAAATCGCTGTAACAGCTTCGCCGACTGCGATGATGCCCCAGAAAGCGTCTGCCGCGTAAACCGAGATGTTGGTCATCGCCGCGCCGCCGATCAGAATTGCGCCGCCGACCAGAAACGCCGCGAGAGAAAAGCTGATCTTGGAGTTCAACCACTTCATCAATGGGTTGCCTTCAACCAAACCGTGTGCCAGTCCAACTGTCGTGGTGTAACGGTCAGCCATGTATGCGCCCAAGAATGCTGCCGCACATCCTGCTGCCTGCCACGTTTGTGCGTCTGTGAAGCCGCCGAGATTGCTCATTTCACTCCTGATAAACTCAAATTGTGACGCCCGTCGTAAATGTGAATCGCGCCTTGAATCAGAAACGTTGCTGCGAACAGCAGACCGAAGTCGGAAGAAAAATGATTCGCGAGGAACGCTAGTGCGATCTCGCCCGCGATCAGTCCCATGCCTTCTAGGAACACGCGGAGAGCGCTTGGGTACTTACCAAACAACGGGTTGTTTTCGTGATAGCCCGCCTTCAACATCTTCACGGTTGTGATGCCGTCAAAGACGCTAGCGCCGATCAGGAAGAGACACGCTACGATCAGCGGTGTCATGGCGAGAAGTGTCAGCTGCCACATTACTCTTCGTACCTTGAATCAGTTACAACCAAATAGATGACGTATCCGAGAGCTGCGGCAACGAGAACCATAATTCCTATCACCATTGTCGTCTCCTAAACTCTTAAAGCCCGAGGGCCTTCTTCAACATCTGAACTCGTGTTAACGCGCGCTGGTAATCGCCAGAGGTTGCCTTCGGCCCGTGATTGGCTTGGAAGCCGTTGAGCCATTTGCACATCAACTTGCCCCACGTCTTACCTTCCAGCATCGCGCGGTACGAGTGAGTAGAAATCGTTTCATCCTGCTGGCCTCGAAGCACGATGACATTGAATGCGATGTCGAATGCGACGAGTTGACGGTGAACCCATCCTTCGTTCGCGGCCTTTGCCATCGCAACGGGAATGTCTGTATCAGGGTGCCACGTCGGGTCAGGTCCGTGAAGCAACTCACGCGTAAAGCCCATGATCGCAGAGATTGCGATGAGTCCAGAAATTACCGCTGTGGTGATCTCACCAGTCAGCAACAACTTGTGCAGAACGTCCATCGAATCCCCGAGGGTAAATTGGCAGGCCGCGTAGGAATTGAACCCACTCTCGCCGGGTTGGAGCCGGATGTGCTACCGTAACACTTGCAACCTGTAGAAAATCTGAGCATCCTATTTCATCGCGTGGCTGGCCGTGCCACAGCCCTTTGGACTCGCGTTGAAATCACCCGCTCCCAGTGAGATTCGAACTCACACGTGGACTCGATGGACGAATGCTATCTAGGTCAGCACGTACGGACTAAGCCGCCTTCGAGTCTACCTCGTACTAGATGCGCCTTGCCGTTCGGCGTCATGGTCCCTCACGTTTTTCAGGCGCGAGAGAAAAGAACTTGGTGGATAAGGAGGGAATCGAACTCTCTGAGGACCAAAGGCCCAACGGGGTTACAGCCCGCCGCGACACTCCTACTTCGCCGCTCATCCACAAAACTTGGAGCACTGCACAGGAATCGAACCTATGCTTCGGCCTTACGAGGGGCGCGTCCTGCCACTGGACCAGCGGTGCTCAAAAATTCTTGTGTTTGCTCTGAACCACAGAGATTACCGCGCCTTGCAACCCGGCAGTCTAGGACTGGTTGGAGCTGGCGAAGGACTTGACGCGACACAAAACTTGGAGCGACGTGCGGTAATCGAAACCGCGCCTGCACCTTGGCAAGGTGCCGTTCTACCACTATACCAACATCGCTCAGAAACTTGGAGCACCGAGTTGGATTTGAACCAACGTGACCGAGGTACAAGCTCGGTATACTAGGCCGCTGTATGACCAGTGCGTGGAGCTTCGTAAAGGAATTGAACCTTTACTTCCGCATTACCAATGCGGCGTTCTGCCGTTGAACTAACAAAGCACAAACTTGGAGCGGGTGAAGAGATTCGAACTCTCACATTCAACTTGGAAGGATGAGGTGCTGCCATTACACCACACCCGCTCAAAATGTCCCGTCGAGTTAACGACGGGGAAGTGTTACGCCGCCGGAGTTGCCGGGGCCGCTGCTGCTGGCGCTGCCGGAGCCGCTGGGGCCGGGGCAAGTGCCGCTACTACTGTTGCGTCGACTGCGTCAACCGCTGCTGCGTCCGATGCGTCCTTGGCTGCAACTGCCGCCGCGACTGCACCCGGGCCGTTCTCTGCGATCAACTTTGCTACGTCTGCCTGCAACTTTGCGATGCTGTCTGCAAATGCCATCAGTATCTCCCTTAGTTCACGTTTGTAGGAATCGTGAAACCAGATGTGATTTTCCAACCTTTCTATTCTTTCCTTCATGGGTCCTCTTTTGGGTTGGGCCTTCGAGGTATTGTAAAATTATACTGCTGAAATGACGTAGGACATGGTTATATCAAGAGTTCCGTTTCCTAAAGTATAAATGTCGTTTGATAATAACCCAACAGCCTTGTTGTTCGACTGCACGAGAGGCGTTGCTACGATAGCGCCAGCCGCTGTTATAAATATCTGAGAAACCGCTTGGTCTAGGAAACCGACGTCTGGGACAGCACCTAACGCTGTGTTCATGGAATCTGTTTGGCCTTGCCATATAGCGAAAAAATTGTTATCGCCGCCCGTTACGGTATATGGGGTGCCGCCGAAATTATAAATTACCGAGAACTGCTGCGGCAAAATTCTGAGACCCGGTCCCGGCGCTGGAATAATCGGAACGAACGTTGTATTCAAAGCCAACAACTGAGCCGACGTGACGTGTGCCGAGATAATCTGCGGATAAATTGGCGGGTCAATGGACCCGTCATGATTCATGTGTACTTGCAGAGCACCGTCTGGCCCGACAATCTGAAAAATGTCGCTTTTCCCGTTATTCTCAAATACGCCTATCGCGGTGTTTTTAGACGGCTGAGAAATGAGAGGTAATGACATACTGCATCCTCGCCATCTTCGGCGTACAAAACTGGTGTCGGAGGTGGGATTCGAACCCACGCGTTCCTTTCGGAAGAGGGCTTATGAGACCCCCGGCGTCGACCACTGGCTCTACCCCGGCACAGAAATTTATTTTGTCATCATCCAGAAAACGTATACAGCGGTGATGATGACCGCGAGCACGTTACAAACCGTCCTCACCAGCGCCATTCTCTGATCTAGGCTCAGCTGCTTTATCATTGTCCTTCTTCTTGGTCCTAGATTCGTACCACTTACGTCTGAGTCCCAGATACTCCAACTGGGCCTTCAAAGATTCTTCCGCCGCGATTCTCATCGCGCGGTCATCTTTCCAAATGCCGATCAGAAAATACAAGGCGATCAAATCGACTGCCAGTGCTGCAACCGAAGCTGCATCTGCTATCGTCATGTGTCACCAGAAATTTATCGGTGCCTTATCGGGACTTCATCACCGTCTCAGTCTTTATCCGCGTACGCGGAACCCGTGACTGTTCGAAATTGGTAGTCACCGAAGGACTTGAACCTTCAACCGTGCCCCTATCAAGAGCCTGCACCGCCATTGTGCTAGATGACTACAGAAAATTGGTGGACCGTCGGGGAATTGGACCCCGTCCTGCTCGGTGCAAGCGAGCCGTCATCCCGGTAGACTAACAGCCCACGGAAAATTGGCAGAGCTAATCGGATTCGAACCGATGTGACAACCTTGAAAGGGTTGCATCCTAGACCACTAGATGATAACTCCGCTGAAACTGTTGCCGCTCCTTCGTTGGCTCCGACCCTTACGGGACTCGGAGTATTCCTGTTACGGCAAACTTCGATACTGCTAGCCCGTCCGTTATATTTGAGACGGTGTCAAAATTGGTAGCGTCGGCGGGATTCAAACCCGCGTGACCTGCTTGAGAAGCAGGCATCCTGAGTCACTAGATGACATCGCCACTTAAACTGTACCGGAACCACTTCATGCTTTGACCCGTTGACTAGTCTGAGTCAGGCACGGCGGAATCGAACCGCCCGGTAAACTGGTTGTCGGTGACGGTGCTGCCCCGTCTCGGCGCGCCAATCTAGCGCTCGGACTTTATAAGAGTCCGCTGCATAGCTGATGCTACCGACAGAAGTCTGGGAGCACGTGGACTTTAACCACGGCTGTCCGCGTAGGTGTATACCCTTGCGCGACCGTTCACGTTCCGCTCGAACTTACTCCCACAGAAATTGGTAGCTCGTAAGAGAATCGAACTCTTCCCACCTCTTTGTAGGAGAGGCGCATACGACCAGTTTGCTAACAAGCTACAGAAAATTGTGCCCCGACTAGTAAGTTCAACAGACCGTCAGGGTCTTGCCGTGAGTATCTGCTAATTTACTCGTCACGGTAAAGATGGTGGAGCGCGTTGGACTTGGACCAACACTCGTCGGATTAAAAGTCCGCTGTGCTGCATTGACACTAGCAGCCCGAAAAATTATTTGGTTGCGCTATAGCCAGACTTCTGTCGAGGACGAACATTCCTCTAAGCGTTCAACCCGACCGTCAGCATGCTCAACAAGCACTCAGGTCCTATTTGAACTTGCACCGTAAGGGAGTGCCCCGACTTGAATGGTATCGACTATCTACGCTCACCTTGTGATGGCTCTCACCGATACATCGGGCCTTACCCGTCCGCTTACGCGGCCTGCAACTTCCACAGTTACGTGTTGAGGCGTGGTCTGAACTTCCTCGGCGTAGCAAACAAGGGTCAGGTTATGAGCCTTCCTTACGCCGCGTTCGTCTACGCTACCAAAAAGATGGACGGTCTTTCGTTGACCGAGCCTCAGAACGATTCGGTTTGCCTAACGTGTAGGGACCGACAAACTTGGAGCACAAGGCTGGAATCGAACCAGCGTGTATTCGTTTTGCAGACGAACGCCTTACCACTTGGCTACTCATGCGATCTTGGTGCGCGTCGAGGGAGTCGGACCCTCACACCCAAAGGGGTAGCGCGTTTTAAGTGCGCCGCGTATGCCATTCCGCCACACGCGCAAACTTTTCTCGACTGCGTTCACACGCCTAATAGGATTGCCTGCATTAGCGGCACTCCATCATCGAGGGACCGTCACACGGCTTACAATTGCGTGCGCTAGTCAAACTTGGTCGCCCGCACAGGACTCGAACCTGTACCCGGTTAAGGAGCGCATTTTGAGTGCGCCGCGTCTGCCAATTCCAGCCAGCAGGCGACAGAAAAATGGAAGGCCATCGGGGAATCGAACCCACGCTTTCGGAGTTCGAAGCTCCGCGTCTTTTCCGATAGACGAACAGCCCTCAGAAAATGGTAGACCGTACAGGAGTCGAACCTGTATTGCGGCCTTCGCAGGGCCACGTCCTATCCGTTTGAACGAACAGTCCACTGAAACTAGAGTTCGGAGCCGAGGAACAACGAGCGCGGCACTTAGCGGTGACGTATCCCACACCGACCGAAGATTGGGGGTCCTACTCGGACTCGAACCGAGATAGCTGCCTTAGAAGTGCAGCGTCCTTATCCATTGAACGACAGGACCAAAGTCTCGGTCGACTATTTTCCAGTTGCCCTCTCGCTTAAGACGAGTGACGTAGCCGTCTACCATGGCCTCTTATATAAGATTGGTACCCCGCATAGGATTTGAACCTACACCCTTTCGGAGCGGTTTCTAAGACCGCCGCGTCTGCCAGTTCCGCCAGCAGGGCACAAAAATCCGGGCGGTATTTGTCAACGCGCCCCGCCAGAAGCGCTTTGGCGGATTTTTGGGTCCGCGAGAGTTTTGCCCCTTACCAGTCGACGAGGCCACGTCACGGAAGCTACCCGGAGATGTTTAACTCTCTGTTGCAACATCTGGTCAGGAATCGTGGAATCGAACCACGGCCTCATGCTTCCGACGCACGTAGACTACCACTATCAGAATACCTGACAACAAAATTGGCTAGGGCAGAAGGATTCGAACCTTCAATGTGCTTTCGCACTGGACGAGTAACAGTCGTCTGCTGTACCAGTTGAGCCACACCCTAGCAGTCGGTGCTCTTCTTCTGCATGACAATTTGCACACAGTAGAATGCACTTAAATAATTCTTCTTTGTACTTCTCCCAAGACCTCGTAAATCCCTTCGCCGCTATGCCAAACTTTTTCAAAGTCGGGTCAACGTGATGGAATTGAAGTGCTCGAATACATCTGTTGTAGCCGCATCGAGAGCACTTACCGCCAAACAACTTAACTGCTCGAATCTTATACTGAGTACGATTCTGAGCAACATGATGTTTTACAGAACAATTCTTGGTACAAAATTTTTTGTTCTTACGACCAACAACTTCTTCACTGCAACATCTCCAAGCACATTTCATTTTCAGTGTTTCCTTTTAGGGATTCACTGTTAACGAGACAGATGCTCGGTTCGAGTCCTAGGTCACAGCCACTCGGTTTAAGTCCGAGAACTTTTACTACCCGGGCGTTACTCCGGTAAAATTGGCGGTCCCAACGGGATTTGAACCCGTGCCGAGAGATTCACAGTCTCCCGTGCTGACCGCTACACTAACCTCACCACTGCAAACATCCTACCACAAGTCGGGACGTTTGTCAAGTCTTATTTATAGAAGCGCCTTCAAGCGCGCGATCACTGCTAGAACCTTCGCCTTCACGACTGGCTCTTCCGCCGCGACTTCCGCTTCGATCTTTGCGATCTCGGCCTTCGCTGCCACGAGTGATGCCGCGACGCCGTGGTTCTTCACGTAAATTCCGGCTGCGGCAAGTACTGCCACGCCTGCTACGATTGCGATAATCATATTGCTCCTTAGTTATTGGGTCCGTGAGTCTTGTGCTTCTCTTCGTGCTCATTGATCGGATAGCGGTTCAAGCCCGTCTGTCTCTTCACACACTTTACGGTTGTGCCAGTCTCTTCCTTGGCAGTTGTTACCTGCTGGACTGGGGGAGTCGCGCGGCCCGGATAGCTCTGCCCGCCGACTTCCTTCTGGGTCTCTAGAATTCCCTGCTTCGCGCCGAAACGCGGTTCCTTTTGAAGGGCCACGTCGTTCGCCGCAGTGACCTTCGGGTCGCCGTATGTCGGCTTGTAATCTTCCGGACTACCGCACGCGCCGCTTTCGAATGTGCCGCTCGCGCCGGGCGTGCTCTTCTTTGTCTCTGCCATAAAACCTCTTTAAGAATTATTCTGGCAGGTAATTTGAACCTGCTGTGGTGCTGGCTGGCCGCACTGGCGGCAACGTCCGCATCCGGGGCAGATGTTAGGCTGCTGCTGCGGATACACCGGATAGGTGTTCGGGATTGGAAGGGGGTTGATATATGGAGTGGTGATGGTCGGGTGAACGTACACGTAATCCCCGGTCCAGTTTGTGTTCTCCACGTTCATAAGTTTGTTCATGAGTCCTTCTTGTGTTCCACGAGCCTTCCGCCCGTCAAACCTTGTGGGTCTCTCCCGCGCATGATCGCGCGCATCGAGCTGCCCTTGTATTCGTAAACTCGTTGACCATCCGGATTCTCGAAAGTCACTCGGACGGTGTTATTGTCTATCTTGTCTTTCGACAGAATGTTTTTCTTGCTCATGTTACTCGTGAGTACCACACGAACCACTTGGTGATCTTCGGTTCCACTCCGTCCAATGATTTAAAGACGAAAGTGGAGGACGGCTGCAAGATGTAGGTCTGCTTGCCATAGCTGATCTCAACAGAGTTCAAACTGAAACTGCGGAACTGGAAAATCTTTTTAAAGTCCTGCGGGTCTAGCGTTACGGTGCACTGAACTCCCGCCTCGGTGCAAATGCGGTTCAGCTCTTCGGATACGCGGAACGCCATCAAGACACCCCGTTGTTCAACGTGGTGACTTCTGGCATCTCTTCCGAGTATTCGGAAACTTTTACTTGTGTCTTCTCTCCCGGCTCCAAGAATTCGGTCTTACCCCGGTAAGTGATGCGAACCAACTTCTCGCTCGTGTTCTCGAAAAAGAAAATGCTAGCGTAATCCGTCGAGTCCTTGTAGACAACCGTGCGGACGTTACGGTAATAAACTCCAGCTGGAATGTAGAACTGATTCATCACGCCGTCCTACAAAGATAGCTGATGCGGCGCGCGTGAGTGTGTGCCAGCTCTTCCGCTGCCTTCGATACGCACTCATCTATCGCGGCTGATATCGCGAAATCAGAAAAATTAGCGTAATCCACATACCCGGCGATAAATGCATCCTGCCCCATCACGTACGTGGAGTAGGCTGCTGGTGTGGCAACGGGTTCCATCGCGGAGAGTAGGCTTGGGGCGACTGCGGCTACCGCAGTACCCACCCCCATCCATTGAAGGAACTTGCGGCGGTTCACTTGAGTCCGGCCTCTCGCGCTTCCTTCTGCGTGATGCGAACGGGAGAACTGATTGGAATCAAACTCAGCGTGGGACCGACGCGATCAGCGACCACGCGGTACACTTGCGCGACGATAGGAAATTCGTCCGCCGGGTCCGATACCGTGATCGGGGCCTTCGCGTATACGACAAGCGTTTGCCCGTCGACGACTTCCGTGCGAGGCGCGCGACCTGCTGGCTGCTTCACTTCCTTCCCAGCTTCCAGCTTTTGAAGACGCGCTTCCAAATCCGTGGTGGTGTCGTAAACGCCCGACAGCTTGCGGTTAATCCAAACGTGGTCGGACGGCATCTGCGGTGCTGGTGCCGGGGAGTCCATGCGGTTCTGCAACAAACTGACTGCGCTGGCGAGAGACAGGTTCTGACTCTCGACTTGACCGACGCGCTCGTTCAAGCGCTGGATGGTCTTCAATAGACTTGCGACGTCGTCCTTCACCTGATTGAAGGCCTTCTGCACTGAGTCGCGAAGATTCGTGAGAGATTGAACGTTCGACTGATCGCGGAGGGTCTGCTTCGCCTCCTTGTCGACCGATTCTCTAATGTGTTGGTCCAAACGAGACTGGATGTCGATGCGCAACTCGTTGATTGCGTCCACGCGTTCGGTCAGCTTCTTGTCCGCTGTGACCGCTTGGTGTTCCAGCGTCTCGATGGAAGTCTCGATGCTTCCAGTCTTCTCGCCCACTTGTCGCTGCAACGTCCCGACCTTTAATCGGGTCTCGTCGCGGAGCGCCGCGATCTCGTCGGAGTTCTGACGGGTCTTATCAGCGGTGTGGATGAGGCGGCTCTGAATCTTGTCGAGCAGTGCGGCCAGAGTGGTGCGCGGGTCCGAAACCTGTTTGTTCACTTTCATTGGGTGCATCCTTGTCCGGCTCGCGCCGGGATTGGTTATAAGTAAAACTTATGGAAATCCGATCTGTCACACGATCTTTCCCACGCGCCGCTTATAGTAGGCGGCTAAGTCCTTTGTTTCCGGTCAGCGTGTCCGGATAAATGACCGGGTACGGCTGGCGGGTGCGACCCGGCGTGACGGCGGGGGTAGTGCGCGCGTGGTTGCCACGTAAACGTCCGCGCCCCTCGCGAGGCCCCTTGGGGCGACCACGACTCCCGGCAGGCGGCGGGTCCTACGTTTGGTCCCCGAATTGCTGGGGGAGCAAGATCACAACCAAAGACTATCTCATTGATTCGCAAGCACTTAACGTTTCGGTTTCGATTCGCTGACGGCTCAACACGTCAGATCGTTGCGCGTTGCCAATCGTTGCCCGAGGCGCTGTGGTTTAATGCTCTATTAATCCACAACTCGCTGGTTTGCTACTAAGTTGCTCATTCTAAAGGCTTTTGAGTTTGGCAATCGGCTTGCTGGGGGAGCAATTTCGTTGCCACGATCACAAATCGTTGAAAACACAGGACTTGCGCGATAGAAATTCTCGTCTAAGAATTTTCTGGCAATCACGCGTCGACAGATCAGACGTGACATCATCTGCAAGTTATTGATATCGTGCGACTTATCAGCGATCACGGGATTTTAATTTGGGCTAGTTCTCAATGAACTGTCACCCGATAGATCGCTCGAAAGTGGGCAAAAGGAGCACGAGGAGTGGCATCGAACCAAGCTGTTTTTCGCATCTGTTGATTATAAACGACTTAGCTCTTGTGCCGATATTTGGGCAGCAAATCTTGCCTGATCTCGGCCTGTCACAGGATTCTATAGCCAATGCTAACGCCAAAGCATGGTTATAGAATTTTCGCTCCTAACTTACTGATTAGATTGATCTTACAAAATGCTATAACCAAAAATGCCTATCGTCGTAGAGAGAGAAAGCACAAGCGAGCGTGAAAAGCGTGCCCGGTTTGCGCAGTCTTTCATTGGGTAATTTTGTTACATTTTACTAAGTCCTTTGTTATGTTATATTTACAATCTATTCTCTGATACGTAATGTCAGTTGCAAAAAACACTGTTTTTTCGACAACTGGCTTTTGCAAAGCGTGCCCGGTTTGCATCTGATCGTGTGCAAAGCGTGCCCGGTTGTCAGTGAAAAGCGTGCCCGGTTGTCACCCTTCTCTCTCTGCTGACCCCCCTATTTTTGGTTATAGAATTTATGATGTCCTTTGTTTTCATCACATTACGTGCCAAAATTCTATAACCAAGGGTATGCGATAGAATTTGGTTATAGAATGCCTGAGTGTGCAAAAGCGTGCCCGGTTTGCACATCGGTGTTACGCGTTCCCCCAAAACACTGTTCCGCGCGCTTACACCGCAAGATTCCACTTGACAACCGTGCCCGGTTGTGCTAGCATGCTCTTATGAAGATCGCGACACGCATCCGGTTCACCGCGGAGCAGCTGGCCGCGCTCGACGCGCTGTCCCAGCGTTCCAATCAGCCGCTCGCGGCCCTAGTTCGCTGGTGTGTCGACAATTCCATCGCCCGGCTCACCGCGAACATCGATGCCAATCTGCGAGTACCAACCGAAAGTACTATTGACAATAAACTGAACGGGTGAGATCATCGGAACATGAAGATCAAGCCAGCATTCACGTTTGAGCCGTGGTCCAAGGTGACCAAAGTATTTGGTCGCCAGTGTCGTCGTCATTTCTACATTTGGGACGCGATGCGCAAGCGCTGCTCTATCCTGACATTCTGGCCGACTGGCTGGCATTCTGGAAACACCACGCCTGACGGTGTTTATCATTCGGGATGGCAAGCGTGGGAAGTTCACGAGGCAGGCCATTTAAAGGATTCGCTATGAACATCTACAAAGGCAAGAACGTTCGCAAGCATCTGAACTTTGAATACCGTTTCGTTGTGCGTCGATACGGACACGGTTCAACTGTGAAATTCTTTCTATGGGTTGAATTTCACGTTCCGGGAACACCGTGGCAGGAGTACGGCGGCGACCCGTGGATGAAGTCACGTTTGAATAAAAAGGAAGTCGCCGAAGTCCTCGGCAACATCACTTTGCGAATTCTCCCAGTCGGCACCCGCGTCCAAACGCACAATGGACCCGCCACGATTCTCGGTGTACAAGAACACGGCCTATTTACAGCCAAGCTGGATTATTTCAACCAGCAAACTCTGGGGCTTAGTCCATTCATGATTGAAAGGGTGCTTTAATGAACATCACAGGACCAGCGAATCAAATACTCCTAAACGCGGAGACTCCAACAACGTATTACAAGCGTGTCTTGATGCGTGGCGACGTTGCGCGCATTGAGATAGTGCCATTCTCACAGGTCGCGTGCAATCCCAAGACGCGCGCAGAGGCTTTGGAATTAGTTGACCGATGGAATTCTCTGGTTGCAGAAGAGACCGCGCGATGCGGAAACTCTCACAGCGACGTCTTCTATTTTGTGGGTAAGGTATGAGCATCGACATCACGCGCTCCGTCAAGGTCTACCGCAACCTGAAACACGGCAAGAACGCCAAGCCATTGTACTCTATCATGCAGGACGGCAAGGTCAAGGCCCGTCGCCACCGTGTGCTGCTTTCCTCTGCCGTATTCCTCGTGCTCGAATCAGGACGCCAGCGCGTGTTGAAACAGAAGCGGAAGAACGTGCACGCGTTCGTGATAGGCAAGCTGGCAGTCGAAGGCGCGGCGGGAATCGATGAAACAGGCCCAGACTTGCCCGCGCGCATCAGATATAATCCTTACGAGTGCGGACACTTTTACTGCGATAATCTAACTGATAGCGTATTTGTTGTGGAGGGCGCAGGCGCTGTGCTTTTAAACGAGAGAGGCATGAGCGCGGCTTACACGTACTAGGCCGTTCGTACCAGTCAAGTACTATTGACGCGAAACTGGGTTCGTGAGAGAATCATACCATGAGATACGAGATCACCGACGGCGGCAAGCCCAGCAACCTTGACGAGTGCAACATGGGCGTGATATATGACAACGGCGCGCCAAGCCCGAGGTCGAGAGTTCAGCACGCTTATAAGATCGAGGTGAAGTCGTGACAGGGAGATACACATTCAGCAACAATCTGGCAGGACGCCAAGTCCGCGCTGATGTCGTTGCATCCTGTGTCTCTCAAGGATTCGATTGCCGCGAGTATGAAGAGACAGTCACAGCGCAAGGCGTAACGTACACGCTGCTGTGCTTGGAAGTCACTGGGAAGCGCAAGGATGAGGGCAAGATCGCAAGGGCAATGAAAGCGAGGAAGTCATGACGTTCCGCGTGGTCATCCGTGATCGTGAAACGGCTGCGATATACAGATTCCTAGTTGGTATAGATGCCAACAGAGCTATACGTGGACAGGAATCAGATGCAGTGTTCGCCGCAAGATCAGAGCGTGGGCTGTGGGACCGAGGACGCTATCCTCTTCACAGCATATGTATCGTACCAAACGGAGTGATGGAGCACGACAAAGTTATGGAGGTTTCGATATGACACTGTGCACACAATGCAAGGCCAAGATACCAACGATGGCGCGCCGTCTGATGCGCGTTAACGCGGCGCTCCACACCTTGGGACAAAGCTTGTGGAACTCTATCCCTTACATGCGCATCGATACCGCGCTACAAGCGAACGGCTTCACCCTCCCCGCTTATGATGACGTGAAAACAGCAGGAGAGAACACGCGCATCCACGCTGAATGCGGGGAAGGCAAGTATCTGACCATGACTTGGTACCGCCACGAGTCTGGCCGCTACGAAGTGGTTGCTTATGTTAACTAAGGTCGGAATTACGTGGGCGATCACTCTGCTGATCGTGCGACGCGTGTACGAGATAATCAAATGGGGTAAGCCATGAACTTGGAACGCGCTCGCATGATGGCACAAGACCTCTTCTATCACCACGGACTCGCGCAGCAAGGATGGCGGTTCGAATTTGATCGCGCGACCCAGCGCATCGGTTGCTGCATGTTTTGGAAAAAGCTTATCACCGTGTCCGGCCCGCTTGCGGAGATTAACTCCGAGGACATAGTGCTGGATACGATACTGCACGAGATAGCGCACGCGCTCGCCGGACACGAAGCCAAGCACGGCAGAATGTGGCAGGTGATGGCGAGGAGCATCGGCGCGAAGGCGGAACGGTGCGCGGACATATCAGAAGTGGTTCAAGTAGAGAAGCCATACGCTGGTACGTGCGGCGATTGCGGCGCGGTAGTGTACCGCAGCCGTCGACCCGGCCCCAATATGCTACTGACAGGCTATCACAGCCCATGCTCCCGTAAGGTAAACAAGGGCAGAATCACATGGAAGCACAACGGCATATCTTTTGGCACTCCAATAGTGTGGCGCTAGTACTAGTACGTTTTTGTTCGAGATTTTTGTTGACAATTGTTGGCGCGCGTGAGAGAATGTATTTATTGGAGGCAATATGAAACGCATCAAGCCAACCGAGAATGCAAACCAGTGGCCTCGCACCGCTGTGCCCAGCATTGAGTGCCGCAAGCGTGACCTAGTCGTGCGCATTGCAGATTGGCACCGATGCAATCCGGATATCGGCACTGCTGGATATGACGTCGAGGTTTATATCGGCGGCGTCTACGACTGGAACGAATCGAAGAATTTCAACACCAAGAAAGAGGCCGCTGCCTTCGCGGCGAGCCAGATTGCGAAACTGCTATGAAGTTTTTAACTCGGCGCTATTGGATGCTGCGCCGCGCTCAGCGCATCTTGCAGCACACCAAGCTAGCGTTATGGAACGACGATTGGTGGAACAGGATGGAAGCGATTAATACCATCACGCGATTGCAGTGGGAGATTCACGACGAACAGGTGACATTATGACAAAGGGAGAGCGATACGCAATTCGCGCGAAGATCAGCATGCTCTACCGTGAAGCGAATCTGTTTGAAGATCGGCAGAGCGAAGAAGGCCGCGTGAAGGCGCAAGCGCTGCGCCGGGAAGCCAACGATTTGAACGACAGTCTGCGGGCCACGGCAATGAAAGTAAAATCATGGAGGGCAGCATGAAACCTGACCGCCGTAAGCTTCACCGCCCGCATAAAGGCACCAAGCTTCGCCGCGTCCTCGACATCACGTACCAGCAGATCAGGAAAACGGAGGCCGCTAAAAATGAGCAGACTCGCAAGAGCGATTGAGATTTTGGAATCAATCAACGACTTCTTTCAAGAGCACGATGGGCAGACCGTGTTGTACAGCGACTCTCAGATTTTGGAGGGGGATATCAGTATCAAGGACGCCGTCGCTGAGTGTGTTGGAATGGAAGACAAAAAGGATGAGCCTGTTGTACCGCTTAGCAAGCAGCGGCGAATCTGGAAGAACCAATGGGACAACTGGAATGGCTATATAGGCAAACGCCGTGTTAAGCAATTCGGACTTGATGAATCTGCCGCACGTGCGTGGCTGTGGGAGAACGAAAATGTCTATGATTGATTCATTGTGCGCTATCCTGCTATTTCTAGGACTGACCGTTCTTTCGTTGTGCGCCAATTATAAGCTGGAGTCTAACTCTAAGTCGAAGCGGAAACACAAATCGAGCGACGTACTAGGACCTCTGTACTAGTACGTTTTTCCTCTTGACAATTTGTAGCACTTGTGAGATACTGTTAACAGTTGGAACGGCCTAGAGCCAACCCAACAGAAAAGAGATAACATGAACCGTCGCACCTTTCAGAATCGTCCGCTCAGCAACGAAGAACTGAACCAGATCGCTCCCTCCGCGTTCGCCACTCAACCGTGGTACGCGCAGTCGGAACGTTATTCGTTCGTGCCCACGTCGAACGTGATCGATGGCATGCGCGAAGCGGGTTTTCAGCCCTACAATGCTGCGCAGTCTCTTTCCCGCATCCTTGACAAAAAGTATTTCACCAAGCACATCATTCGTTTCCGCTCCAACGACGCTAACCTGACTCAGGTTGGCGACACGGCGGTAGAAGTTGTGCTCGTCAACTCTCACGATGGAACCTCACGCTATGAACTGTCTCTCGGCGCATTCCGTCTCGCTTGCCTCAATGGTTTGATGGTTGCGGAGGGGCTGTGCGAGGTCATCAAGATTCGCCACACGGGCAATATCATTCAGAACGTGATCGACGCCACTCGCGGCATCTTGGAAGCAGCTCCCAAGGTTGTGGAATCCGTGAAACTGTGGAAGACTATTGACCTGCGTCCCTCGGAAGCGCGCATCCTCGCGGAAGAGGCCCACAGTTTGCGGTTTGAAGAGGGCGCGGTCGCACCGGAAGCGGAGAAGCTTCTCCAACCCCGCCGCTCCTCTGACATCGGCACGGACCTGTGGTCAACGTTCAACCGGATTCAAGAGAACACGGTGGAAGGCGGGTTGCGCACTTATACACCCAATGGTCGCCGTAACCGCACCCGCGCGGTCGTGGGCATCGCGGAGAACACCAAGTTGAACCGCGCGCTCTGGTCTCTCGCTAGCAAGATGGCAGAGATCAAGGTGGGCGCATAACACCTAACAGCGAGCGAAGGGGGCGAGAGATCGCCCCTCTCGTTCGACGTTAAGTCGAGAAAAGAGGAAACATGAAAAACTTGAAAGTGGGTGACAGGGTTTTTGTGCCCGAGAGTTCCAATCCTTTCTGGACTGGTATCGGCAAGATCAATCATATATTCAGCTACGGCTGTATCAGTCTCGATATGGAAACTGGCACGATGGCAGGGAAGCGCGGCGCATTCAGGGCCAGCGCGGTACAAGAGGTTCCTGCTACGAAGATCATTAGCGCACCGGGCATGAGGGTCGTCAGCTTGAAGCGCAGCACCCAGAAGACCGGGCTGAAAGTTTACGGCAAAGTGCAAGGCGAATCGGGCAAGGAGTACAACGTGGCCTACATTCGCCGTTCAAACTTCCGTGGATGGATTTGTTCTTGCGAAAACTTCTTCTTCACGATGTTCAAGAAGAACCGCAACTGCAAGCACATCAAATTCGTTCGCGGTCAAGTCGGACGGTACGCCGCGACGGTCAAGAACTAAAGTACCATTGACGGTAAACCAGATCGGTGGTAGTCTGTATTCAGTAGAGCACAGCGGGGGCGGACCTGAGAGACCCGCCCCGTGCATCTAGCAGCTAACAGTGAATGCCGTGTACAGCACCCACGTAAGTCCGAGAGCGGTGGGACGCGGCGGGGGACACAATCCCAGAGAGTACGCGACTCTCTTAGAAACCAACTGTTAGCTGCTAGGCGCACAACGCCTTTGTACGAAAGCGTACAAGTTCCCAGATTTGTACAGGAGTGTGCAATGACCTATATGATGTGGTTAGGCGCGCTCGCGGTCGCCATCTTAGGATGGCTCGCGCTGTTCAACGCGCACGACGGATTCCCCGGAGGCAAGGATGCAAAGTAATAGCGAGTTTTGGACACCACCGACCGCACACCAAGAATTTTGGGAGCGACACAACTGCGCGGAGGTGTATCAGTATGACCCCACCGACGACGGCCCGGAGTGCGAACAGCTGACACGTATCCTCGCTACGCATCCGGAATTGACACGCGATGATGAGTACCGCCTCATCCTTCTCACCCTTGATTCGATGGAGAACATTTTCGCTTACGAATTGTTCCGCCGCCGTATGGTGGCGAAGGGACTGCTATGAAGTTCATCCTACTCCCAGCAGGCAGCGGTGGATTCTCGTGGGAGAATACGCTGGCAAGGCTGTTCCCGCCTCAGCTGTCCGCGCTAGATCAGGACGGGCTTCTTGATTCGATGGCGTACAACTACCGCATCACGCGGAGAGGCGAGCACCGCAATCCGGAAGCGCTGGCAGGCGTTCGAATTGTAAAGGTCACCGAGGGGAGGGGGAAATATCGTCCAACGATTGGCACCCGTGGAAGCCGCCGGGTTCAGCGCTGGGATATGTGTGCCTAAAACGGATTGAGTTTTCAGAAATTCCTTGATGAAATGTTTCGGACCTCGGAAAACGAGATCAGGGAACCCTTGCTGGGTACTGAATGCCACCGCTTGTACTCCCCTTGTGGAAGATCAAGCGAAAGAACGCGCTCGCGCGAAACGGTTGTGGGATAACTATAAGCTGACCATTGCGCAGTACGAGATCATACTTGCGCACCAGCGCGGCGTTTGTTACATCTGCTGGTGTCCGGAGCCTGTGAAGGGACGCAGGCTGTCAGTCGATCACGATCATGACACTGGAGAAATACGCGGTCTCGCGTGCTCCCGATGCAATCCTTTAATCGGTAAAATCGAGAACGCGTACAAGCGTTATGGCCTCGGTAAGGTGAAGAACCTTTCTGTGGCTATTGTGGTGGAAAGAATAGCCGCGTATCTGCTCAATCCGCCCGTCCGCATCGCGCTCGGAATGAAGCACATAGGGTACACTGGCCGAACTGGAACCAAGGCGCATAGGAAGCGGCTGCGCAAGGAACGCAAATTGATGCCACCCGTGAAACATCTTTTACCTAGATAGAGAGGAAAAATGGCAACACAGCCGACAGTAATAGCCACCTCAACACACCCGATCATCTCGCATTGGGTTACACTCATTAAGGCCCACGAAAAGCTCCTCCTTGCACTCATCATCTCCGGCGTTCTCTGGCACTATGGCGATAAAGCTTATGATGCGTACAGCAACCACTTGAAGGCCGAACAGTCCGCAACCAACGCGCAGATCGCACAAGTTGACAAGAATAATCTCGCGCTACAAGTACAGATTGCACAGTTAAAGGCCAGCGTGGATGCAAAGGCCAAGATCGACGACGCGAAGATCGCGGCATCGAAACAGAAACTTGTGGTGGTACAGCAAGCGGACGCGGCGCTTCCCCTCCCGCTTCTCTCCTCTCACTGGGAAGATATGTTAAAGCTGTCCCCCGGCAGTATTACTCCTCAAACCAACGGCACCGTTGCGGTCACCACGGATGCCGCTCACACCACAGTCGCGGAATTAGAAAAGATTCCTGCGCTCACCGATCAGCTTGCCGCCACGCAAGATAAGCTAACAGGCTGCACCGCTGTTCGCGCTCAACTCGACACACAGATCACCGGATTGAACACCAGCCTCACGCTCGAAAAGACCGGACGCGCGGAAGATGCCAAGGTTGCGAAGACTCAGATTCACAAAGCACTATGGAAGGGACGTAAGCAGGGCTTCGTTGCAGGCGTAGCGGTAACAGTCGCAGCATTCATCGGCTTATTTCACTAGAGGGAACATGAACGTACCCAAGAGCAAGCGCAAGTCTCAAGACGAAGTAGCCAAGATTTACGAGAAGCACAGCGGCAACATCCGCGCTACCGCGAAAGAGCTAGGCATCTCACGCTCATCGGTGCGGCGCATTCTCGTTCCCACTGGCGTAGCAGAGAAGCCGATTGCTGCGGGCACACGCGCTGGCACGCAGGCTGAGAAGTATCCGCTGCCCGAGAAGGGGAAGGTGGCTCGTTATATCTTAACATCCGCGCAGAATAACACGCTGGTCAACGACGATGCGTGGAATAATTTGAAAGCGCTTGCAGCTTACTACAACGCTCAGATTATCGTTGGCACTTACACGTACAACCAGAACGCATACGGAAAGTTGAGCGTGAAGCGCGGCAAGGACAAGATCGAACAGAAGGAACTCTGGTACGACCCGAAGATTGCAGGCTACGATTATATCCAAGATCGGCGTATCGAACTCGGGAAGGGACTCGTGTGGTGCGGAGAGATGAACATCCTGCCCACGATGGTCAACCCGCTGGCCGGGCTGGAATCCTACACCGGACGCAAGAGCGCAATCTTCCCCCACGCCAAGCTAGCGATGCGTTCGATTGCAACGATGCAGGGCGAGGGCGTGAAGCTGAACTACACCACGGGCACGGTTACTCAGCGCAACTACATTCAGAAGCGTGAGGGAGTAATCGCTGAATTTCACCACATCTACGGCGGGCTACTCGTCGAGATTAACTCGGACGGCAACTGGTGGGTGCGACAGCTGAATCAGGATGAAGGCACCAACACGATGCAGGACTTGGACGTGCTTGTCACCAAAGGTAAAGTTGTTCAAGGCGTGCGAGTGGAAGCGCTCACCTTCGGCGACCTGCACGGCACGTTCGCAGACCCCGTCGTTGTTAAGGCGTCTCATGATATGCTGGACACGTTGAACCCGAAATATCAATTTCTTCACGACATTATGGAAGGTGCCAGTATTAATCCGCATAATCGTAAACACAAGGACAACCACGCTAAGTTCCACACGTACCTGCGCGGTTATAGCAAGTTCAGCAAGGAAGTAGAAGACACGGTAGCTCTTATTAAGACTTATGAGCGCCCTTTTTCTAAGATGATTGTCGTTGATTCAAACCACGATGATGCTTGGGTTAAGAAGTGGCTTCGAGACTTCGATTATCGGGTAGACCCAGCGAACGCAGAACTGTTTCTAGAATTGCAATCTTGGATGTACGCCCAGATTCGCTCCGGCAAGATGCCCCGTGACATCAGTGTCATCGAGCACGTGATGCGAAAGTTTGGCTTGACAGGCGCGAAGTTTCTTATTGCTGATGAGTCGTACCTGATTTGCGGCAAGCGCATCGAGACAGGCATGCACGGACACCTAGGTCCCGCAGGACGCTTCGGAACCCCTGACAATCTGAGCAAGATGGCTCGGAAGGCAAACACAGCCCACACCCACGCCACTGGTATCTTTGGTGGTTTGTACGTAGCAGGCACGAGTGCAAAGCCCCGCTGGGACTACAATTTGGGGCCTAGCGCAGCAACTCACAGTCATACGTTGACGTATTCGAACGGGAAGCGCACTATTGTCACGATTTACAACGGAGAATGGAGAGCCTAGTAAGGTGAATAATTAATGTCAACAAAGAACCAGATTCAAGATGTCATCCGAAATCTCATTCTTTCGGGTGGTAAGATTCGCGGCGCTTACGGAGCAACAACTCAAGGAGGGGCGGCAAGTAAGTTTTTCTTAGCGATGATGGGTGCGCCCGGTACTTATTCTCAAACAACACTTGACCACGTGGCTGTTGCACGGGCTTTATTTACTGGCACCACAATACCTTCTCACGTTACAAGTCAACCTAGGCGCAGCCAAGGCAGGTATATGGGTGAGGCATTTTTTGGGTTCCTAAAGATCGGGGCGAGTTCTCCGTCGCCTAATAATATTCCGCGAGTTCCCGGCAACACAGGAACTACCCAATGTGTTGTAAATAGGCGCACGCGACAGCAGATTTGGTCCAAAGATATCCTTAGTAATTATGATATTCCCTCGGTTTTGATAGATTTTATGGATTCAGCACACCTTACTGAGCTTACGAAAGAAGCCAAAGCAGGCATATACAGTGGTTACCCGATTCCTTCTTTTCATAGGTTTTTTGATTCAGGTCGCATGTACAATAACGATGGCACGCTGACCACAGAAGGACATTTATTCGTGGAAGCGGCTGTTGATTGGATGACAAATGTCCGTGCGCCAATTAGCGGTGTTAAATCTGATTTAATAAAGCAGTTCGTCTCCTACGGAAATACTGCTAAAATAACTCTTGACAATCAGCCTGAACTTATGCTAGTATGATTCTTGAAAGGTAGGTGAGTCATGGCATACTATAAAGGCAAGCAAGTAGAAGTAGTGAGCACGAGCGGTTCGCTATCAGAAGTGCGATATGTAGGAGACCCAGACTACAAAACATTTCACATCACATCAGAGAGTTTGGGTGATTGCGTCGTCAACCATCGCACCGCTGTAAGTCGCAAGGTAGATAGCGTTCTGGCTGCAATGGCTGCAAGTGGCTGGTCTTCGTTGGACGAGATATCACGATTGTCTGGCTATAAAAGTCTTACGGGGTTGTCGGCGTGTATTAGAACGCTACGGAAGCCAGAGATGGGTTCATACGTAATTGATACTCGTAAGAGAGCAGATGGAATTTTTGAATATCGCCTATCCCAGTGAGGAGAAAATAATGGGGAGAAGGGAGAACGCTGATAAGGAGAATAAAATAAATGAGTTGGCACTTTTCGCGGGCGCTGGTGGAGGAATACTCGCGAGCGAACTCCTCGGATGGAGAACTGTCTGCGCTGTTGAAATTGAACCCTACGCCACAAGCATTCTTATTCAAAGACAGAATGATGGATTTTTCCACCCGTTCCCTATCTGGGATGACATTCGCTCCTTTAAAGGAGAGCCTTGGAGAGGCTCTGTTAACTTGGTTTCGGGAGGCTTTCCTTGCCAAGCCTTCTCCACAGCAACACACGGAAGGTCGACAGCAGCCGATCTTTGGCCTGAGATGTTTCGCATCGTGGACGAAGTTAAACCCCGATTGGTTTTCGCTGAAAACGTATCAATTAAAGCCATTTCAAAAGCAGCTGCCGACTGCCGTAAAGGCGGATATAGAACTAAAACACTCGCCCTTTCGGCGGCAGACTTGGGTGCAGATCATAACCGTTCCAGATATTGGCTTCTTGCATACGCCGACGACAGCCGCCAATTACTTAGCTCCTTCAATGTACAAGCACGAGGGGTGCAAGAATTATATCCGCGCATTTGGTCAAAAGAACCCGAGGGTTGGACAAGGGAATCTGTCAACGAAAGGCACGGACTCTACAGCAAAGGATTCTCGGAAGCAGAACGAGGGAGCAAAGTTGTGGCCTTACGAGGGAAACGAAAGTCCTCGTCCGAACCCAATAGACCAAGAGTGGTTGATGGGGTGGCCCGCTGGATGGACAGATATAAAGCCACTGGAAACGGACAAGTTCCAGCAGTGGCGGCAGCAGCATTTCTTGCTCTCGCCTATTTTGCAGAAAGAGACCTTAGAGGAGAAGAAAATAATGCTGCGTTGTGAAAGAAAAGAGTTGCACGAAGCGCACGAAGAGTGTCCCGGAAGAAAAAGAAGAGCAAAAGAAGTTGCTCCTGTGTCGTTTTTGGAACAAATCAAGAGCGACAGAGCGGAATTGGATAAGCTAATCTCTTTGTTAGAACGATACGAAGCGAGGGCGCGTCAATGACAGATCATCGCACTAATAAAGGCCGCGAACCCGGCGCAGTCGACGGCGTGAAGCGCACCGACCGCAGGAAGCGGGAAGGCGTGAAGAAGGTCGTCTACTTCAACGGCAAGCTGGTATGTGGCCGTTGCGGTAACGGCTGGCTGGTGGTTGATTTGAATCCGGAGCACAAGGCTGTACCGTGTCCGATCTGCGGCGACAGGAACGATATCAAAGATGCGATCAGGAGAGCAGCATGATAAACGACTTCTACGTTCGCGGCATGAATATGGCGATACACGCGTCCCGAGAGTCGGATGACCCGGACACTCAAACCGGGTGCGCTATCTATGAGCCGGGTGCATATAACCCGTTCACGACCGACTCGAATCGCTTGCCTTATGATATAGATAAAACGCCGGAGCGTCTTAGCCGCCCCGAAAAATACAACTGGATTGAACACGCAGAGCGTAACGCTATTTACGGGAAGAACGGTCATGACCTGCAAGGTTGCGTCATGTTCCTCAACTGGTTTCCTTGCGCAGACTGCGCGAGAGCGATTGTCGCGGTCGGTATTTCGGAGCTGGTGTACACCGTGAAACCGGAGCGCTGGGCTGACCCGCGTTATGGATTTGAAACGAGCAAGAAGATTCTGATAGCAGGCGGCGTGAAGCTAACGCCATTCGAGAGCGATTTATGACACTAATCTTGGGCCTCGGGAATCGCGCTCGCCACGGCAAGGACAGCTTCGCCACAGCCATCGACAGCTATTTCGCGAAGATCGATGCGGCTGCGGCAAAGCATGGGTTGAGAAATCACAAGCCTGTCATTATTCAACGCCACGCGTTCGCGGACGCACTGTATAAAGAAGTCAACGATTTTTTGAAGTCGCCGTATGGCGATTGGTGGCTTCGTGGTGCTTTAGATTTGAAGATTGAAAACACGATTGCTATTCCTGCGTGGGTGCAGCCGGACCCGAATGCGGAAGTGAGCGCACGCGCGCCGTACGGCAAGCACGCGAAGCTGCTACAGTGGTGGGGCACCGAGTACCGTCGCGCACAAGATCAGGACTATTGGGTCAAGCAGTGGAAGGATGGAATCAATCCAAAGGCCAGCATTGTGATGGCAACGGATATGCGCTTCATCAACGAGGCGCAGGCCGTGAAAAGCGTGGGCGGATATACCGTGCGCGTGAGCCGCTTGAACTCAGACGGCACACCGTACGTTGATGATAGCCGCGACCCGAAGCATACCTCGGAGACACAACTCGACGGATACAACGTCGACTATCAAATCACCGTGAAGACGGGCGATCTGCCTTTGTTGGAGGAGTACGCTGTGACGCTCGTGCACTACCTACGCGCGCTCAAGGGGCACAAATGACAGACGAACAAAAGGCGTGGATTATCACGTACACGGGGAAGAAGTTTTACCACCTGAATCCCCAGCCAGAGATGGTGTGCGAGGAAGACATCGCTCATTCGTTGTCGCAGCTGTGCCGCTGGACCGGGCACACACGATTTCATTACAGCGTGGCCCAGCACAGCGTTTACGCCAGCATTATCTGCCCGCAGGAGATCGCGTTCGAGTGTTTGATGCACGACGCGAGCGAAGCCTATTTGGGAGATATGAACCGCCCGCTGAAACACTTCACAGCAGCCGGGCCTGCGTATCTTCAAATCGAGGAGAAGGTAGAGCAGGCGATTTTCAAGAAGTTTGGACTGCCTTACCCGATGTCCGAGGAAGTAAAGAAGTACGACGTTCAAATGCTGTATGCGGAGAAGGCGCAGCTAATGAATGTCACCGAGGCCACGCAGTACGAATCAAAAAAGTGGGGCACGGATGAAACAGAAGCAGATATCACGATTCACGAGTGGGCACCCGGATATGCAAAACAAGCATTTCTCACTCGATTTAGACAACTTTACAATCTACAAAGGATAAAATAATGCCAATCATCGATACACAAGTCCGCACCATCACGTGTGACGGACCAGAATGCACCAAGACGATCACGTACGAACAGTCGCAGCACAAGGCCGTGATCGCCAATCCGGATAACGCGTGGTTGATGGGCGTGCGCCTCACTCAAACGGCGGACGGTCGCAACCTAGCGTATTGCTCCGACGTCTGCGAAGTGAAGAGCGTGGGCGCGGGCAAGCACAATATTCCGGAGCCGTCCAAGATCATCCCAGCCGTCAATCCGGCGGCGGTGATCGCAGCGGCAAACGCTGCGGCGCAAGCCAAGGCAGCCGAACAGGCCATCCGCGAAGGCGGCAAGGCCAAGGTCCAGCTGACAGACTAATGCAAACCGTAATCAGGCTCAACGGGCACGTGTCGTGGGACGGGCAGATGAACGGCCTGCCCAAGACCATTTACGCGTACATGATTTACCTCGGAGACGACACCAAGGGCATCAACGATTTGATCGAGGCACAGTCCGGCGCGTTCATCCGCTCTCAAGCGATGTTCGTGCAAAAGGACCAAGGACAGATCATCGACATTCGCCAAACCCCGGCAGAGCGCATGCTGGTGCCACTCAAGTGGATTGTAAGCATTGATGCCGATGTTATTCCGATCACCGGGGAGCTGTCAACGCCGGATGAAAACGGAGTGGAGCGTCTGATCGATGGCTCGGAACCAGTGAAACAATAGATGCCACCGCTGGTGGTACTTGTGGAGCTAACTGCATGATCGTCGCCGGATTGGACATTGAAAGCACGGGTCTCGACAAAGTCAAAGATCGCCCAATAGAAGTTGGCGTGGCCTTGTGGACTACAAAATTAAGCCGTAGTCTTGATACTCGCGCGTTCCTTGTCCAGTCTGATGGCGTCCCCGTCACAGACGAAATCACCGAGATCACTGGCGTTACTCAAGCGATGTGTAACAAGTTCGGCTACGAGCAGGAGGAAGCGTACGAGGAGACGATGTACTTCGTTGACCGCGCTGAGGCCATCGTTGCATTCAACGGTCGCCGCTTCGACATCCCCATGTACCACGCGTGGGCGAGCCGATTGAAAAGAAAATTCCCCGACAAACTTCTGATCGACCCGTTCACAGACCTGCCTATGCCCGGCCAAGAACTGATTACAATGTGCGCCAAGATGGGCATCTACTACGACCCGCACGAAGCTGGCGCTGATGTTAGCGCGATGCTGCGACTCATGGCGAAGTTCCCCTTTGAGATAGTTTTGGAGCGCGCGCAGTCCCCGATAGTTGTAGTGCAGTCGCTGCAAAAGCGGAACGAAAACTCGAAGGCCAAGAAGCACAAGTTTCGCTGGAACCCGGAGCGACAGATTTGGTGGAAAGCGGTCAAGGAGATGGACATCGACAACCTCTCCAAGAAGGTCAACAACGAATTTCGTATGCAGGTTCTCGATTTGCAACCGGAGGACTTGGAAGACGAACAGCAGTAAACTCAAAGCGCACAGCGCAGGAGAATAATAGATGAATATCGGACAAGGAAAAGTATTCGAACAGCCAGCAGGTGGACCGTTCCTCGGAACGATCATCGACGTGGTTGATATGCCGCAGTTCCCAACGAAGTTCGGGCCGAAGGATAAGGTTCGCATTTTGTGGGTCCTATCGCTCGTGAACGGCGCGCCGTATCTCGACAGCGAAGGCAATCCCTTCACCATCGCGGGCTTTTACAATGCGACTCAGACGGACAACTCGAACCTCACGAAGATTCTTCGTCAGATTCTTGGGACTCAGCCGCCTCTGGTTCAGAACACGGAAGACCTAGCGCGTTTGTTACTGGGCCGCTCCAACAGCCTGTTCCTCACGCAGGAACCGGACCAGAAAAAGTCTGTGGGACCGGATGGGAAGCAACCGATGGTAACCTTCGTCGGTGGAGCATCCCCGCTTCCTCAAGGCGTAGTAGCGCCTAAAGCGCCCGCAAACTTCGTTCGCTTCAAGGACAAGCCGAAGACGCAGGCCGGACCACAAGGTCGCCCGGTGCAAACGTATGCACAGACGTCTCAAGCACAGCCAGCAGCCAACACGGTCAGTTTGAACGCGCCACAGCAAGTTCAAAACGACGCCTTCTAATCTTCCCTCGGAGACCTGAAAGCCGAGGTTAAACAAGGCTTGACGCGGTCGCCAGAGCGCGACCTACAATATCCGAGGAGACAGAATGGCATTTATCGACATTGCTGAGCCGCTTGCAAAGCTGGGAATCCCGGTTACTCCGGTGCGTCCCGGCACCAAGCGTGCGTTTCTCCCCGACTTTCCCACCACAGCAACATCCAACCTAGAACAGATCGCCAAGTGGAACGAACAGTATCCGGACTGCAACGCTGCGTGCGTCGCGCGCGCGGAAGACGGCGGTGTGTGGTTCCTCGAAGTCGACTCCCCGAATGTTCTCCCCCGCATGCAACAAGGGACCGGGCAAACGATGCCCAACACTTTCAAGGTGCGCTCTCGCCCCGGGCGCGGCCACTTCTATTTTCGCCACACGAAGGCGTCGATGGCGATGGGCAACATCTCCCAGACCTATGTCGTGGGACAAGACTGGTCCGTCCGCACGAACCGCGAGTACGTTGTCGGTCCCGGCAGCATTCACCCGGACACGTTGAAGCCGTACGAAGCATTGAACTGGGGGACGGAGATCGCGGAAGCGCCCGACTGGCTCATCAATTGGCTCATCAGTCAGAAGATTCAGAAGAAGGCCGAGACTGTCGCGGATGTTACGCCGCGCAACGAACGCGGCAAGGTTCCTCACGGCAGCATTCACGGATTCATGCTCACGCAGGCCGGACGTCTCCGCAACGCTGGACTCACGCAGGACGAAATCGAGACCGCTCTTCTCCGCATCGTGCACGAACAGTGCGAGGAGCCGATTGACGACGACAAGGTTCGGCAGATGGCGCGCTCCATCTGCATCTATGAACCCGGACAAGACAAAAGCATTCAGCTCACGCAAGCGCCTCAAGCGGCAGTAGAAGCTGCGCCCGAGTTCGAGCCGGAAGACGAATTAGACCTCAGTCAGGTCGAGTATCCGATATTTCCCCGCCACGTAATGTTTGGCACCTCTATCTATGAAGGCTTTGTCAAGCCTTACTGCGAAGTCAACTCCCGTATCGATTACTTCATGTGGATGCCCACGGCTGCGATGATGATGAACTATCTCGGCACCAAGGTCAACGTCCCTATGAAGCGCTGGAAGCCTTCGTTCTACATGGTGCTGATCGGCGCTGCGGGAGAGGGCCACAAGTCTTCGTCCATCAAGGACGGAATGAAGTTCCTCGAATACGCAAGCACGCTCACGCACTACTCCAAGGACGTGAAGAACGCAGACGGCAGATCGGTCGTGTGGGAAGTCGGCTCGACCGAAGGCCTCGGCACCGATATGCAGCGCACCAACTGCAAGAACGCTGTGCTCTTCTATGACGAGCTGTCTTCTCTAGTGAGCAAGGCGCGCATCGAGGGCAGCAGCCTCGCGAGCACACTTCTCAAGATGTACGAATCGTCCGCGTTCGGTAACTCGATTAAGGCGAAGAAGGACACGTTTAACATCGAAGGCGATACATACTGCACCACACTCGTATCCGCGACCACCGACTTGAAGTTCAATGATTTGTGGGCAGAGCTGGCCGGGCAGGACACCGGGTTGAATGAACGATTCACGTTCGTGCTGCAACCGAGGGAGCTGCCGGAGAAGAAGCTGGAGCAGTTCATCAATTACAATGAGGCTGCGCTCGCGACCAAGAAGATTATGGACCGCGCAGTAAACAAGAAGACTTTTGAGTTCTTCGATCAGACGCCTTTGAAGCGCATCATGGAAGTGTACGGGAGCCGCACCGAAATTCGCGCGGAGAAGTGGGCGCTGTACTTCGCTATCGACCTAGGTCTGGATGAGATCGACGAGGACTGCGTGGCGCGCGGCATCGAGATGGTGCAGTATGAGCGCGCGGTCGTGAAATATCTGGAGCAGTATGAAGCGCGGAACGATGAATCAAAGATTCAGCAAGGCGTGATGCACCTGCTTCGCCGCAACGGCGGCACGATGCGCCAGAACAAGATCGAGAACGTGATGCACGCGAACCGCTACGGGATATCAGTGTGGAACAAAGCGTTCTACGGTCTGGTCAACGCCCGTTACGTGGTGTTGGAGGGCAAGGGCTGCAAGGGAGACCCGAGAATGGTGCGCATGCTTCGTAACATGGGAGGCAGCGGTGATTGAACTCCTCGGCGACTTCGAATCGCGCAGCCCGTTCCACCTTTCGGACGTCGGGCTGCACAATTATATATTCTCACCTCTCACCGAACCGCTGTTCTTTTGGTACAAGCTGAACGGCGAATATAAGTGCTGGCGCATTTGGGAGCAGGAGCACAACAATTGTGGCGCGCTTCTCGCGCCCCCGGAGCTGCATGACGCGTTCTTGAATCCGGAAGTGATGATCGTCGCCTTTAACAGCGCGTTCGAGCGCTACATGCTTCGCAAGCTGGGCTACAAAATTCCCGCGAGCCGCTTCATCGACCCACAGGTCGGCGGTCGCTATCTATCACTTCCGGCCAGCATGGGCGTTCAATGCGACGTGCTCGGTGTGCCTACCTATCTCGGCAAGGACAAGCGGGGAGAAGAACTCATCAAGCTGTTCTGCGAAAAGGTTGTTGTAAAGGCGACCAAGAAAAGAGAAGGACGGGAATACTACAACGACTGGAACTCTCACCCGAAAGAGTGGGAGGAGTTTCTTAACTACGGTCGGCAGGACATTGTTGCGGAAGAGGAGCTACTTCGCAGAATGCGAATTCTCCGCGCGCTTCCCCTACCCGAGTTCGAGCAACAGCTGTGGCTGCTGGACCAGAAGGTCAACGACCGGGGCATGCCTGTAGACGTAGACTTCGTGAAGAAGATGTACGCGCTGGCTGTGCGCGCCAAAAAGGAAGCCAAAGAAGGCTTCGAGAAGATGACCGGGGTCACGAACGCCAATTCTCCCACCCAGATCAAGAAGTGGGCGAAGACTCAAGGCTACCCGTACGGCACGTTGAAGAAGGACACGGTCACCTCCGTGTTGAAGGACCCGGAGATCAAACTGACCGACACTTGTCGCGCGGCTTTGAAGATGCGCGCGGAAGCCGCGAGCACCAGCTATCAGAAGTTGGGCAAAATACTAGAAGCAGTTTCCCCGGATGGCAGGTTATGCGGGCAGTTTGTGTTTATGGGCAGCAGCCGCTGCGGTCGCTGGTCCGGGAACGCGGTGCAGCTGCACAATATGGCTCGCCCTGCTGTGGTCGGTGGATACGACTTCGAAGACCAAAAAGTTGTGAGAGACGCGCGCGCTATGGTGTATGCGGAAGACTATGAGGGAATCAAGGGGAAGTACGGAAGCGTGTTGCTTGTGGTGAAGAGCTTAATTCGAACGGTGTTCGTCGCGCCATGACAACTAGAGAGTACAATAAACGATATTATAAGAAACATCGCAAACGCCTTATTAGCGAAGAGCGTACAAGACGTGCTGAGCGCAGGCAAAAACGCGAAATGAACGGTGAACGATTGCGTAAAAAGTATGCGTCTAAGAAATATAACAAACATGGGCAGTCTATGTGCCAGCATAATCGTGAGTGGTATCGTTGTGGGCAATGTAATGGCGGCGGTATTTGTGAACATGATGCCCGTCGCTACCAATGTCAATTATGCTCACCTCTCGGTTGGGCGAAGCGACTATTGCGCGATATTAAAGCGCACTCCAAAATACAAAGATATGCTGAGCCGAAAGCGACTGCGGAACAAGTATTAAAATTCTATGAGAGCAGAATTTGTGTTCTTTGCGGCGGAGAATTAGATTGGATATCCTCGACGAGACCAACCCTGCATCACTCTCATGAAACAGGCAAAGTTCTAGGATTTACACACAACGCCTGTAATGTAGTCGAAGGAATTTTTCAGAGAATGAGTGATGTACGAATTCGCACCTTAATAAGAAATTACAATAAGGAGAAGCAGCGATGAGCACAAGATTTAACGTCTGCGACCTTTAACGCCATAGAATCGAGAGTAGGCGCATGGTTGGCCGGGTGCACGGACCTGATGAAGGTCTTCGAACCGTACACCGATCAGTTCGGCGTGTACCAGAAGAACGGACGAGACCCGTACCTCGCGTTCGCATCCAAGATGTACGGCATCCCGTTCGAAGTCCTTTACGCGGATTATAAGGGAAAGAACGGGCCGGAGCGCAAGGCGGCGGCAAAGCGCATGCGTCAAATCGCGAAGCCTCCCGTGCTCGCATCTCTTTACCGCATGGCGGGCGGCGGCTGGGGTTTGGGCGCGCCGTATAAGGACCACCAAGAAAACTGCGATGCGAAGAATCCGGGAATCGGCGTGAAGCGCTGCCTCTGCCCGGAGGTTCGAGATCGCATCAAGACCGGGCTGTGGGGATACGCGGATAACATGGGCATCGAGATGTCGCAGGAGCAGGCGCACTCCGCGACGGATATTTTCCGCAACAGCTATCCGGAAATCTGCGACCCGCAGCGCGGCATCTGGAAGCAGTTCGAGATAGCAGTCGCGGAAGTCATGGACCCGAAGCGTCCGGCGACAACGCGCACGCTCGGCCCGAACGGCTGCATCGTCCTCGACCGCATCAACATCGAAGGCCGTCAACCGATGATGAGAATGCGTCTGCCTTCCGGACGTTACCTGCATTATATGGACGCGCGGCTAGAGCCGACGATGATGCCGTGGAAGGGCGTGGACGACGACGGCAACGAGATCGACGTCTACCGCGACTCTCTGATCTACGCAGGCACCAATCAGAAGACGAAGCAGTGGGACATCTGGGTCTCGACCCACGGGGGCAAGCTTTTTGAAAACGCGGTGCAAGGCATCGCGCGCGACATTCTAGCAACCAGTCTGTTGAAGTTTGAGGAGAGAGATATGCCGCTGGTAGGGCACGTGCATGACGAGGGAATTACGCTCGTTGAGGATGACCTGTTATCTCCCACGGTACACGATATGGTTGAGATCATGAGCACGCCTATTGACTGGTGTCCCGGTCTTTTATTGGGGGCAGACGGCTATCAGGAGACATACTACCATAAGTGACGATTTGTTGAAAATAAAGGACTTGACAACAAGATTGTTTTATGCTACACTCTTTGGATGAGAAAACTACTCGCTGTTCTAACCGTGGTAGCACTTCTGCCCCTCATGGACGTGAAAGCGGACGCCCCGAAGACGGCAGGGAAGCAGATTAAGTTCAGCAAGCCTTGGTTTGGCATGGCCTCGTGGTACGGAAGTCAGTGGGCCGGGAAGAGGACCGCGTGCGGCAAGATATTCAACCCAGCGGCGTTAACCGTGGCACACCCCTACCTCCCGTGCGGTACAATGGTCCGAGTGACCAATGTCCGCACCGGACACAGTGAATTTGGCCGTGTGATCGACCGAGGCCCGTACGAGGAAGGCCGGGAGATGGATGTTTCGGAGCGCATCGCAGACCGCATCGATTTGAAGAAGTACGGCGTAGAGAAGGTTAAGATCGAAGTTGTGCGCGCTGTAGATGAATAGTACTTGACTTTCTCTCTAAACTATGGTACTATGCCCAAAGTGAGGAAAATATGAGTAAGAAGCAGCTTGTCATTCAGCACGATCTCTCGAAGTTGTCGCCAGAAGAGCTAACACAGTACCTCCGCGACGTCAGCGCGTTTATCGGGTTGGATCCCGATTTGAACGGACTCGACACCATTTGGATGCAGAACGAGAACGGACCCGGACAGTCGCTGGTAGTTTACGCGCGCCGTGGTACCGCTGAAATTCTTCGAGATATCAACGGCATCGAGGTCGATAGCCTGACAGACAAAATGGTGAACGGCAGCATCGTCTTCACCGCGACAGGCAAGAACAAAGACAAGCGCCAAGAGATCGCGACTGGCTCTAAGTACATCACAGGCCTTCAAGGGAAGGCTCTCGATGATGCTATCATGACAGCCAGCACTCGTGCGATCCGCAGACTCACGATGCAGTTCACCAAGCTGGGTATCCTCGATCAGAGCGAAGTCGAAGCCGTCGTTGGTAGCACCGCGAATCCCGCAGCTGGCGCAACACTCGTGAACGGTCCAATGGTCATCCCTCCCGCAGTCGCTCCAAACAACGCGCCGGGCAAAGACATCACGCCGACCGCTCAAAATCCCACAGCGGACCCGAATCACCCCAGCATCACCAAGATTCCGGATTCCCCCGAGACCCGGCACGCCGTTGCCTTGAAGCCAGAACTTGTTGACCAGACGACTAGCATTCGGCAGGTGTACGCAGAAGGCGCAGCCGCACTGGCCGCGATGCCCGGAACAGTTTCACCAGCGGGGCCTGTTTCAACGCCTGTTGAAACTGCCCCAAAGACTGAAAAGCCGAAGCGCGCCCGCAAGTCGCGTAACACGGTCTCGATGGACGGCCCGGAGCCGGAAGTCGTCTCTACGCCCGCCCCAGCGTTGCCAGCGCCCCTTGTAACCGTACCCGCAACCGTCACCGTAACCAATAACCCGGTCGCGGCCCCCGTGCCAACGCAAGTGAATCCTGTTGTGCCGGAACAAGTGGATTATGCTGGCAAGCCGACTCAGGAACAGATGGTTGATTACCGCCGTCGACTGGTTGTATATACCGCCGAACTACCCAGCAGCGAGGGGCTGGGGAGCGTGCCGAAGATGCGCGCGTTCATCACCCACATGATGGGTACGCCGCCTCAATTCATGACCACAGATCAGTGGGAGGAAGCGCTCTCGTGGTTCGAGGGCTTCGTCGCCAAGAATCAAATGAAGGGCTTGGTGAAGTACATCAACGATACTCTTGGGGTTAAGTGACGCACAAAAGATTTAAAATTTGTCCAAAATGCAACGAGAGAAAATACTGGAAACGATTTTCTATATCTCGCTGTCGTTTCGATGGACTGCATGGGTGGTGTAAAGACTGCATGAAGAGGATTTCTAAAAAGTACTTGAAATCCAAAGCAAAGCAATCAAAAGTATACCGAGTTGCACTCCGTCTGGAAGTATTACAACACTACAGTAAAAATGTAAAACCTTTTTGTGCCTGTTGCGGGGTTACTGTTTTGGAATTTCTTAGTATTGACCATATCAAAGGCGGTGGCACGCAGCATAAGAAAAACATCGTCGGTTCACATTTGTACGTTTGGTTAAAAAGAAATAAATTTCCTAAAGGTTTTAGAGTTCTTTGCCACAACTGCAATCAATCCTATGGAGCCTATGGATACTGCCCTCATGCAGCTTAATGAAGATCAAAGACAGGCTGTTGATTCAATTGAAGGGGCTACGGTTGTCATAAGCGGTCCCGGCTCTGGAAAAACGCGCGTGCTCGTGGAGCGCTACTTGGAGATGAGAGCGCGCGGCATACCAGACCGCGACATTCTGAATCTGACGTTCACCAACGCCGCCGCCAAGGAAATGTTGGAGCGCGTCGGGCTGTTGAACGCGGACCAAGTCTTCCGCACCTTCCACGGCTTCGCGCTCGATCTCGCCAAGAGAGAACGCGCCTACCTTCCGTTCCCCACGTGCCCCACAATTATTCCGGTGCGGGGGGAGCAGTTCATGCTGATGAAGGACCTGCTCAAGATTTACCCGCCGATCACGTCTTATAACGCTCTTTACGACCGCATCACCAAGTGGAAGGCAGAGAACATCAGTCCGGAGCGCGCGCTGGACGAGGAGTTCAACGCGGGTATAGGATACTTTTACGCGCTCGCGTACCGCGACTACGAAGTGAAGCAGAGAGAGCAAGGCTGGCTAGACTTTGACGCGCTCGTGAAAGAAACGGTCAGACTATTGGAGGTAAATGATGAAGTCAGAACAAGAAATAAGAGAAAGTACATTGCCGTCGACGAGTGTCAAGACACCGACGAAACCCAGTTTAAACTCCTACAGCTGTTATACGACGGAAATATCTTTGTCGTTGGAGATGAAAACCAGCTTATCTACGAATGGCGTAACGCTCGGGCGGGAAACTTATCATCTTTCGGCAAAGGCTTCCCCCAAGCAAGGACGCTTTATCTTGGCAAAAATTATCGCAGCACTCGAAGACTTGTCGAATTCTTCAAGCGAATCCTCCCTGTAGACAACGGGCTGGGGAGCCACATGGTCTCGATGAGGGGAGAGGGCGAGCCTGTCCGCTTCGTGCATTACTCGAATGAGGACGAGGAAGCGAACGACGTGCTGGACCTCGTTAAGGAACCGAACGACACGGCCATCTTGGCGCGCACCAACCGCCAGCTACAGCTGATTCAGCGCCGCGCGATGAGCCGCAACATCAAGGCGGAAATCCTCGGCAAAAAGAACGTATGGCAGGAGAACGAAGTCAAGCACCTGATCGAGTTGACGAGAGAGAACGTCATGGACCCGCGTCCCGCAGCAGTGGTGATGCGCAGCTTGATTCAGGAGCACGAGCTGGTCCGCCGCTACTCTGGCGCAAAGTCGAACCCGATGGACAAGGACCCGGTGGAGAACTTGAACGATATCGTCCGCATGGCGGGAAGACGCCATAAGGAAACGAAGCAGCCGCTCACGATCTTGCAGTTCCTCGACTGGCTACGTAAAATCACGTACATGCGCCGCTCGAAGAGCGAGCCAATTCTCACGTTGTCCACGGTGCACCAAGCCAAGGGCCGGGAGTGGAAGAACGTGTTCGTTGTGGGCGCGAATCAAGGTACGATGCCGCACAAAGACGGGGAGCTGTTGGAGGAATCTAGAATTTTCTTCGTCGCATGTTCCCGCGCGGCGGACGAGTTGCAAATTAGTTTCTCGAAGAATCGCAGCCAGTTCTTGAACGACTTCGTGGAAGAGATCGAAGAGTTCGAGGACGAAAGGTCGCAGGATGAATAGCAAAGAGGCTCAAAGGTTAACACGCGCGTGTCGCAATTACTTTGTGAGCAGGAATTATCAAGGACAGGTACTAGAAGACGCACTTAACTCTAAGATGGAGCGTTATATGGGAAAGCAAGAAGAGATCAAGAAAGAGAAAAATTACTCGCACTGGGCAAAGCGCAAGGACCGCTTTTATCCGACGCTGGTCACCCATGACACCATCCCCTCAGCCGTGTACGAGACGAGGGAAGACTCGGACGGCAACACATACATGAGGGAGATCGCGTTCCCCTCCGACGAGCTGGTGCTCATCCCCGGCACGCCCGTCTCCTACGTGCTCCAACAGATCGAGGAATTTTGGGGCAGGGAAGACTTCTTTAACGAACTCGGGTTGGTGTATAAGCGCGGCGTGCTCTTTTACGGACCCGCCGGGTGCGGCAAGACGAGCATCATCCGCATGCTCGCGAACGAGATCATCAAGCGGGGAGGCATCGTTCTCTCGATCACGGATATCGACAACGATCAGGACATCC